ATGATGAAATCTCTATGCCTATTGATTGGAGCATTGCTGTAGGAGATAGTAGTAGTAACAATGATATAGAAATATTGCCATTAACTAGTTTAAATGATAGAGGGTTCGAAGCATTTTGTTTTAATCCGTTAAGTAGTTTTAGAATAGAATTTAAACCAATAGAAATTGTAAATTTTTACAATGATGTTAAATGGTATTTTCCTAAGATGAAGAACGGACAATTATTAAGTGTGCCTACTAGTGATTCATCTAAACCTAACTGCTGTTATTTTGTTAAAGAAATTAGTAGACAATGCGAGCTTATAAATTTAAGTAAAATTTTGTAAAGAGGAAACTATGATTGCAGGAAAAGTATGGGGGCAAACAGAGCTTTTAGAAGCCAACGGTGTTTTAGAATTTCATCGGATCGATATTAAGAAAGGCGGTGTCTGTTCTAAACATAAACACAAGTTCAAGTGGAATGGATTTTTTGTTGAAAAAGGTGCGTTAATTATACGTGTCTGGAAAAACAATTATGATCTTGTTGACGAAACTGTTTTGATGAACGGTATGTATACTAAAGTTGCCCCCGGTGAATTTCATCAGTTTGAGGCACTAGAAGATACTGTAGCTTTCGAACTTTATTGGGCGGAATTCGATCACGAAGACATTGAAAGAGAAACTGTAGGATACCATAATGAAAAAAATAGGTAATTGGTATTGCGCAGATTCTACTAAAGATAGAGTTGCTTTAATGGTAGAAGAAGAAAACTTTCCATGTGTTAATGCTATTGCAGAAGCTCTTAAATATGTAAGAAAATTTGATAACGCTATTGATATTGGAACATGGATCGGAGACTCGACTATCGCTATGTCGACCAAATTTAAAAATGTTTTAGGTTTCGAAGCTAATCAAGAAATGTTTGAGTGTTGTAATAAAAATTTAGAAATTCGCAATATCAGAAATTGCAAAATTGAAAATGTTGGTATCAGTAATAAAAATGGTATTCAAAATTTTGTAAATAACAATTTTAGCGCATGGGTATCAACATTAGAAGAAAAAGATTTAGCAGATCAGATTACAATAAAAGTGAATACTATTAAATTAGATGATCTAAATCTTAAAGATATTGATTTTGTTAAAATTGATGTAGACAGTCACGAAGGATATTTATTAGATGGAGCCACAGAGTTTCTTAAAAATAACTCCCCTGTTATTTTAATTGAAAATAAAGTAAGAGTACACACTCGACAAAATAGCACTATGCCTGATCCAGAAAAACTTTTAAATTCGTTAGGGTATAAGAACATACAAAAAGTAGGAAAAGCAGATTTCATTTTTATAAAACCTGATGAGTAATGTACATTTTTTAACTAGTAAATTTTCAGAAAGAAGAGCAAGCCATCGTCTGCGAGGAAGATTAATTTCTGAAGAATTAAAAAAAAGAAATATTAGTTCTACTATAGGAACTAATACAACACATCTTAAAGAAAATGATATCGCAGTATGGATTAAATTTTCTCAATTAGAAAACATATTAGAATCTAAAAGAAAAAAAGCTATTACTGTATTTGACATATGTGATAACAAATTTGACGAAGATGATGCACTACTACCGTGTGCAATAGAAGCGGATTATATTACCTGTAACAGTCGTACAATGGCTGATGAAATACTAAACAGAACTGGAAAAATAGCTACTGTTATCCCTGATCCTGTAGAACGCCCTGTATTAACTCCAGAATTTTCACCAGGAAAAACAATAAAAATTTTATGGTTTGGTAGCAATAGTAGTTTAGGGTATGTTAACTGGACGGAAATTTGGTCTTTTCTTGAAAGAAATATTGGACGATACAAATTATCTATTGTAACAGGAAAGGCTAAAAGATTTGAGGAAAAAACAAGACAGAGATTAAAAAACCCTGATCATCAGTTTGTTAACATGGATAAAATTAATTTTGTAGAATGGAACTGGGAAACGCAAGGTCATTATTTGAAAGATACTGATATTGTATTAATTCCTGTAGAGGAAAATTACCGTACAATAACTAAAAGTTCTACACGTTTAATAGATTCTTTAATCAGTGGAAAATTTGTAATTACTAGCAGACTTCAAAGCTACGATGAATTCAAAGATTTTATTTGGACAAAAAACTATGCCAAAGGAATAGCATGGGCTTTAGATAAACATAATAGGAAACATATTCTAGAAATGATTTCAAATGGTCAAAAATATGTTGTTGAAAATTATTCTGTAGAAAAAATTACAGATAAATGGTGTAATTTTTTTAAAAGTATTAAACATGACTTTAACTGAAGAAATAATAAATTATCAACAAAAACAATTGCCTATAAGATTGCATCTAGGATGCGGACCGAATCTTTACGAAGGATGGATAAATGTAGATGGAGACTACTGCATAGGGCAATCTGGTATAACTATACATAATCTAACAGATCAATATCCTATACCTAACGACACCGTAGACGAAATCCTCAGTGTTCATGTGATAGAACATATCATGCCAAATCAAGTTCCTGGCATGTTAAAAGAATGGTATAGAATTTTAAAACCAGGAGGATCAGTAGCCACAGAATGGCCAGATCTATTAAAAATGTGTAAGTTTATAGTATCCGATCCTAGTAGAATTTACAGTGATAATAAAAAAATATTAAAGCAAGGTGTTGCAGGAATATTTGGTAATATAGGAAAATATCAAAACGTTGCAATGCTGCATAAATGGGGATACAGCGCAGATAGTTTAAGTAAACTATTGAAGGATACAGGATTTAGTAAAACAGTAGTTGAACCAAATAAATATCCTAAAACTGCAATGTGTAGTAGAGTGGTAGCATATAAATGACAAAAATTTACGAAAGCCCAGATAAAGGGAAAACTGTTTACGAAAGAGAGTTTGGCAAAGAAAAAAGAACAATCATTCAATCTTCAGGTATAGAAGATTTACAAGATCACATTCTTTGGAATGAAATTAGATTGGCAGCAAAAACAAATCCTGCTTTACAAAAAGCTGTTTCCCGAGTAAAAATGATATACAGACTCAGCATCGATGATCCAAAATAATCATTTATTTAAAAAGTTTATATTAAAATCTAAAACGATTATTAAGTTTTCTCGACATATAAACTTGTATGACCAGTGGATAACCATCGACGGGTTTGATATGCTCGAAATGAGAAAAGGCATTTGGTCAAAAGAATCTTTATTAAAAACTATTAATGAAGCGTATCCTATTAAAACTTGCATGATAATACGTATGGCTCCAAATACATCGTACAATTGGCACAAAGACTTTTATAGGGGCGTAACCATTAATATGCTTATCGAACATTCGAATAGCCATTGCTTATTTGGAGATGTGGTTGATAGATTCAATGATAATATAACAGAACTGAATTATGAAGTAGGCCATTTTTATCTGTTTAATACTCAGCATCGACATTGTGTAATTAATTTTGAAAAACCAAGATATCTTTTTAGCACAGTTTTTGAACAGGAAAAAGATGACTTATCCTATCAAGATGTGTATAATTGGTGTTTAAGTCAAGGACTGATTTATGAGTGATAAAATTGAATTAAAAGAAAAATTGGCAGCAGTAGATTTAAATGTAAAGTCTTTATGGGATGACATAAATGACGATCAAAAAAAAGCATTAAAAAGCGAATTTTTCATCTTAAACAGATATATCAGTAATGTTAAAATTAATGACAGAAATATACAAGAACACTATCTATTAACTGTCAATGAATATTTTAATAAACATTGGAATGTTTTGCAAAAGCATCCAAAATTGCTTTGGCAATTACTATGCATGTGTAGTCATGAATCAAAAAAGATTTTTTATCATGAATGGATAGGATTTAAACGAAAGAAAAATTCTAATAGTAAAATATATAAATTCTTATTAGATGTTCACCCAACTAAAAAAATTGACGAATTAGAATTACTTGCTACACTAACTACCGAAAAAGAATGTATAGAACAAGCAAAATTGTTTGGGTATAGTGATAAACAAATTAAAGACTATTTTAAATGATAGCAGAAATCTTGCAAGAATTTGTTTGTGTACATTGTCGAACAAAGTTTACTAAAGAAAAGACTTTGATAGTACATATGTGCGAGCAAAAAAGAAGACATCTTGCACAGAATGAAAAACATGTAGTTATGGGATTTTATACCTTTAACAAATTCTATGAAATCGCTCAAAAATCTACAGAATCAAAAACTTATTCAGAATTCTCAAAAAGTCCGTATTATAATGCATTTGTTAAATTTGGCAGTTTTGTTTCAAACATAAATCCGTTATATCCAAATAAATTTATAGAATGGATAGTTAAGAGCGGAGTTAAAATCGATCATTGGTGCAGAGACGAACTCTATGAAAAATACATTGTAAATCTAATACAAACAGAATCTGTAGAAACTGCATTAGAAAGATCAATCAAACATATGAGCTTATGGGCTGAAAAGAATAACAGTATGTGGAATCATTATTTTAATTATGTTAGCACAAATAGAGCCATGTTTGATATTAAAGATGGAAAAGTAAGTCCTTGGCTAATTTTAAATTCAAATTCAGGTAAAAAACTTTTAGATCAGCTAGACGATACTCAGCTATCTGCCATAAGTAATATTATAGACCCTATATTTTGGTCTAAAAAATTTAAAAGTTCTAAGCAAGATATAGAGCTGGTAAAACAGGTGATTAAGGAGGCTGGACTATGACCTACGTTGTTTCAGGAAGCACTAACACAGAATTATCCATGCAAGTTTTAGTGAACGAAAAAGACGATTCAATCTATGTGAAATTAGAAGGTTTTGAAAACATAGACGAGGCAACTGACTATGCAGAATTTTTATCAAAAAATTTACCTTTACTTTTATTTGAAACTGAAGTTATACAATAATGCCTGATATCGATATAGACTTTGCAGATCGTGAATTAGCTCTTAAACATATTAAACATATTAGAGCTAGTCGATTACAAAATGATTTGTTAGTACCACATAATACCGGTATCTATGTGCAACCTATACCCTCTAATCCTATAACAAATCTATCAAACATTGATTATAAAACTGCGGAAGAACGAGGATATTTTAAAATAGACTTGCTAAATGTTAGTGTTTACAAAGATGTAAAAAACGAAGAACATTTAAAAAAATTGATGGAGACGGAACCATTATGGGATCTTCTAGAACAAGACGAGTTCATCGACTTACTCTTTCACGTAAACGGGCATGGTTCTATATTACGTCAAATGAAACCAATAACGATAGAACAATTAGCAGCAGTATTAGCAGTGATACGACCAGCGAAGAGATACCTAGTTGGAGAGCCATGGTCGACGATCTTAGAAGAGGTTTGGAAAAAACCAGAAAATGATGAATATTATTTTAAAAAGGCGCATGCCATAGCTTATGCTCAGGCAATTGTAGTACAAATGAACTTAATATGTGAAAAAGTAAGTTATGAATTTAGTTAACGTTTTGGGGCTCTTACTAACTGAACACTTTTTCTTTTAACTCGTTTTATAGTTAAATTTAATAAATTCACTACTGGCCCGAGCATTATTCTGACATCTTTGCTATTAAAGGTTTTAATAGCGTATCGATAAGGTTCTATTTCCTTTCTAAGAAATATGTTTATAGGAACCTGTCTGTTAGATTCCCACCACCAAATTTCTCCGATCTCTAATAATCCAGCTTTATCTTCAGCAGTTTTTAACATGCTCAAATCAAAAAAACTAGTTACGTATTGATCTTGATTTATTATAATCCCAACGTATTCGCTTTCTCCATAATGAAGCACAGAAATAAAGGGTAATTGTTCTTGTATGTTTTCTCTTAATTTCGCCATAAATACAGTTAAGATGCAAAAAATTTCAAGTTATTTATATTCAAATAGAATTTCGGTAGTTGCCGATTTGGCGTCATATCCTGTGGAGTATAGACCTGTGTACCAACGAAGAATAAAATTGTACAAAGGCGTGAAAAACGTCGTGGAATTTGACGTGCGAAATGCTGATCAAAAACGTATATCAATTACAAATTATAATCTGAAATGTGTTATTTTAGATCATTACAATACCGAAGTTTTAACAGTCGACGTAGAGCCTGTAATTAACACTACAGGACTAGCTACTATGACAATTTATGCAGAACAAATTGATTATATAAAGCCTCAGTTCTTAAAATTTAGCCTTTACATTTTAAACGATGACGGTACAAAAACACTGCTATACGGAGATAGTCAGTTTGGCGCTACTGGTATAATTGATTTACTGAATGGTGTTGTACCAGAATCTGTTCCTGCTCAAATTATAGACAAATTCATATACCTAATCGACGATTCAGTAAACCCAGATATAACCACTTATTACAGTTCGTCTGTAGAAGTTAATCCAAGAAATGATGTCAATGACACGCATCAAATTAAATTAGAATTTCGATTAACTAACTTCGATGCTGAAGTAACTGTACAAATAACTACCGATGCAGTAGTTAGTGCAGCAACTAATTGGTCAGATTTAGAAACTTTTAATATCAATAATTCTACTGATGTTGTTAGTAAAGTGTATAATGAAATAACCGATTACAGTAATAATATAAGTTGGTTAAGAATTAAATATCTTCCGGATACAGCGAACACCGGATCTATTGACAAAATATTAGTAATATCGTAAAATATATCTATGAGTCTAGTCATAGATACAATCAGCTTACACTTGCCTTCTAGAAGAAAAAAGACTCCCAGCGGATGGATAAGTTTTAATGCTGTCTGCTGTCATCATAACGGTACTTCCTCTGATACTAGACAGCGTGGAGGTATGATGATTAATGAAGGAGTTAGCTATCATTGTTTTAACTGCGGATTTAAAACTAGTTGGCAACCTGGAAGAATAGTAACTACAAAATTTCGAAAATTGATGCGCTGGTTAAATGTACCAGACGATTTAATTTCAAAATGCAGTTTAGAAGCACTTAGATTAAAAGAAAATTCGGATTACAAATCAAAATTCGACATTCTACCAAAATTTATTGATAAAATATTACCTCCTGATAGTGTAAAAATAGGAGAAGCAGAGTATCACGATGATATGAATTTAGCGATAGAATATATTGCTAATCGAGGATTTTATCTCGATGATTACGAATGGTATTGGAGCCCTGCATATCCTAATAGATTAATTGTTCCTTTTTACTTTAATAAAAATTTAGTAGGGTTTACGGCTAGGCTGTTGCGTGATGGTAAACCTAAATACATTTCGGAACAACAACCAGGATATGTGTTTAATTTTGATAATCAAAAAGAAAATCGTAAATATGTAATAGTGTGCGAAGGACCGTTTGATGCAATTAGTATCGACGGCGTAGCAATACTAGGTAGTGAAATAAGTGATCAACAAAAAACTCTAATTAATCAACTTAAAAGAGAAGTAATTATTTTACCAGACAGAGATTCAGCTGGAAAAAAGTTAGTAGATCAAGCAATAGAAAATAATTGGAGTGTAAGTTTTCCTAACTGGGATCCGGATATTAAAGATGCTAACGAAGCATTATTAAAGTACGGAAGACTAGCAACATTATACAGTATAATTCGATCTAAAGAAACTTCAGGATTGAAGATAAAACTGCTATCAAAAAAATGGTTTGAGGCTTAATATGAAAAAAATTTTAGAAATCTTAATGTATCCGTATAATAGATACTTAGAACATCGTAAATGGAAAAAACGTTTACAAGAACTAAAAGCAAGAGATCCTTTTATCTATAAGTAGGCCAATTATGATTGTATGGGGTATTAATGCACTAAACCACGATGCTAGCATATGTGTGTTCAGAGACAACGAACCTGTATGGCATAGAAGAAGTAGCGACTTTACACACATACAAGGAGATCATTATCTAAATCAAGAAATTATACATCATGCTATAACAATATACGGAGAACCTGAAACTGTATATTGGTATGAACGTCCATTTTTAAAAAAACTACGTCAACTAACAGCAGGACAATATAAAGAAGCATTTAGTATTGACAATATACCTAGTGTATATCTTAGAAAATTTAATATTGACTGCCCTATAATCTATACACCACACCATCATAGTCATGCTGCCGCAGGGTATTATACTAGTAATTTTAATAGAGCAGCCGTGGTCGTTGTAGATGCTATAGGAGAATTTGAAACTATAAGCATATGGAGTGGGCATGGCAGGAATTTAGAAAAATTGTGGAGCGAAAGCTATCCAAATAGTTTAGGTATATTCTATAGTGCCTTTACAGATTTGATTGGACTTAGACCCGCTGCACAAGAACATTTTTTACAAAAATTAAGCGATAAGGGTAATCCATTTATATACTATGATACTGTGCTAGACTATTTTAAAAAACCAGCAGTGCTAAAATATAATCTACATAAAGGTGTATATAATTGGCCTTTTGACTATAACTTAACTGATCAAGATAAATGCGATATCGCCGCCGCAGTTCAAAAAGTATTTGAAGAACAAATGGATTACATAATGGTTAAAGCTAGAAATTTAACTAATTTTAGAAATCTTGTTTATATGGGCGGCTGTGCATACAATAGTAAATTTAATCGACAACTAAGACACCAATGGAGAGGCATTTGGAGTTTACCTTGGCCAGGCGATGCTAGTAGTGCAATTGGAGCAGTATTGGCACATACTAAAAATCATGTAAATTATCAAACAAACGAAGATACTAAACACATAGAGATAAAATATAATAAAATATGACTACAAGACAAAACGCAGACTACGGATATGATATACAACATCTTTACTTAGAAATGATGTTGAATGATGCAGAAACTTTTGTAAGATGCCAAAGCATTTTTCATCATGAGTTGTTTGATAGAAAATTACAAAACACTGCTAAATTTATTAACGATTATGTATCAGAGCATAGCGTACTACCTACATATGAAATAGTAAATGCGGCTACAAAATCTGATTTAAAATCTCCAGGAGATTTGAAAGAAGAACACTACGATTGGCTGTTACAAGACTTTGAAACTTTTATTAGACATAAAGGATTAGAACAGGCTATTTTAAAAAGTGCTGACTTGTTAGAAAAAGGAGAATATGGCCCAGTAGAAGAATTAGTCAAGCAGGCAGTGCAAGTAGGACTAACTAAAGACATGGGCACTGACTACTTTGAAGATCCGAGAAGTAGACTAATGCGAATAAAAGATAAAAATGGACAAATGACTACAGGTTGGCAAACTGTGGATAAAAGATTGTTCGGAGGTATGAATCGAGGCGAATTGAATATCTTTGCTGGCGGATCAGGTGCAGGTAAAAGTTTATTCTTAGCTAATCTTGGAGTTAACTGGGCACTACAAGGAATGAATGTAGTATATCTTACATTAGAACTTAGTGAGGAATTGGTCAGTATGCGTATTGATAGCATGATTACTGAAATACCTACTAGAGATATTTTTAAAAATATTGATGATGTTGAAATGAAAGTTAAGGTCATTGGAAAAAAATCTGGAACGTATCAAGTCAAATACATGCCCAGCGGCAAAACAGCCAATGATATAAGAAGTTATCTTAAAGAATATGAAATCAAACTAGGACGTAAGGTAGATGTACTGCTAGTCGATTATCTAGACTTGTTGATGCCTCAAAGTAGAAAAATTTCAGCAGAAAACTTATTTGTCAAAGACAAGTATGTCAGCGAAGAGCTGCGTAACTTGGCTATGGAGAAACAGTGTGTGCTGGTCACAGCGGCACAGTTGAATCGAGGTGCAGTAGAAGAAGTAGAATACGATCACAGTCATATTTCAGGCGGACTTAGTAAGATCCAGACAGCGGATAATGTGTTTGGTATCTTTACCAGTCGTGCTATGCGTGAACGCGGTAAGTATCAAATTCAATTAATGAAAACTCGTAGCAGCAGTGGTGTAGGTATGAAAATTGACTTAGACTTTGATATTGATACATTGAGAATTACTGACCCAGGTGAAGAAGGGCAAACAGAGGCAGATACCACTAGCCGTAGCAGTCAAATATTGAACAACTTACAAAGAAATAGTACAGTTAATTCTGATCCTACTGAAGGTATCAGTGTGTCTGTTAGTAAAGTACAGGTCGAAAGCAGTAAATTAAGACAACTATTGAGTAATCTGCCAACTGACCCATGACACTATAAATAATAGTGTATGATTGAACCTGAGTACTATTCAGCTTGGTTTGATATCATAGACCAAGCTAAACATCGTCATGGTTGGCCTATACCTACTTATATAGAACAATATATGAGTGCGGTATTAGCAAACTATACTGATAAACCTGACTGGCAACCTCAGCCTAGTTGGGCTGAAACACTATTATCTATTCAAACAGCTCATGCAGCTAAGGTATTAGGAGATCAAGCACTGTTTGCAGCCGCAGTGTTTCCTAATATGCTAGAACGACGTGGCATCAATCAAGATTACTTTTATCAAATAGGCAAAGCCAGCTATAGCCACGCAGAACAGATCAACTATCATTTATTCAATACGCTGAGCCGTAATTTTGAATTTTTAGCCGAATGCATGAATTACAGTGTACAAAACAGTCCTAGAATGACACCATGGTACCCTAAAGATAGCTCCTCCAAGTAAATACTACTGAGCGAACAATTTGGAGCGAACCATGCGGAGATCTAGATCTTGGATCCGCTAACCCTTTTTGCCCTGGCCAACGGAGCAGTCCAGGCGGTCAAAAAAGGGTGCGAACTATATAAAGAAATTAAAGGTGCTGCTGGGGATGTCAAAGATATCCTTAAAGACCTTGACGACCAATTCGCCAATAAATTCAAGGATCGTCAACCTACTGTGGCTGAACGTAATCAGTTTATCACAGAAAAAAATCGCATAATAGAACTGAACAAAAAGGGTGGCGAAACTACTAACATCTATACAGAAATTGGCCAACATCTTGGAACATATTTTGACAACTATTATAAATGTCTAGCAGTATTTGAAGAAGAAGAACGTCGCAGCAGAACTGAAGTATATCACGGCGAAGACAGTTTAGGTAAACGTGCATTAATGCGAGTATTACTTAAAAAACAACTAGAACACATGAGCGCAGAATTGCGTGAAATTATGGTCTATCAAAGTCCACCAGAATTAGGTCCATTGTATCTTGATGTCGAAGAGATGATGAAGAAAGTGGGCAAAGAACAAAGTATTGTCATTGCTGCAGAGATGCGACGAACAGCAGAACAAAAGAAGATTCGGGCACGTCGCAAAAAACGCATACAATATAAAATACTGTGCTGGTCTAGCAGTACTGTGGCTATATTATATCTTATTTGGTTAATATGGGCTGTGGTACAAATACGCATGGAACACCAACCTGAATTAGGCACTTGTTTAGTACCTAAGGGTACGTGGCCCTATGAACACTATAATAATTTACGTTGGGTGGACTGCGAACCTAAGTAAATAAAATAGACTTAGAAAGGATCACTATGACTACTGATAACGACGACCCTGACAAGGCCCTAGCTAATATGAAGAAAGAAATGGCTAAGAAAAAGCCTAAATTGGCAGTACCGGCTGAATTCCTGGACAATGCCAAAAGCTATGACGATAAACTTACACTAGTAAAAATACTCAGCGAAAAAGAAAAAAGTCGTGTAGTATTAATGTTTAAAAAAATGATACAGTCAGGTATAGCAGAATCTAACAGAAAAAAAGGACTAAAATAATGTTTGATCTAATAAATTTATTTCTCCTACTTATAGTGATAGCAGTTATAGTCGTTATGTTAAAAAATACAGATTACGGTAATCACGATTAAATATACACATGCGAATTATAGAAATACTACAAGAATACGATACTACTGATCAAAAGATAAGATATCGTAAACCTAGCTTTGACTTTGATGCCCTTAAAGACAAACAAGAACGCGACAATGACAGCGAACTTAACAAAGGCGTACAACCAGGCTGGTACAGTGGCGGACAAACTAATCCCCGCGATCCACACGAATTTATTAAGAAACCACATCTTACTGCTAAACTGGATAAAGATGCTTACTATAAGTACGTTATGGAAATACGTGACTTAAAACAGCAGGGCTATCACAATCCATTCTTTCCACAGGTCTATAACATAGACATTACACAAGATCCTAAGGGTAATCAACGTCCACGTTATCGTATAGAAAAACTACAGCAGGGCGATAGCTTTCCAGCTAGAACACTTATTGGCATGTACGAACGTTTGTTCAACGACGAATTCAATATGCGTTATCTAGAAGGAACTACTAACAAATCATATGCAGTATGGAGAGAAATATCCAATCAAATTAATCGTGCTGTAGAACGCAGTAACTACACAAACATACGTGATGATCAACTTAAAGAAGCACTGTTGTTGATTGATAAAATTATACAGGAAAACCCAGACTGGAATGTGGATCTGCACGTGAACAATATACGTGTGCGTGGCAGTAGTGTAGGACCACAACTGGTCTTGATGGATCCAATTAGTGATGGCGGTGCTAGTATTCCTGATTATGATGAGATTAAATCTGGACCACGTACTAATAAAATGATGCCGCCTGCACCACCTGCGGATACTCCAAAGAAAAAAACTGGTCTAGGCACATTGTTAAAGCGCAAACTAGACCAGAAAGATCAAGACAGTCCAGCGTGAATACCTGCAGGGCAACCGCGCTAGATACTCTAACGCGAAGCGTCAGCGCAGCCGCAAAAGATTTTTAACAACCCATAAATAACAATTTAAGGAGCACAACCATGCTCAAAACACTTATACTTACAGTGGCACTGAACGCTGCTGAACTGCCTAGAGAAGAACTGGAAGTACTGTATTGGCACTGCGATACTGAATTCATGAAAGGCGAATTGGGCGGACAAGACATGTGGAGTTGTCTAAGTATCACAGAAGAATTCCAAAAATATTTTGAAAGTAGAGACGATTTTCTTATATATTGGAATGACCGTAAATTGGGCGAATGGGAGCAGCGTGGATATCGTCCAGGTGCAGAGTTCTACTAATGACAGTATGGATACTGTGGGTATTGGTCATAGCCGATGGTGAATGGCGTGCTTGGGAACATGAGTATACTACTCATGCTGCTTGCGAAGAAGTACGTAAGGTCATTATACATCATAGAGAATTGCAAATACAAGCAGTGTGTAGAATTAAGGAATAAATATGCGTATATTAAATCAAAGAAAGAAGTAGAAATATGAAAAAATATTGGCATAAAATTACTGTACAACACTTAGAAGCTATACAGACTAAAACTAGAGAATTTATAAGTAAAACTAAAGATAGATATAATAGTACATTTCACATTTTCAAATGGCAAGAATTCACAGATGCAGTTCCAGAAATATTGACTGCATTTGATCATCTAGATATGAAGGTGATTATGGTCAGTGCTTATTTTATGAAAAATAACACACATGGTAGTCCACACAAAGATAGCACAGTGATACCCATAAGAGTTAATATACCTATATTGAACACTGCAAATACATGGACTACATTTTGGGAACCTAAACCAGAATATGTTGACCAAGGTGGAATTATGCTGCCTAATGGCTTGAAATATTACCCTTATAATCGTGACGATTTAGTTGAACAAACTCGATGTGAAATTACAGATGCTACTTTGATTAGGCCAATGGAAATACATAGTGTGGAATTTGCAGAAGATAACCCTACACCAAGAATAACATTAACTCTTTCGTTAGACCCTTTACCTTATAACTACTTTCCGGACATAGAGAATCAGATTAGTATACAGGATTTAACTAGTAAAGAATGGGGCGAAGAATCTAGTCATAAACGTGAATTTTTCCGATCAATGGTTCGACCAGGATACTTGTAAAAGAGTATCTGCACAATAAAAAAATAGTGCTGCGAAAATTTTTTACAGCTACTAAACGGGTACCTAGGGGTTAGTTTTTGGCAGCTGCGAAAATTTTTAAATAGCTACTATTTCCTTTCAAGGTGGTGATTTTGCATCGGTACGTGTTGCAAAAAAACAACAAAAAATCAAAATAATAAAGCCCCGACCCCCGATCTTTTCGAAATCTTTTTCTCAATCTCTCGATGAAAAAAAATCCCCAGAGCCGGGAGCGAATCGGACACTGGGGATCAAGTGGGCCACCTTGGCCCTTACCTAGTATGCTGGTTGGGAGCGAATCAACCGCGACGCATACAAGTAACCTCTGCTACACTTTGCCACTTATAGGGAAAGCTCTTACGCAAGTCCGCTATCTTAAGTACTGTACGCAGTGACAGTTCGCGTAGTTTCTTCTTGTTGTTGTCTATAAAGCTGATTAGCTCAGCTTGTTCTTCTTGACTAAACTCATACTCTAACAGCATGCCGTCTTCTATGATCTGTTCAATACGCAGCATCTTCTCGCGCTCTGTATCAATAGTCAGATCCAAGTAGTGGCAGCGTGACTCTAATGCTGCTAGGTGATCCTGTAGCTTCTTACTACGTACATTCTCAAACTTAATGTTAGTGATAAAGATAGCACCGCCCTTGAACTCAAAGCTATTAGGTGCGCCCTGGTCACGTAACAGTCTGCTGTCAGTGTTCCAGTGTATGGTACGCTTCTTAGAACTGTCTAGTGCAGCCTTTAGAATGTTAAGGCTTAGTTCATCTTGCAATACACTATCGCAGTCATCAAACACTAGGATACTCTTAGCGTCCTTGTACTCGTATAACTTTGAGTACAGACCCAGCGCACTCATAGCGCCTTTGACTACTTCATACTTCTTAAGCTTGCTGTTGTTAGCCACTGTGGCCATTAGGTCGTGTTTGCTTAGTACTTCTTCTACACCAAAGCTCTTGCCCACGCCTGGCGGACCCGTTACAATCATAGCACGTACATCACCCTTCTTTACAGCACGGGTCATGTCGTTCAGTATCTCAAAACGCTCACGCAGTCGCTCTTTGATCTGCTCGTCTGTTTCTTGTACAGACTTGTTCAGCTTAGGGATTTCAAAGTTCATTGTATGTTTCATTTCAGCTCCGCTCTGTTGATAAGTGTGTAATATTGCTACACACTATTGCTAGTGTGTAGTGTATATTATAACTTAGATAAAGCTGTCTGTCAATCTCTTATTAGCAATATCTTTGGCCATTTGAATGTCCATCTCTACTACTTCACGGTCCTTGCCGTAGATGTAGGCAATTTGTGCATCTGACAGATAGAATCCAAATGGGCCGCCTAGTGCTGCACGGCTCAGTGTGTTTGCTACGATTTCAACAACATTTTCATATGTACGCATGATTAGCCTCCAGTTACCAACATACCAAGAATAAAACCAAACCCAAAGATACAAGTGTATGTGACCCAACGATCACCCTGCTCAGGAGTAGGTGTTGGGATCGCATCAATCAAACGGATAATAAATTTAGTGTACATCTTCGCTCCTTTGTTTAACAGTATGTGTATATAATACAGTCTTATGCTGTTTCTGTCAACCGTTTTATGATTGATTTTACAATCTTTTTTGGGCTAGCACCTGCGGGTACGATCATCCAGCTGGTAGTGTCTGTAAGGTCTAACTGGACTACTTCTAGGCCTAGATCCATTCGCTCTAGCTGATAGTTAACACTTTGTAAACTAGCACGTATACCCGCTTCACAGGCTTCTAGTTCATCGTTAGAGATATTGTAAAAGCCTGCTCCCTCTAGGATCCCAGTGCAATAGTCCTGATTGCCATAGGGGTAATCTAGAATTAGGTTGCCGTTGATACAGTCAATAGCATAGCCCTGAGCGTCGAACTCTTCGAACAGTTCGTTGACATCGACTTCGCGTAGGGCCTTCATAGTATCTTTGTCCATGTTACTTCTCCATTACGCCTTTAACCACAGCATTAGTAGTGTCCACAGCATTGCCAAAATAGTATTTGGTCACAGCTGGGTACAGTACTGCCAAGGTTACTACTACTCCCAGTATGAACTTGCCCATTAGTCTAGTGCTCCAAAAAGTTTAGCTGCCAACACTGTGCAGAACACGCCAGCCATAGTACAGATAACAGCCACAGCAATGTTCAGCACAGCCAGGGTATTCAATGCCCCGAAGGCCACGTAGAAGTTAATAAAAGCGATGAGCAGTTGCAGTACGCCCATCATTTTGTAGAATTTAGTATCAGTCATTTCACGCTCCTTATGTTTCAGTATGTGTATATAATAACACCAAACAATCCAATTGTCAACCGCTTTTTAATCCCCAGAATCAATTTGATATCTATCATCGCAGTGGATGCAGGTGTACTCTGTCAAGCAGCGTCCTGCGTTCTGACCTTTGTAGATGTGTGTACAGGGTACGCCCAGTCTGTTCAGACCCACTAAGCCTGTAGCACGGCCGAACATATACTGTGAACCGCAGTTATGGCAGGGTAGTGTATCTGTTGCAGCATCGTAGCCAGCAATGACCCGTTTCCAGCTAGGGTCTAGGTTATAGGGTTTACGTGTTGATCCGTTACATTCCGGACAAGTATGTTTTTGCATTTGTTTCGCTCCTTACTGTTTACTATGTCTATAGTATAGCACCAGAGCGTGGACTTGTCAACCAAAAAAGAGAGCTGCTATCTGCCAGCCCAAGTAGACTAAAGTTAACATTCCTATAACAATTAGTAGGGCCAGGGCTATGGCATCTGTGGTTGTTATATTCATAACTAGTCCGTGTGTGGAGGCAAGTCGTAGTCTGCTGGGTCGCCGGGGAATCTAGGTGTGTTAGGTGTCATAGTTGTCTTATATAATCAATAATTTCGCGAGCTTGTCGCATATCACTGTACTCTACAGCAGCGTCAATCATATCCAGTTGCTGATTGTGCAACTCGTCCACGCAGGCATCAATGATCTGACGCTTGCGGTTCATGCTTACACGATAGTAAGGTCGCGGTGCGTAGTTCATATTTACTCCTTATTTTACAATAAAGCCTACCATCTCGAAGTACTCTGAGTGGCTGACGTAGAAGTCTGTGCGTGGGTCATAGTACTGGCCTTCCTTTGGATCGTAGTACAGAACCCTACCGTTGAAATTGTACGGACCTTCTAGCCCAGGGCGTGGACCATAGTTGTCACGCATATTGTCCACAGTGTTCAGTACCTTGTATCCCATATCACGCTCCTGTTGTTTCAGTATGTGTATATTATAGCACCAAGAGTCTGAGTTGTCAACCGAATTATATCAAAACACACTACCCTAGACAGCTACTTTGGGGCGGGCTGGCCGATACCGGGACACCGCTCGAAATGTGTTTTAGTATAATTGCTTAGGCCACGTCTTTCCACGGATCGCCCCTATGCTGGAGTTGTTGCCCTGTCCACATTTGTTTGAGCATATTCGCTAGCGGTTGTGTCCGCATATCTAGGGCCCAGCTCTGCATTGCTCTAACGGTGTCCTAGCTCACCGGGCCAATCTCGGTGCCACCCGCTACTTTCAGGAAAGTAGTAACCGGAACTTGTATGGTGGTTGGTCGCCACGCCAACTCTCTGCTTACCACAAGGATATTCGCATTACGGGTTGTTTCAGCGCACAGCCACTATACAGTGACCAAACCCCAACCTTGCTTCCTCACCATAATCTTAATACCAATTCTTCTTGTCACCAAACCGCTCATTGTGATCATAGCCTGCGTAGTATGCTTCAATCTCTGTCAAGCTCATACGCTCTTCAGTAATTGCTTCACCACGTCCAGTACCCTCGGGATACCAGTGTGCCTTAGCACCACGACCATAGTAGCTGTCTGCGCTACCACGATCAAATGGACTACCGTGCCATGTGGTGTAGGTCTTGCCCTGGAAGTACACTTCACTACGCTCATCTAATTTAAACATTTTTCGCTCCTGTTTTGTTAGTGTATGTGTACATTATAGCACACATACACTAGCTTGTCAACCAATTTTATTCTGCAATTACAATTTTATTTGTACGCAGGTGCTGCTCCGCGACTGTTAACTGTTTAGCAAGCTCCTCTAAAGCAAAGTGACCACTAACATAGTTGCACTTTTGTTGTACAGGAAACAACAATTTGCCCTTAGCGTTACGCTGTGTTACGTTAAAAGCAACGATCATTTTAAACAGTTTTAGCTTTTTGCAAAAGGACAATTTAGCGTAAGCAGTGTTGTTTTTAGCTTGTGCAAACATTTTAGCTCCTGTTTTGTTAACGTATGCAGCTATTATACACTAACTGTCCAAAATGTCAACCGTTTTTAGTAGTCTGCTACAAAGTTCCCAGCAGTGTCTCGCCACACATACAATTTTGTAAACTGTTCTCTGCCATCCTCGTAGTAGCTGGCCCTGTACGCAAACTCACCGCCGTTAGTAATGCCCACAAACTCGCAGGTTGCGAAATTAGCATCCTTGTAGCCTGTATGCCTTGTAATTTTGCTAAGGCCAGCAGCATCCATGTTTACTAGTTCGTTAACGTGTTGTTTCAATAACATTACTCTCTCCCTTCTACAATGTCCGCAAGCTCAGCGTCTACAGTTTCTACCACGCCATAAATCGCATTGCCCTGTGTAATGTAGCCCATGTCAAACAGCTCACTAGCCAGCTGCTCCAGCTCCCACAGTGTACGCTCTAGCCGCTCAATTTTAGCTTCGGTCATTGTGTGCTCCTGTTTTGTTAGTGTATGTGTACATTATAGCACACATACACTACATTGTCAACCAAAATTAATCCACGTAATAATCTACATTGTCTGTAAGTGTACGCAGCGCAATATCTAGCTCAGCTGCCCACCCAATGTTATCCTGTAAACTTTGTGCGTAACTTTCGCTGTCGCAGGTAGCTTGTTTCAGCAGGTCTTGTACTTCTGCTAATTTATTAAAAAGTTGCTGTTTAATAACTGTTTGCATTTTACGCTCCTTACAATTACTGTTTAAGTGTGTGTACTATAGCATAGCACACACACTTTGTCAACCAAAAAATTAATAGTACATATAATTGTCTGTGCAAAAATGTATAGTTTTGTAAAAGTACTCCCGTGGTGCAGTGTCCTGTCGCATAATTGTGTCGCACAATTTTACAGTGTCTTTGTCTTGCATAAATTGCACTAGTGCATTGTAATTGTGTACAATATCGTCGTAGTGCAATTCTGCTATGTAAGTGCTGTCTGCAATTTTGTCTGCATACGCTGTTTTAGTTAGTTTTACATATTTTGCAAGGTCTGCTTGCATAATTTGTACAATAGTTGCTACGTCTGCTTTAGTTGCTTTTTTAATACGCATTTTACGCTCCTGCTGTTTTGTTTAAGTGTTTGTATTATACAGGTTTGCGCAAAAAAGTCAACCAAAATTTTAGTGTGTAAGTAAGTGCTTACTAACCTAGATGAGTGGTGGGCCCCCGCGGAGTCGAACCGCGCACCAACGGATTATGAGTCCGCTGCTCTAACCAACATGAGCTAGAGGCCCTACTTGGCCTGACCAGAGGGAATCGAACCCCCAACCTACAGCTTAGAAGGCTGTTGCTCTATCCGATTGAGCTATGGTCAGATATTGGTACCCGGAGCCGGACTCGAACCGGCACGCCTTATGGGCGAGGGATTTTAAGTCCCTTGTGTCTACCATTCCACCACCCGGGCATTACATTTCTTCTACTACTTCTAATTCGCCGTCTTCTGTTTCTCTATATATTATAACATATTCTGCACCATCGTCAAGTGCTTGTTCTGCAATAATTCTAGCTTCGACGATACTGCTGGTGGTATCTACTAGTTCTTGATGTCCGAGAGAGTCTTCGGTCCAGACCTCATATAGTTCGAAAATCATTGTGCTAAGGATTTATTAAGTAAGTCGCAGATCCTCTGTGCTTCTTGTTCTGCTTCGTGTCTATTATCTCTAGGTATGATGGCCAACACGCGGCCCTTGGGTTCACTTTGAAAGTCACGTATTACCACTGAACCCTCAAAGTAGTCATTTGAAAAAGAAACTCCGTATCGCATAGTGATTTTATTTATACGATACGGAGGCCTCACACGCGATTAAAATGGTGCGTCTTCGTCGGCGGTCACTGCTGCCTTAGCCTTGGTAACCTTCTTAGCAGCGGGGCCTGATGCTTTGACAGCCGGACCCTTAGCTTTAGGTGCTTCGTCCTTGCGATCCAAGTAGTCCATGATCGCAGTCTTTGCACCAACATTATCAAACTCATCCAGAGTTGCGATGTACTTGATAGCATCCAGCTTCAACATAGCTTGTGGCAGCTCAACTAGTGTAATGTCAGTGTGTCCTGACTTGGTAAGATTCTTGGTACGCATCAAATCATTAGCGAAACGAACTTTGAATTCGCCTTTGTGTTTAGAAGTACCAGCTACAGTAAAAGTTTGGTTAGTCATTCAAAATCTCCATGTGTGTGTTAATAAAAATACAAAGTAATATTGCTACTACAATTCGAATTATACGCTAGTTCGAATACTTTGTCAAGCGGTTTTTGGTGCTGAGTCAACCATATATCTATCCGTTTTGATTTTAGGCTTTGATACTACAGGAAACTCCTCCGTAACATAATATTCTACTAACTTTCGTTGAATCATTGTTATTAAATCGTTACTGTCATCGTCCATTATGAAACGGACTGGGCAGCGTCCCCAAGTAGCATATTTGCAAAAGTCTGCATAATATCTACGATGGTTCTCATTGTGGGCATCAAACACTACCCACTGTCTGTGAAGTAGTTGTAGTTTGCTCATCCCTTTGCCCATAGTCTAATCACTGCTTCGATTCCTGAAAAGTCCCAATTAGGTTCCTTAGGACGTATCTTTGGTACTACTGGTTTAACTTTCTTCATTTTCCTCTTCCCATTGTTCCATACCTTCACTGATAGCGAAGGCTTCGTCTAAGTGCTCAGGTATGTTCTCACGCACCCACTCACTGTTGCCTTCGATCTGATAGCAATAGTCTTCGCCATCGATCCATTCGCCTACAAAACCCATGCCAGATTCGTAATATAATGCTTCTACTTCGAAGCCCATACTTACCATCTTCTCATAGGCTCTGATCGGTGGTGCCCACGCTGAATCAAAGTTCAACATTAGGCCGCCTTCAATGTCCTGTGCCGGCTGACCATCGGCACCTACATCCCATTTGGTACCCCACTCGTTTACGCAGAAGTCATACCAGTTGCCATATCCATAGTTCTTGATATTGTATGCAGTCTGAATCTCTAGTTGCTTCTGCTCTTCTGTATCACCCATGAACCCACTGACAGTCTCCTTGAGGTCTTTAGGGACAGGAATGAATTCATTTAGTAGGGTACCTTCGTTAAATGCCTCACGAGCACGAGCAACGAATGTAGGGTCTTTGTGCTTGAGCACAACACTATTTGAGCACCAGTTAGGCATATCAGTCTCCTTAGAATCCGTACATTTCAACAGCAGGGTCAATACTCTTCAGTTCTTTTGCAGCCTTAGTGAGGAAGTTGTAACGCTTCTGCACCTCTGCTCTAGGCAGTTCACCATCGCAGGTCAAGTTCTCTGGGCTCAGTGCCGCATCAATCTTGTCTGCAATACGCTGACGATCCGCCTTGTTCAGTAAGCTCAAGGGCTTGGAACCAAAGATGGCACCAAACTTGTTCTCACGCTCTACAAACTGTTCAATTGCAAATCTAGACATTGTCTGCTCCTGTTTTGTTAGTGTAGAGCTAGTATAACACCAGCCCTACACTTTGTCAACCAATTTATGCTGTTGTTTTTTCGCTACAGAATGTTACAAAATGGCTAACAGGACCATCAAAAATACTTTTGTCCATGTCGCTCAGTGTCAGGCCGAACATATTGCAGCCACGATCCTTAACACGTACCCACAGCTCGCCATTAGCACCACCCTGATACACGTGGTACTCATAGTCCTGTCCACACTCCTTGGAGTCAACGCTGTGGATGTAAAACCCGCCCACGCTGTTTTTGAAGTGTGCTACTAATTGAGCAGCCAAGCAGCCCATGCCATTGGCAGTACGACGTGTCTCACCCACAGCAATGCCATTAGTAATAGCAGCAAACTCACTGAGGAACTCTGCAAGCTCAGCACCATGGCCTGTGGGATAGCCATCATACTGTCTATACAAGTTGACAATAGGCTTATCGTTTTCGCTGTAAACAAACGTCAATGATCTTGTACCCATTTCGCTCTCCTTCTGTTGTTGTCTAAGTGTGTATATAATAGCACCTCTGTGCCCAAATGTCAACCTATTTCAGCAGGAAGTGATGAGCAGCACTAAGGCACATTCGGGTTATTACTAAAGCAGTAATTAGTGTTGCAATCATCATAACAATGCTGCCCATACCTATTGCTATTTTTAACATATTAGTCTCCTAGATAAGGTGTTGTTGTTCTGCTACGATCTAGCTCCCACTTGCGATACAGACGCTTGGTCAGCCATCTTGTGAAATCTTTAACAGCTCCGTACTGCTCCACGCATAGACGATGACGCAATCTAACCTCATGCTCGTCTGCTGGGCTCTCACCCAGTTGCTCAAATAACCATTGTTGTTTAGCTGTTAACATTAAGCACTCCAATAAGTTTCGCTACGTGGTGAGCAGTAGTAAGGCACGTCGTAACGTTCTTCAAACTCCTGCCCATTCAAGGCGTTCTTACGCACAACATAGGTCTCGTGTATCTCGTAGCGGTAGCCATCCCGTGCTAACCATGTGGTCTGCACAGTATGCTCCAGCATGGACCGATTGTCTGTCTTGTAGTCTTCCTTGTGTACCCTACGCTCGCCTGATTTGGTACGAGCATCCTTCTTGTAGATTTCAACGGTATACATTAGAACTCCTCCATTTCGTCATCTTCGCAGGCATCCAGGAGCTGCTGTCTACGGTCATCAAACTCTTCTGCCAACTTCATGAACTGTTCGCAATAACCAAACAGCTCACGCATGGCCCTTAGCTCGTCCTTGCTCATGTCCAGCATGTCATCCTGGTCAGCTTCTTGCATAAAAGTAATCAGCTGGTCCATGGCCATTTGGGTGTTTTGGAACATGCAGTAACTCATATTTGGATAGTTTGACATCTCAGCTCCTAGTTGTTTTTGACAGTTTCAATAGTATAGCACCGCCCTAGCCAAAAGTCAACCGAAAAAAAACCGTTGTATTTCTACAACGGTTGTTAAATTGTTAAACTGCGCCTACGCCCCAGATGTTGGCAGCACCATATTGTCCTTCTAGCAAGCTTTTGGCTGCTGATACATTATCTGCTTGGGTGTAGACCTTGATCATAGCACCAGTTCTAGGGTCTTTGTACCACGCTTCGTATTGTTGAATCATAAGTGTCTTAAAACTCCTGGTAAGTAGATTGCAAACAGCGTCACATTAATTATAATCAAACTGAGCTTGCGTATACGTATGCTCCAAAAGATATAAATTAATGCACCAAACTCCAAGAACATAATGTTCAAGGGGTATACATTGTAAGCAGTAAAACCTGCACCTATAAGGGTAACAATGCAGGCTCCCCACTCTAATACTCTATTAAGCGTAAACATCCTCAACCTTGCTCAACATGTTAGCAGGCACTTTCCACAGGCCGCCTGAAGTTTCCCGTACAGTGACATATTTGATAGCAATCTTAAGCACAGTGCCACGAACCACCCGACCCTGTTTAGTACTGTCAAAGGTCACTGCATCACCCACAGCCAGTTCAGCCTTACTACGCTCTGTTAAACGTTTACGAGCAAAGCGAATAGCATCAGTCATGCTCATGAGTTCCGCATTGGTCCAACCACCGTTGATGATAGCGGTATTAATAGTTTGAATATTCATTTCACGCTCCTTCATAGTCATAAGGTTCAATTGAATCAGCCTCTAGTACTGCATCCTGATACGTAGTGGCTCCTAGCTGGATTACCACACCATTGGAGTAGCAAGCCATGTAAGTATTATACACAGGATCGTACTCAATGTCAACCAAAAAATTATCCACGAACAGCCTCCAGTTCCATAGTCTCATTAATGCCCTGCAATCGACGCATCAAGGGCCATACTGCCCGCTTGGCTTCTTCTAGAGCCAAGTAGATTTGGTCCTCGGCTGTCCCGTCACTAAGGACTTCGCGGGCGTCTTCGTATAAGCATCCCCCGAGGTAGGCCGATCCCAACTCGTGCCCTTCAACCAAAGCCCGGACTCGGAGCATGAACCATTCGTATTTGCCCATGTCGATGTCACGGCAGATCTGTGGGATATCGTAACAGGAGTCGTCAAAACAGTCTTGGGGATGTATGTCTTCATAGGTCTTATCCACAATGATTTCAAAGCCCTCACGCTCGTAACGGGCCAGTTCGTCATAGTATCGCATGTCTGCTCCTGTTCTGTTAGTGTAGAGCTAGTATAACACCAACTCTACACCCTGTCAACCGAAATTAGCATTCCGGATCAAAGTCATACCACTCCTGTGCCTCATCAGGCTGTCCATCCCACTCCTCGTCTTCCTCTTCGTCCTCCTCGTCCTCATCCAAGAAGAACTCGTTGGCGTGAGCCATGTCTGCTACATCGTCCTCGCTCATGTACTTCAAGCAGGCCATGATAACAGTATCACGGTCCAACATGCCCTCTTCCACCAGCTCCAAAATACGATTAGTTGCTTCACGCATATCAGCTCCTAGTTAATTACACAGTTTCAATAGTATAGCACCACAGGGTGAACTTGTCAACCAAAATCCACCCTGTTGCGTAAAAACAACATCAATCCAGACGCGATCCTGCATAGGCTGTGAATCCATACTTCTTCAATACATCAGCCGCAGCCTGCGCACCCACTTCCTTGCAGTCCACGTTCTGTACGCTCAAACCACTGGGATTCCAGATCTGAAACGCCTTAGTATAGTCCTGACGCACACCAGCTGCCTTAAGCATCTTGCCCAACTTGGTGTTACCCTTAATCTTGACGCCATTGTGCTCCCAGATGTTAACCCAAGCAAAGCCACAGGCATACTGATCCACACCATTCAGACGCTGACGGAAGAAGTCATCCGCAGCCGCATAAGCCGCTTCCTTAGCTTCAAGGACGGCATGATTAACAAAGTTTTGAGTTAGCTCCATCTTTAGCTCCTTTTCGTTAGTGTTCGTGTATAATACAGTCTTCTGCCCAATTTGTCAACCGTTTTATTCGTAACGCCCGCCCCACATGTTCTCGTAATCAAACCATGCTACACGTTCGCCTGCGCGATAGTATATATAGACACCACCCACGTTATCACGCTCAGTATCGCGTAGTAGATTGCTCATAGTACGCTCAAACAAGTCAGTAAACAGTTCAGCGCATTCTGCTGGGCTCTTGCCCTCGTCGTATAGCATATCGTAGTCTACACTATAGTTGACTGTTATAATCTCTGCAAGCTCCATCTCAGCTCCTTAATTAACTAACTAAGCCACTATTATACACTATCTACATCAAATGTCAACCAAAAAAGAAAGTGTTGTATTTTTGCGAATCTGCACGATTTTGGTTGACTTTTTGGCTAGAGGTGCTATAATATACACACTAAGAGAGCGAACAAAACCAACAACTCCTAGGTCCAACGGTTCGAACAGCGTGTCTGGGGATGGACGTGGAGGGTGGGCAACGGTTCTGTGTATAGTAAGCACTAACTAACTTAATAAATTCACAACTGTGTAAGTAAGCGCACACTAACCTAGAATACAGTTGCAGAATCCGCAACGGTTGGGGCGCCATTATGATTCTACTAACAAAGTGTGAAATTGTGTACAGAATCACAACGATTCTGTAATCTAGATGTAGAAAAGCGGCAGAAAAGTGTCAAAAGGTGTGAAAAAGTGTAGAATTGTGTGACGAACCTTGGGGTTGTGGCTCATACTTTAGTCTACCATAGGGCGGCAACGGTGTGAAGAATTAGTTTGGTTAAGGTCACGACAGGCTATAGTATAATACTTTCTACCACAAATGTGCCGATCCAATAGCCGCCAGGACTTCCATCATTACATGTGCCGCCACGGCAATCCAACCCCATAACCATTTCATTACCATGCTCCTAGGTGTACGCCATACCAGTACACAATCCATAAAACCATAGCTGTACACAATGCATAGAATTCCCAAGCATCACGAGCTAACCAATCTATAGGTTCTTCACTGTTTCTCGCAGATCCCGCAGCGGGGCCTGTGCTGAATCCATGTTCTTCAAACCATTCATCTATAGTAAGACCACTAGATGTGCGCAGCGGGGCCTGTACTGTGTGAACCTCAGCTGTTCTATTCTGTACAAGTTCCGGTGCTGTTTGCATCCATTGATAATGTTTAGGTAAATCTGGGAATATCATAATTCGTCCTTAATTGTGCGCAGCGGGGCCTTATGTGATCCAGCTGTATAGTGCAACTGTTGCCAAGATTAGCCCTGTCACCAGAGCCTGTACATGTATAGTTTTCATGCTGGCACAAGTAGAGCCACAATTATAACCAAAGCTGTCAAGATCATGGCCATAGCAGCTAATGTGTATCCGTTAATTTCTTCCAGCTTTACACTAAACCACTTGCTCTTTAGTTCTAATCGTTCTTTATCTGTGTTATCTTCACAGGGTGCTGGTGTGGGGTTTTCATCCAAGTGTTTATTTAAATCGCTCATTGTATGCTCCGTTGTTTGTGCTATAGTGTTTGACCCATATGCATCGTGCTGTAGTTCTATATCCATCTAATTGCCAAGTTGCTCGAACTTGATCTCTAGCTTTTAGGCAAGCTTCGTAGCTAGTGTGTGGTGCATGTATCATACCTTTGCTTTCAGTCTGACCCAAAGGTTGTCCCAAATATAAGCTGATTAATAATACCCACATGTTATTCTCCGCCCATAAGTAGACTAATCCATGTAGCTGTCAGTGCTATAATCAGTGCAAACAAGTATATGTTACTCATCATGTCTTTGAGTTATCCAAATCACTGTGCGTATCATCAGCCAGCCTATTATAATAGTTGTTATCATAGCTGCCGGGCCTTTGAGTATAGTTATCAGTTCCATTATCTTCCGTTTCTGCTAGCCAGTAGTGTAGTAGCATGAATATTATTGTAATAGGGATGATCATCCATAAGTCGCCTGTGCGTATAGCAGCGAAGATTACCACAAAGAAGTATAGGTTCAGTATCCACATACTGTATTTAAGGATTTTTTATTGTTGCGGGTGCGTCGCGGCTGCTACGCAGTTGTAGGCCAATGTGAGGTCAGTTCAAATGGAGTACAATCTATGGGCCACATTAATTGGAATAGGGTATAGTCTCTATCCTGATCAAATCTAACATAGATCATGTGTTGTTGTCTACAGTATTCTAATCGGATATGAGGTTGACTACGACGTATACGTCTAAGTTCATTTAGTATACGTCGTATTCTGCTGCGTCTACGCCAAGGTACAGCCATTTCTACTACACTAGGTGCCCTTGAGCGTATGATTATATTAGACACGTTTACTGATTGTGTCTGCGATTCTACGTTGACTAGCGTCAATTTTTTCACGAATACTTATAACTTCTTCGCGCAGTTCGTTACCGTTTTCCTGTAGTTCTTGTAAGCTATCGCCTAGGGTTTGAGCGAACTCAGCTACTTCTCTAATACGGGCACGACCAGTTTGAGCGTCCTGAGCCAATAGTTGACTGATTTCCATACTATGACTGATACGCTGATCATTAGTCACGCCAGTAGCTTCACGCATCATAGTACGTAGTTCGCCATCGAACCATACTGCATTTTCGTCTGCGGTATCGTTGATAAATGCTGCCATTTCTTCGTTGGCTAGATAGAACTTCTCTGATGCTTGACCAATAGCCTTAATAGCGTTGGCCATATCATGAGCGATATCCACCATACGACGATTCATTACATTACGATGCTGTAGGTATTCCAATTTAGTCTTGTTGATCATTGACTCTTGAAATGCTGCTTCCACTGGGTTAGCAGGTTTAAGCAAGTTCAACATCATAAGACGATTACGATAAACATCATCTGTAGTACGCATGATCATTTCACGATTACCGCCAGCATTAATAGCCCATGACTGCATGGCATCAGTGACGTTTTCTTCTACGATACTACGTGCTACCTGTGTTTGTGCTACGTTAAACTGTACATAAGCTTCTACATCAAAAGCACGACGAGTTTGTTCAGCGATTAGAGCTGCTTGCTGTTCTGGATCCATACCGGCATGCATGGATAAGAAGCTGCTCATGGGTTTAAAGTCTAATTCTTGTTCTACTGGTTGTGCTGCTGGTTTAGTTTTCTTTGGTGCGGGCTTTTTTACGGCCGTAGGTTTTTTGGTAGATGCTTTGATTTTAGCCACAGGTTTCTTCACTGGGGCTTTTTTGGTTGCAGGTTTAGCTGCTGGCTTCTTAGTTGCCATATATTCTCCTTAAGGGTTGGCTTACTACAGAGAATATTTACTACCTAGGCTAATAGGGGTAGGGCAAATGTGAGCAGTTTATTTTGACCAACGTCTAACATGTTGCCAAAGATGTTGATTAGTTCGAGTACCTGGATCTCCTCCCACAGTGAGCCTCAGGCTTGGAGCTACACCTCGACTGTGACGTTCGACAAAATTAGCTATACGACTACTGGTAGTACGTATAAGACACAGTCCTGCGTCATTGCACACCATATAGGTGTTGATGCCCGTGTCAGGGTCTTGATCTATGAATAACATTGCTCGCTCCACGAATATTTACCCATAAAAAAAGCACTGCGAACAGTGCTTCTAAACCGCCAGTAACTACTTGGCTACGGTTTATAGACCTAGTGCAAGAGCACGATAACCGGCAGCTACAATGTTACGGCTTGGCTGACCCATTTCGTAACGGGTAACACGTTGACCATTAGTAGCTCGTTCTGTCTTAGCATAGACAGCGTATCCACCTTGACGTACACGGCTAACTTCAGCAGTCACGTTTTTGATACCAAAACGCTTTTGAATCTGTGCTGGGGTAAGGGTCTCACCGTTGTATAGTGCAGTGAAAAGTTTGAAGGCCTTGGTGCCTTTGTTAAGTTTTTGAAACATGCCTAATCTCCTTTAAGTTAATAAACAGGCTTTAAAGACTGCTTGTGCAGTTAATCGCTATTATATGTTATAGTTTGTACAAGAGCAAACTTATTGGTGGGATTTGTCAGGATCATTTACTCGAAAGTTCAGCTTCAATCCTGGGAATCGTCGTTCAGCGTTATTCATGGCTTCGACAACATCAGCACCTTGTGCCATAAAGTTATCATTATGGTCGTATAGATAACACACGCCTTGATGCCATTCTGTACGGTATTCCTCTTTTGATTTGGATTTAGATTCTTGACTAGAGGATTCCGCAGCGTCTTCTCGTGTTGCACGTTCTACCCTGGCCATGATTTCACGTATCTCCTCGGGCTTCTCAACAATACGTTCTATAAAACTTTGTGTAGCACGCCATACTCCCCAAAGGAAGCCAATACCAATGCCCACTAATATTCCCATTAAGAAATCCATGTTAGTCCTTTTGTTTATTTATTGAGTCAATTCTACGACGTCTACACTCGTTTCTAACATCCTGTGGAATGTCAGCTACAAATTCAGTAAGAGCACAATCATATCTATTAGTACGTCGTTCCACAGTGTCATGCCTAGTACCCAGATAAAAAGCTACCCAAGTAACCGCAAATACAAGGATCAAATAATAAATGTCTTTTAAGATTTCGTTCATCGCCACCTCAATTTAAACCACATCACATCCTTTTCGTCGGTGAATTCATATTCAGCAATTTGATCACAGGTTAGGCTATGGTCAGCCACATCTTGTATGTCAAATCGTTTATAACTTGGACAATGTTTAGTAGCCCAGATAGCAGCATCTATAAAATACAATCTCATACGATTATAGTCAAGATCCGGATGATGTTCGTCTGTTAGATAGACTCTGATAGAGTCAGGCAACGATCCAGAGGTCATCGTCTTGTAGTACAATAGTTTCGGCACCGTCGTATTCGTCTATACGAAATAAGCTGCCTTCGGGAATCCAAGTAATCACAAGATCATCTACACCGCCCCAATAAGCGGATTTGTGTTCGTTTTGATAGTGTTCTTCGCAGTAGGCTTCTACTTCTTCAGCCTCGGCTCCGCGTTCGATCATGTCAACCAGTTGTGGATCAAACAGTAATTCTTCAATACGATGCCAGCTATACCAGCCAGCACCATGCTGAGGACTGTGGATCACAGCCACTCGACCAAAACGTACAACTTTTGCACAATCAGATATACTTATAGCCAACCGCAATTCTCCATAAACTGGCTTTCATAGGGTTCATAAACTCTATGGATATTTCATTATCTTCGTAATGAAACGTTAATTTATAATCTTTTTTTGGTGTGAGTCTTAACGCTTCTAAGTCTGCTTCCAATTGATTAAAATTAATATCTCTTTGTAATTGTATTACCATGTTCATAGTATACTATCATTCCTCTTCGTAGTCAAGTTCATCTTCTTCAATCCATTTTTGATTTGGATCATCATAGGCTTTGTAATAAGCTTCGTTTGGTTTGAGCACTCTGAAATCGTTGCTATATTTTAAACTGGCCAAAGTGTACTCTGTCTTTTTGAGTAAATCACAAACTACCCAAGCAGTTCCGCATCCCCCACTAACGTTCTTAAATGGACTGTGTTTATACTCGTTAGCCATTAAGGCGTTATGCATTTTATTGCCATACGCAAAGATGATACGAGTAATGCCTAACCGTTGGTTACGCAGTCTTACTTTATCAATTAGTGTTAAATTAGTAATGTGGGCACAGTTGTTGTCGTCGATTGTAAGTAATACATTCTTGACCTTAATACTGCCCTTGGTATGACTGTTTGTTGGCGTTTCTTTTGTGCTCCACGGAACATCGCAGTCAACGTGTTCTACATAATAAGTTTCCCCATGAAATTTAACGACCCACATAGGAATAGTCGAGTCTTCCAAATGTTTCTTGTTAAAGTGGAAAACTATATCATCACATGCAAATTCAATCTATGCCATTTTAATCTCCTTAAAAAATTAGCAATGTATTTATTGATCCCATTTAAACACCTTAAATGTTTTATCAATTATATGTTCTTTTTTACTAGGTGTAGTATCTGCTATTTCGCTGACAAAATGTATTTCAAAACCGTCGAACTTACCGTCGGTCATTTTGGTTAGTATTTTATCTACTTGTTTACCTGTACGTTCTTGTACAATGTTAGCAACAATTTGTTCAACAGTTTGAGCATCGATGTTAGTGCTGACATCCAGTTCAAATTGATAAGTCATAATATTTCCTTTGTTTGGTGCACCGAATGGGATTCGAACCCATAACCTTGAGCTTTAGAGACTCCGGCTCTAACCGTTGAGCTACCAGTGCTTTAATCTGTATGGGTCTTTCCCCACGGTCAATTCTTTAGCTGATTAATTTCTTCAACTAACGGTTGTATGTGATGAGTATACAATTGTTCCATCTGTTTGTAAAGACTCTGTCTTTCCGAATCTGACATGCCGGCAGTAATCGAACTGATGACTGTGTCATCGGATTGTTTGTTCAAACCGTAGTCATGACGCCAAGTGTAGCACATACCAGTTATAATTTCTTCTTTAGTTTTCAATTTGGCCTTCCTCTACTACACGACGTTCCCGATAGTGAACATTGATAAACTTTTTAGCACTTTCTAAGGTGCTAAACTTTCTAGTTATTCTGTAAGTATCTGAATCATTATGTTTGATTGGACTCCAGAAAGCCCACCAAAGAAATTTCTGTTCAGTCCATATTTCGTAATGGACATCACCATTGCCGTCTTTTTCTTCTACAATTTTATATTTGGTCATAGTCTACACTCTGCTATCATTTTAGATTTAACCTGTTGAAGTCTTTGATTCCACACGATTGCAGCTTGACGACATTCGTTTTCGGATTGATATCTGTTATGTTCAGCAAAGTTACTAGGCGTAGCTAACCAAAAAACTAAAATATAAGTTGTCATTGTTTTTCATCTTTCTTTTCAGGTTGTACGATAGCAGGAGGCTGTTCGGGCCATATCTTATCTTTGATATAGTTGGCACCAATCCAGCCCCAGGCTGAAAAGAATCCCCACACTATCATTTCTAATATCATTTAGTTCACCCAATGTCTTGTGTCGTAGAAGTGTATGATAGCTTCAAATCCCAGTAACGCTAGGCTAAGGAATAGACCACTATGACTCTGTCTAGTAGTCAATCTAAAATCAAATCCTACGATATCTGTGGTTTTATCAAATTGCAACTCTAGCATTTTATATTGGCTAAGTTCCCAACTAGGATTAGCCAAAGTTTCGAATCTATCACTGTATGGGTTGCGTATGTTAAAACTCAGTGAGATCATTCTTCAACTCCGAAATGTTTCTTAATCTGTTTAGCAATTCTAACTGCGGTATTAGTACAACAAGCATCTCCATCGGTGATATCATCTTCACTAACTTGGGCACACTCTCGCACAATCAACCGAGCGAACTTTTCAAATTTTTCAACATCTGGATTAGCATAGAATCCAGACTCTCTAGCAAGTTCTCTAATTCGTTCGTTCAAATCTTTTCTCCGTGTTTGAGTAACATCAACATATAATCCTTTGGTCGTTCGGGTTGACCATAACTATCGTGTGATACCTTGTCGTAACACTGACTACAGAAGTATCCTGATATGCTGTAGTAGCCGCTAAGGAACCAGCCATTACCATTTCTTACTTCGACACCGCAATTAGTACAGGTTAAGTTTATTTTCATCTGCGTTCTTTCTGTTTAGGAAACTTAGTACACCAAAGACATTTGGTACTCTCTTTACCATAAAAGTAAAGGTTCATATCAAACAGTTTACGACCGCAACCTGTACACACATAGGTGCTCATAGGCACATCAAGGTCAGACTCGCTCGATGCCTTTTGATTTTTCACCTTCTCGGATAACTTTAAGAAGCTCTCTTTGCTGATACTTGCTCTCTGCGGTTTGTCGTTTGTCATGAGTACTCACTTTCATTATGTCATCATAGTTACGAGCCCACTCTACACCTCGTAGCCATTTATCTATGTCTTGTAGTGTACCTGCGAATATTTCTGCTTCTCTATTATAAACAGGTAAGTGTTCGTCTAAAGGCATAAGAGCAATAGTATCGAACTCCATGCCAGAATATTTAGAAGGAGCAAATTTTAGGCCAATCTTGTTAGCCCGTTCTTCTACATCTCGAAAACTTTTTAAAAGCTGCCAACCAGCAACCATAGCAATATTAGCCATTACGGCTCCAAATTAGTTGTTAATAGTTGTATTGTACAGCAGATTAGAGTTTAAGTCAAGACCATTTGAGTTGATAAAACGTATAATCTACATCTTTGAGTTTGGCACGGATAACATATGTATAACCAAAACTAGCATGGTCTACCATTCTGTGCCAAATTGGTGATTCTATGGCATGTTCCATGACCCAGGAACCTTGTTCACTGTTTTGCCATTTTATAATTGGTTCAGCAGCATATAAGTCTGGATCTTCTACATCACCCATGGTAAAACGATGCACAGTTACATCGTGTATTTTGTGTACTCGATCTTCGATGACCATGTGCTCGCGTGTGTGTTTCAGTGGTGGCTCACCTAGGTATCCTGTGTAGTATGTATTTGTATATCCTGTTACACTCATTACATTAGTTGAGCTACAATTTGACTACGACGTTGAACATTTGGTTGTCCAAGTACAATCAAACCGTAGACCTTGCTTCCTTTCTCTACCAGCATCATAACACAACGACCAGCACTATTGGTAAATCCTGTCTTGCTGATTAAGATGTTATCATACTTATACAGTTCAGGATTAGTGTTGTGAAATTTAATATGTACATTCTTTTTGCCTTTAGGCACACTCAGATCAAAATTACGCAATGCTCCAATGTCCTGTATCACAGGATTGTTTTTAATACTGTTCAAGAACAGGACTAGCTCGCTGGCTGTGCTAACATTACCTGGTAACAAGCCTGAACTGTCCACAATCTGTGTGTGTATCAAACCAATATTGTGATTGTAAGTATTAGCATCTATGATAAACTGATTAAATCCACCAGGATGATTATTGGCCAGTACTTCAGCAGCTAGATTATCGGAATTCATGACCATGGCCTTGAGCAAGTCCATACGGCTAACATAGGTACCTCTGGGCACTTTACCACCGTTATGACCAGAGACATATAGCTTTTCGTACAGGTTAGCACTACTGTTAATCACGGTAATAGCTGTAAACATCTTGGTAATACTGGCTATACTGCGTACTTGATTACGATTGAACTCATCACTGAATTCACCGTTATCATAATCAAATAGCACATAACTGCCCGTGGCATAGTAGCTATAGTTAGGAGTCTTCTTAACTAAATGTGTTTTAGCCTTACGACTCTTTGCCTTTTTATGTTTTTTATTGGGCTTTGCGTCTGCTGCACCAGCAAAAGCAAATGCCAATAGAGTAGCTAGTAGTATTTTTTTCATAGTAGAATACTTATCTTACCAAAAAACTAGAAAAAACTATACTTTTTATGGAGCCGCACTTACACCACTATTGGCCACCGGATGACCATTATCAGCTTGTTCCTGTGCCAGAACAAACTTCTTGAACAGTTCGAAATTGTCACGTGCTTTTTCTAGGCCGGGATATTTTTCACAGAGATAATCTAATTTTTGTTGATCCATCATATGTTGATGTGCCCAATCAAGTGTGGCCTTTACCCAGTCCGGTAAGTCTACATTGGCATATGAAGGCGTAATACTTTGCCAAGTTATACCATCATATACTTCAAAATTCTGTGTACCAGGATTAAATCTCATCTGTCCAGCACTGAGAGCACTGCCGTTAATGTAAGGTAAGTTCATTTGCCCGCCACTTACGCTTACATAATTTGATCCGTTAATTCCTTTTATCATCGTCTGCTAACTCCTCTGCGTATTTGAGCAAGAACATTGTCCGTTTGTTTTCGCTGTAAAAATCTAAATGTATTTCTGTTCTAGTACGTCCACGTTCGGGCGGCAATGACAGAAGATAGTTCATCTCGTCCTGACTCATTTTAGCTTCTTCATAGGCCGCATATTCTTTATCGTAGTTTTTGTTCACATTCCAAGCTGTATGCTCACGCACTGTGAATCCTAATTTGGCTTTCATCTTTTCTCTAATGAAATAACTAGGAGGATACTCAGTTCGGAGTTTTTGATTTATCTTTGTCCAAGTTCTTTTGTGCATCTTTATTGGTTTCATTTTTTAATCCACAAATAGCCACTAACCCTTTGTTATCCCATTCTTTACGTGCTTCCATACATTCAGCGTAATTTGGATATACTTTGCTATAAACAAATTTCATCTTTGGTGGAGGATCAGTCCACAGTTGTACAATCAAGATCCAAGGTAGTAATTCCATGTCAACTCCATCTTAGTATAAACCAATTCCGACTTCGTTCATTTTTTAGTTTCCACATATTGAATGCCATGCGTTTGCCTAAATTATTATTACGAACCCAATTGTCTACTTGAATCATCATAGACTCGTTCATTAGACTAGAACTGTGTAGTTCCACCCAATGACCTTTTTTATCTGGTATGTCTATTTTAAACTTAGTTAATTCCATTGTAAAGAAATTTTATTGCCAACGCAGTCTGAACCAAGTATAATCTTTTTCGTGCCTAAAGAAAATACTTCGAACAACTATAAACCAACGGGCATTGATATCACCAGGTTCACTAGGACCAAAATTTTTATTAAGCCAATCCACTACTTCAGGACCTATACCAGTCGTTCTCACAATAATAAATTCTGTGTCGGGTTTCTTCTTCGGACGAGATTTTTCAACTTCGTATATCATGACCAGTCATCCATGTAGTCATCAGGAACTTGGTAGTTCCAAGGCTTACCGCCTAACTCTTCCCAGTTATCCCATTTAGTTATTTCGTCTTTGCAATGTTTAGGCATACCAATACTACCTACTACAGCATCACATTGGCCACAACGATAACTAATTTCATTTTCATAATCATAATAAGCAATACCTCCACAAGGTAAAGCCATTAGATCAGCAGGATGCGGATACTCATTCATAGAAATTTAAGTATAAAAAATGTTGCCAGTTGTTCATTATCTATATCTAATTGATAGTATACTGTTCTGCCATAGCCGTCGACTATCTCTTTCATTTCAATTTGCCAACCTTCGCCTATCTCTAATGTAGTATAACGAGCAGGTATTTGTTCATCTATTCTTTTTAATCCTTGTCCTGGACCTAAGTACGGACCTACATTTGCATCTAACCATTCTCGTAATGCTACTATAGTTTGCCTTCTATTAATGATTATTTCTGTTATATCAATAATCATTCTATGATATCGAACTCGTCTACAGGGTATTGTAGACAAATCCAAGTCCAATGTTCGGGTTTAAACTCCATGTAATAAGTGTCTAGATTTATGTCTTTGTATATTTTACAACGATATTGCCGTTCGAATTCTCGAGCAAACTGATCTTTGCTTAGTCCAGGATTTTGATCGCTGAATCTGCTAAACAGGACCCAGCCAGTTTGTTTCAACAAATTTACTTTTACGCACTCCATCGCAATACAAACCAATCTCTGTCTTTAATATCTTTGAAATAGAATCTGGCATTGTTACAATACCAACGCTGTCCAGGTGTCCATACACCATCCTTGGCAGTAGGGCCAAATGAGTCCACGACCCAAGCAATCATGTCATTCCACTGTAGTTCGTGTTTATGCATCCAGCCCACAGGCTTCACTTCATAATAGGATTCGCCGTTAAATTCTATTTGGCTTAATTTTAATTTATAAGGACCTAAGTCGTCTATAAGACGCTCAACAGCAGTTGCGTTCATAAGTTGTCGCTTACGCATTAGCTCCACTTAAGAGTAAACCAGTTTGCTTCTTTGTCTGTGGCAAAGTATATACGTCTTGTATACGCATCAAAATGCCAACACCATTCTGGATTGTGACTATTATTTTCAAACTCCCTATGACGCCAATCATCCTGTAGTGCTTCGATTTCCTTACTAGCACCAAAAGTTTTCCAGCACCATTCACGAATTTGAAAAAAGTTTTTGTCGCCGTAGCGTTTTAAGTCCAAGCAATATTTAAATGTAGGATGTCCTTTAAAACGTTTATCTGTCTTCTTAACTCTCATTACCACTCCATTTCAAAATAAACCAATCACGTTGACTTTCTTTACGAAAGCTCCAAAGTACATCTGTCATGCGCTTGCCTGTGCCTTGTTCACTGTCTGCCCAAGCATCCATTTCTTCTTGTGTTTGTTGCCAGTGTTCGTCGCTCCAGTCTTCCGGGCGTTCAACGATAATACCTGGCAGTTTAAACATACCAACTTCACAGGTTTTAAGTTTCATATACAAAGTGGTATTACGTTCAGGCAATACAATATCGTCTAATTGTTTTAATAGTTCATCGTAGTTCATAATATGAATCCCGCTTTCCTAAACTCCACAATAGCTGTTGGATGCTCATGATATGGTACAGTTACATATAACCAGTTTCCGGTTTGCAAATCTTCTATCATCTTTTTAGCTTCAGCTAGACTCATTTTCGTGAACTGTCGTAAAGTTTTTATCAGATGAATCTTATCTGAACTAGGATAAGCACCGATGATTTTAACATGACCCTCGGCTCGATCTCCATCCATCATGGCTCTAAACACTTCTAGTTTAAGACGACGGTCGATGGTATTAGCAATTGTATCCCACATAGCCATACCTTGTTCAGCACCATAGTTTTTAGTGATGCTTTGTACAAAATTAAGACTATTGAATATTAGAACTGGATCAATGTTCTCAGTTTTCATCTATTTCTTTCTTTAATATAACTCTAGCCCATTCACGATTGAATCCATCAATCTCTTTTCGAAACTCATCATGAGCTTCCTGCACAGTGCTACATGCTGTTAAAGACAACGCAATAATAACAAAAATTGATTTATACCCAATCATAAGTTTTCTCAAATATCTCTCGATCACAGATATACAGTTCACCATCAATGCCTTTCATAAGGTAATCACCAGGCTTACCTTGTTTATAATTGCCTTCTAATGTGTTTACTCTGAACTCTGTGCCAATTTGCTGAGCATGTATAACAATAGGTCGTTTCATACAACCACGCATGCCTTCTACTTGTTCAAATGTTTCAAAAATTTTCATGTTTTAGCCTTTATGCAATAAGCGTCTTGTTTAACAGAATCTTTTTTATATTGTTCTAACAACCTAATACATTCTGTCATTGTATTAGTAGTTGCTCTTGCTTCAAAGTTATATTCAGGAGGATTGATATTAAGTGTAGTAACTATTAAAAATATCCACATTATCTTTCCTTAGACAATTCTGCTACCATTAAAAACTTTTCATAAGCTAGACGTACACTTGGATTGGTCATAAGTTTTTCTGCTTCTTCTATCATGACCCGAACTCCAGCTTCGGCAACTTCCCTAATGCTAGGATGTTGTAATCCTCTAGCTTCGTCGCCCCACACTGCGATTAAGTTGTTCCAAGCATCGAGTTCTTCTTGCGTCAGTGCTCTACGATTAGGACGTATCTCAGATGCTTTGGATAGTTTTTCGCAAATAGCATCTTCAGCCACCCGCCCAGCAGCAATCATAGCAGCATAATTAGGTTCAATATTATAACGACGACTACTACCACCAGGATAGCACATTACAAGATGATTACCTTTTGGAAAACTATTCATTAGATCATTGTCGTATTCGGCCACAGGTACATATCTACGTCCACGTTTTTCGTAGTAGATCTTTTTAGTCATGTTTAGGAATATTAATTTCTCTGTTGTATTGACTTTCTATACTATTTCTAGCTTCTGGACCTGGATACTTTACATTACTCTCAACAGGTAATCCAAAGGCGTTACGAATGTTTCTACGATCTGCTTGACTCATACAAATTTGAGCACACTCTTCTACTACCAGAGCGACCACGAACTCAATACGATTTTGACATTCTTCACTGATGTATTTGTGTGTGCCAGATTCTTCCATTAGTTTTTTAAGTTTGCTGTTCATTCTTCAAATCCAAAATGTTTGTATATTAAATGGACACCTTGACCGCGACTGATCATATCACGAAGCATAGGATCCAAAGCACCCGCACAATCTTTTATAATCAATTCTGCGAAACGTATGATAGCTTCACGGTTGTACTCATCCATTTCATCCCAGCAGCCTTGTGCTGTTAATCCTGCTTGATACATAAGATCATCAATTCTAGAGTTCATTTTTTACTAACCTATCTGGTATATCAATACGTAAAGTTTTACACACTGTCTTTACATCAGTTTTAAATACACGAACAATACGCAATACATCATCTTCGTCGAATTCATAGTAACCAAAATACAAATAATCTTCAACCATTTGATCAGCAAACAGTTTTATTTTTTTGCGTAATTTAGGATCCATTAGTCCTCCACATGTTTACACTTGCCTCTAAAAGTAAAGCCAGGACAAGTACAAGTGTGTTCGATATCATTAACAAAATAACTATTACCTTTGCTACCTTTGACTTCGCGTAACGAGGATTGTACTTTCACTTCAAACGGATTGTCATCCAGTTCGATAAATTTGCGTCCTCGTTTGTCAAATCCTTTGATAGGATTTTTAAAGTAAAATGGATCGGTATTGCCATCCATAATATAAGCAATCAAAGTATTACCATCCAAAAGGTAAGTATGATTCGGAGTTGTCCAATCAGTTATTTCTTTATATGCTTTCATTACCAAATCTCTCCACGCTGTCTACGAATTATAGCTTCATTTTCAAAGTTGGGTAGTTGCTGGAAGAACTCTCCCCTGCACATTTGCGGATCATAAGGACGTAATCCTGGACAGGTAGTAGCAATTTGCTCAATGGTCGAGCAACCTGTTAACAAAAGTGCTATTGTTGCAAAAATGTAACGCACGGAACGCTCCTGCATTAGTTGAACATGACGCTATTATAATATAGTTCTGCATTAAAGTCAACAGTTATTTCGGTAAATTTACAGTTGACATTCAAAATTAACTATTATATACTGAGCCTGTAGTAAATAAATTTGGTCAAGTGAAGACCGCAACCAGTGGGCAAGTGAAGCCCCATTTTTAGGAGAAATCAAATGACAGCAGTATCTCACGCTCAAAAGATTAACAATCGTTATCTTAAATCAACTAGCCATTTTGTCACGTTACAACAACGTCTTTCAGATGCGCTTAAAGCAGCACCAGTATTTGTAAACATGCTGACCGGAATGTTGGACGAATTTAAACGTCGCAACGCCAATTGCGGTAAATTTTCGGATCTTAAATTGTGTGAAGCAATTATGGTTCCTATGGATAAGATCCTAATTGATACTACGATGCAGCGTAATCTTAATTTGCGTCATATATTAAACATTCTACAAAATTTCCGCAGTACAATGATTATGGCTATCCAAGTCTACGAAGACGAAAACAAGCCAGGATACTATATTGCATGGGATGGGCAGCACACTGCCATTACACTTTATATTATCTTAACTAAAATATTTGGCGAACAGGTTGCTGAAACACTTGTGCCAGTTGTTCGTTATAATGTAAAACACAAATTAGAAATTCGTCGTAACTTTATTTTGCTTAACGGCGATGCTAAAGAAGAATTAGACTTTATTGACAAATACATTCAGATGGTATTTGGTGTCAAAGTTGATCATGCAGACGACCCAGAGTGGGTAGACACTGCACTTAAGAATGATTATCTTGCTGCCGCAGGTCTGTTTGTTACACACTCCAAGTTTGGTGACGAAGATCAACCGGGAGCATTTACTTTGCTTGCTGACACATTAATGAGCAAGAGTCTTAAGACACGTAAGCATCCCGAAGTTACACGTATGTTTGCTCAATATTGGAGCTTCTTGAATGAACAACGTCCTGTAGAAGCTAAGGAGGCTAGACAGTTGTACGAATATTTCAATCTGTGCTATGAACAAAACATCACCGTCGACGATGTATACTTGCTCGAGTTCGTAGCATTTACTAAAAAATACTTTGATGCAGACTTTGGTCCTAATGGCAGGTTCTGGGACAAAGTTCGTATAGCATATGAGTCTTGGTATCGTAATGCTAATCAGCATAGCACAGACGTCGACTCCAATGGTAATGTTATTGTACGTGGGTTCACTACAGAGATGCGCACAGGTATTCCTTTCTTGACCGCACAACTTAAGAAGAGTACCAAGTTGACTGTGCCTTTATATAATGCTAATAACGGTTTTACTGTTGACAAAAAGGACCTGTGGTAACATGTATACACTACGAGATCCTAATAGGGACAAGTTGAAAGGTCAAAGTGTTCTAAAAGAACAGATCAAAAAGAATCTTACATGTCGTATGGATGATTGCAAGAATTCTTTGACCATGTTTGACGGTCCAGGTAGTGATGTGTTGTGCAGAGATCATCAACTTAAACTTGTGGAGTATGGTGGTCCAGGTAGGTTAGACAGATTACACACACTGCATCGCAAATGGGTGTGTGACGATTGCGGTGTAGATGTTTCAGAACAAGTAAGAATGAAATATCCAGGCATGGAAGAAAAAGATCCTGTGCTGTTTAACAGACTGTGTCGCAATCGTATCATTGGAGATCATCAAGTTCGTCAAGCTGACGGAGGTGACGATTCAGAAGATAATATAAGATCTTTATGTTTGAATTGTAATTCAGATAAAACAATTATAAACGAGGATTGGCGTAGGGGTGAAAAAACCGAGACGGAGGATTTAGACTCATAAATATCTCTAAGTGAGGTATATATGAGAGTATTAGTGACCGGTTGTGAAGGATTTATCGGCCGGAATATGATGTCTTATCTTCATCTTCAGCCTGAATGGGTAGTTCAAGGCTGGAACTGGAGTCCTAATCGAGATGAATGGCCTGTTGTACTTGAATATGATTGGGTCATTCATCTCGGTGCCATAGCTGACATGACTGAAACTGATGTAGAAAAAGTCATGTATCAAAATTATGATTTCACTATTTGGCTCTATCATGAATGCCAAAAGCATGGTGTAAATCTACAATATGCTAGTTCTAGCAGTGTCTACGGTGACACTAAAAATTTCAGTGAATTTGCACCTTGTACTCCTCAAACTGCTTATGCTTGGAGTAAGTATCTTAGCGACAGGTATATTTTTAGCCAAACACATACCGCTTTCGTTCAAGGATTTAGATATTTTAATGTATATGGAAAATGGATGCATTTGCGTGGCCGTAGGGCTAATGCTATCTATAAATGGCGACAACAGGCACGTAAACAGGGCTACATAGAAGTTTGGGAAAATGCAGAACATATCAAAAGAGATTGGACATGGGTAGGTGATGTTTGTAAAATACACTTAGATTTCATACTTACAGTTAAAGGCAGTGGAATTTGGAATGTAGGCAGCGGCTTAGCACATAGTTTCTTAGATATAGCAGAGCATATTGCAGAACAAGAAGGCGTAGAACTTAGATTAATTCCTATGCCAGACGCAGAAAAATCAAGATTTAGAGCTAAGACCTGTGCAGATCTAACACATCTTAAAGAAACCGTGGGCAGACGTAAATGGTTAAATGTTTACGAGTGGTTAGACTTAGAAGTTTAAGGTTAAATACTGTACTATGAAAACTAATGAGTTTATTAATCAAGAAGAGCTTTCTGATCTAGACGAACGTGCTAGTAGAAAACTCTGTTTAAGTACTACACCTAATCAAGATTTAGGTGCCAGCAATCTTGCTAGCTGTAAGAGTCAAGGGTTACGTGCTAGAGAAGGTGGAAAAAGTCATTTAGTTGGTCACGGCGGCAGCAAAGTAAGAATTTCTGTTGGTGGCAAAAAGATAAAAGGTAAAAAATATGGAGGTCCTTTACCTGATTACGGAACAAGGAAAGGTCAATGAGATTTAATGAATTTAAAAATCTAATTACAGAAGCACAAAAAGGCGCTCAGGCCTCTGTGGCACAATTTAATGAGCCAGGTTATTTTACTGTGGGAGATAGTCATAGTAATGGTGTAGGTAATTATGGAAGAGGCAAAACTTGGAAAGCGTTAGGCATGGACGGTGCTAGCGCATTTGATCCTATGCATCCAGCAGCTATCGCTAAGATTCCTTCAGGTAGTGTTGTGGCTATAAGCTTAGGAGCCAATGATTTAGGATCTAAACCCATTCCACAAATTGTTAGTCAAGTTAATAAAATTATTGGCGATGCTAAAGAAAGAGGATTAGAAGTTGTTTACTTGTTGCCTACAGCTACCACTGATCTTAAAAAGAAAGATAAAAGAGATGAATTAAGAAAAGCATTAAACGCCGGTATTAATGTTCCTACATATGATTTAGGCACAGTCAAAGGTGGCGATGGTCTTCATCAACCCATGGGCGTTTATGGAGGCATTGCCAATCGAATAGCTTCAGAACATACACTTAGCAACAAAACTAAATTAGGTACACCTGATCAAAAACCTGGAGCACCTAGCGTTAAAGATCGTATTGCTACTTCGGCAGAATTAGAGCAAGGTCCTCCATATCCTTCTAGTCAAAAAGATGAAGTAACGACCATGCAACAATCTTTACAAGATTTAGGATATAGTGTAGGAAGAACAGGAGTTGATGGTAAGTATGGACCTTTTACAGCGGCAGCAGTTGCAGCCTTTAAGAAAGATTATGACTTAAAAGGTAATGGATCAGCTTTTGGAAAAGAATCATTTGACATGCTGAGTAAAATTAATGCTGGACAAGTAGCTAAAGTTAAAATTCCAACAAGTGTGAATACAGAGAAAGGTGCAGATTTAGATATACCTGCTTTAACTTCAGTGGAAAATGTAGACAAGGCTAGAAAGGTTGCAGAAACATTCCTAGGTCGCACCATGAATGATGATGAATGGAAACATTTGATTCAAACTACTAGTGCAGAATCTAGTCCCAATTCTGTAGAAATGGCACAAATCGCTGCGGTTATTCTTAATAGAACAAGAGAAAGATATGGCGGAAAAAGCACTGTAGTCGGAGTAGTATGGGCACCTGGTCAATTTGAACCCGTAACCGGACATCCTATAAAAGGTGGCGGCTGGACTGGACCACATCCTAACTTCACAACTCCAGTAAGCAAGGCTAGATTAGCTAAGATAGTTGATTCTTTACTAACTAACTTACCTAATGCAGATAAGTCATTCTTGAATTTTACTAGTGCTAACCCGGCAGCATATAAAACTGCCTCAGGCAGAAAGTTCTTGGATAAAATGTATGCATCTGGCGGAACTAAGATTGGCGGAACAGTATTCGGAACAGTGGCCTAATGTCAACTACAGGAAAATTATTAATAGCACCTCCTAATGTTAGAGGAAACTTTTGGCAAAGAACAGTAATATTTGTAACAGAAGATCATGATAGAGGCAGTGTAGGTCTAGTGTTAAACAAGACTAGTAAAATGTCTATCAAAGAGTTTTCAGAACAACATGGAGTAGAAAGTGATGTTGAAGGATCTATCTATGTAGGCGGTCCCGTAAATGTTAATGCTCTTACAGTATTACACAGTTCAGAATGGGAATGTGGTAATACACTAAGAATTAATAATCGCTTTAGTCTAAGTAGTTCTTCGGATTTGTTGTATCGATTTTCTATTGGCGATAAACCAAAACATTGGAGAATATTTGCAGGCTTATGTGCATGGGCACCAACACAACTACATTCTGAAATTCAAGGTGTAAACGGTTATAATCATGATAAAAGCTGGTTGATATCTTCTGCTTCTAAACATTTGGTTTTTGATTTAGATTCAACTGAACAATGGACAGCCGCAGTAGAAAGATCCAGCTTTGAATTCGTCCAAACGGTACTTGCTTAATTATTCATTTGACTATATAATGTAGTTTTACTCAACGTTTCAAATAAAAAATGGCAGACACACTTGTTCTTAACGCTGACGGAGCGCCGGTTAGCATCATTCCTTTGAGTGTATGCGATTGGCAAGAGTCAATTAGATATATGGTCCTGGATAAGGCCCATGTATTAGCATGGCATGAAAATTGGATCGTTCATAGTGCTACTTGGGAAACACAAGTACCTAGTATTATCATGCTCAAAGACTACATGAAACCAAAAGCTGCTGTTAGATTTAGCAAGGGCAATGTATTTCTACGAGACTTGTACAAGTGTCAATACTGTAATGTTACTCTAACCAAAAAAGACTGTACCTTGGATCATGTTCATCCTATCAGTTTAGGTGGTAAAAGTGTTTGGGACAACAGTGTAACAGCCTGTGGTCCATGTAACGCTCGTAAAAGTAATAGTACTAAAACTAAGCCGCGTATTAAGCCCTACAAGCCTAGTTACTACGAACTTGTAAACAAAAGGAAAACTCTTCCTTTTCAAGTTAGAGATCCGGCTTGGTTAGAATACTTACAATGAAAAAACTTTTCTTTTTCGTACTTGGATGGTTATGCTTGGTAATGGCCTATATTGGTCTAGTAACACCTGGCATACCATTCAGTATCTTTTTAGTAGGTGCTGCTTATTGTTTTAGTAAGAGCAGCGACCGTATGCATCGGTGGTTATACAATCATCCACGTTTTGGTCCTTTCCTTACTAATTGGGGAGAAAAACGAGTATTCCCCCAAAAGGGTAAGTATGCCATGTTAGCAGTAATGAGCAGTAGTTTACTGTTTATGTGGTTCACTGTGCCTATTAAAGGCGTAATCTATACTGCTGTCACTATGGCTCTAGTAGCTATTTGGGCATGGCGCTTTCCTAACAGTGTAGAAGAATGGCAACGTCGTAAAGACAACGGAGAAAAAATAGGATGGTTTAAGTAAATAACTGTACATTATTAAGGTGTTCAGTTATGAAAAAACTATTATTATTACTAGCAGTATTGCCGTTGTTTGCCTTCGCTCAAAAGCAACCACAGGGCGTTACCTACGAAGCACAGATTTTAAAAGTCACAGATGGCGATACAGTTGTTATTGCTGCTCCTTATTTGCCAGCGCCAATCAAACCTCAATTAGCAGTTCGTGTATACGGTGTAGATACACCTGAAAAAGGACACAGAGCGCAATGCCCAAGTGAAGCAGAACGTGGTGCTATGGCTACAAAATTTACAACACAGTTAGTAGCACGAAGCACACAGCGATTTGTAGTACTTTACGGTTGGGATAAGTTCGGCGGCCGTGTGCTAGGCGACATTATTCTAGATGGTCAAAGTTTACGTGCTCAATTAATCGCTAATGGGTTTGCTCGAGAGTATTATGGAGAAGCTAAACAATCATGGTGCAACTGATTGGCCCAGATAATCCAGACGATGATCGTCCTATTATTCCATACGGAGAACATTGATGCGTAAAATAGCAGCCAGCTTACTTGTTGTATTACTTGTAGGCTGTAGTACAATTAAAGATAAGATTCCTAGCTTCTGGGATGATAATCAAAGTCGTTCAGTAATAGATATTAGACAAAGTGTTTTAGATTTAGATTGTAAACAACCACATGCACCTCAAGTAGCCGTAATTAAGAAACACATGGATTGGTTAATCATTTATAGTCAAGTTAAAGACACTAGAGATGTACTACGTCTAGTGAAGCCGATGAATGAAACTGTAAATGACTTTTATGATCGTAGTATGGTTAAACAAGGCAGTGAAGCCTACTGTAATATGAAAAAGAAAATATTAGATACACAAAGTGGTACGGTAGCCAAAGCAGTTATTGGGAGATTTTAAATGAGCGATTTATATCAATTAGCACAAAGCGATAAACCTTGGGTAGCGCAACGAGCGCAAATGGCATTAGAATTGCAGGCTCAGTATAGTAGCGGACAAATTAGTCCAGATGAATATAAAGAATTACTGGAAGATTTAGTTAGAACAGATGTATTAGATTCGGAGGCAGACGACATGCATACCAAAACTATGCTAGTGTATGCTGTATACGGTCTAGCTCAAATAGTATAATTAGGATCATCTACATCATTCATGTGATCCGCAACTGGTTTAGTCTTATCTAAGTAATTCTTTTTATATCGTGTCTTAGATAAAGTAGCATCATACGTAGATTTACCCCATTCTTTGATTTGAACAAGCATTGGGTGTTTTAATTTTTGAACAATTCTAGCACTCATTGCTTCCATTACTTGATCAACATCTTGGCCAGCAGCAATTTGTTTTACAGCTTCGCCATATTCATGCAAGCTAACTCGTTCAGCCCATTGTTCAATAGGTTCTTTTGGATTATATTTCATAGCTAAAGTATATTATCTCTTATTCCTGAAGTCAACAGTAACGATAAATAAAAGCACGGAGAATCTGAATGAGAGCTAGAGAATTCACTATCAATGTGCCAATAACGATCAAAATAAATGGTGATGCAGAACCAGAAATTGATATGCCCGGTACAGATGATGCCAAAGATCCAACTGAGCTCAAAGATAATCCTGTAATGGTTCCTCCGTTGCAACAAGATATTGAAATGAAAAAAGCTGAACAAGGGAAAGTCAGTCCTATTATTCAAGATCTAACACAAGACGAAGAGGAACACGATCCTGATAACCCAATCTTCCAAAAGTAATAAACCAATAAATACACTAAATCAAGGAATTTAGTGTGGCATTTTTCCGTAAAATTAAAGCCGGTCTTGTCAAGAATGATATAGAATCATTTATTGGTGAGGAAGGTAATCTATTTTTCAACATTGAAACCGGAGAGTTACGTCTCAGCGACGGGTCTACACCCGGTGGAAATCCTATAGGAGGTAATTCTGTTACTACTATTAGTAACATAGAACCAGTTGAACCAACAAATGGCACTATATGGTACAATCCTGATAATAATGAATTAAGCATTTATTACGATGATGGAGCATCTCCTGATTGGTTTTCTGTTGCAGGTGGCGACGGAACTGGTCCACGAGGATTTACTGGTAGTCAAGGTAGTCTTGGATATACAGGTAGTGCTGGAACTAATGGGTTTACTGGTAGTCAAGGTAATAGTGGATACACAGGATCTGCTAGTACAATTCCAGGATATACAGGTAGTGCTGGAACTAATGGATTTACTGGCAGTGCTGGAACTAATGGATTTACTGGCAGTGCTGGAACTAATGGATTTACAGGTAGTGCTGGAACTAATGGATTTACTGGCAGTGCTGGAACTAATGGATTTACTGGCAGTGCTGGAACTAATGGATTTACTGGTAGTGCTGGAACTAATGGATATACAGGTAGTGCTGGAACTAATGGATTTACTGGCAGTGCTGGAACTAATGGATTTACTGGTAGTCAAGGTGACATAGGATATACTGGTAGCCAAGGCAATATTGGATACACAGGTAGCGCTGGCATAGTAGACGGCATGAGCAGTAATGGAATAGATACAATTACTGTAGATGCAGGATATAGTATTATTCCGGCAACTGATGGTTTACAAAATTTAGGATCCCCTACAAATAGATTTGGAACCATTTATGTTGGAAGTAACTCTATAGATATTGGCGGCACGGTACTTAGTATTGATCCAATAGATGGTGCTCTAAAAGTTACACTTCCTTCAGGCAACTTACAATATATTAAAGCTGAAGGGTTAGTATTTCCTAACGGAACAATTCAAACAACTAAAGCTCCTAGGATGTATACAAATACAGATGCTGCTGCCGGATTAACTATTGAAGATCTGATACCTGGAGACTTTTATTATGACGATGGTACAGAGAGTATTTTTATTATGGTAGATACAGGATTAGGATATAATTCTTTATTAGATTTAACAGTTAGAGCACAAGGTTAACTATGGCAATTTTTTATTATCCTTATCCATTAAGCACTCCAGCTAGTACAAATTTTTCATACGCTGTAGGCGATTACTTTATAAATCAAAACGGAGCAATATTTAGAGCTGCCGCTGGCACAGGACTAAGTGCAGGAAAATTAGTTTGGCCACAACCTACGGGGATCAAACCTCCTGTAGCTAGACCAAGTATAACTGTCAATACTTTATCAAATAATAATGTAGTAGTTAGAAATAATTCATTTACTACAACTGTAGTAAAGGCAGTTGGAGGAGCTGCTATTATACCAACAGGTGGAACAAGTGTAAGTTCTCCTGGCACAACTCCGATTTTAAATTTTACAGTTAGTCCAGCATTACCGGCAGGGATAACTTTAACTGCTACTAATAAAACTGTAATCACTATTCAAAATACTGATGGTACAAGTAATTTATTTAATAGTGTAGAACTAACCTTATCCGGAACTCCAACAGTCGCTACTGCAAATACAACTTATGTAGTAACATTTACTGACAGTGCAGGTCAGGTTGGTAGTACAACATTTAATCTAACTGTGGAATCTGGACTTGCTATTTTATCTTCTACTCAAGCAATTGCATCAAGAATCCTTACACAGTTTGTTGCAGCAGCTACTTTCACTCCAGTGACAGGCAGTGGCGGCGTAGGAGCATTGACCTATAGCATTAGTCCAACTTTACCAAGTGGTCTACAATTTAATACTACAAATGGATCTATATCAGGAACACCATCTGTTACCTTAACTCAAACTACCTTTACAGTTACAGTAACAGACACCGCAGATCAAACAAGCAGTAAGACTTTTAGTTTAACGGTGAATACACCACCTGCAATAGTTCCTGCGACTTCCACTAATATTCCAACACTTACACAAGGTGCAATCGTTACACCATTTACACCTGTCACAGTGTCAGGTGGTGTTTCTCCGTTATCATACAATATTAGTCCAAACTTACCATCTGGATTGAGTTTTAACACAAGCACTGGACAAATAACCGGAACACCAACAGGTGTAAGCGGAACAACGACTTATACAGTTACTATAACAGATTCAGTAGGTCAAACTAGTAGTAGTACATTTACTCTAACAGTAAATGCTGCACCTATAACGACTACTGTATCAGTTTCGAATTTTACAGCAACTCAAAATGTAGCAGTTACTCCATTTACTCCTGTCACAGCTAGTGGAGGATTTGGAACTTTAGCATACGCTGTAAGCCCAAGTTTACCTTCTGGGTTGACTATCAATTCTGGTACAGGACAGATTAGCGGAACTTCGACAGTAACGTTATCGCAGACAATATTTACTATTATAGTAAGTGATCAGGCTAATCAAACTAGCAGTAAGACTTTTCAGTTATTAGTAAATGCGCCTAGTGCAATTATAACGACTCAATCTGTTGCTACTAGTTCTCTAGTGATTAACACTAATATTACTCCATTTATTCCTGTAACAGCAAGTGGGGGTTATAGTAATCTAACATTCGGTATTAGTCCTACACTTCCAGTTGGTTTAAATTTTAATACATCGACTGGACAAATTACTGGAACACCTACTGCTCTAAGTGGATCTACAACCTATACAGTTACAGCCACTGATACTTTAAATCAAACTAGTAGCAAGACGTTTACTTTATCTGTAATTAATCCTCCAATCACTACAACTGTAAATGTTCCTACAAGAACTATTACTCAAGGTGCAGTGATGGCTGCATTTACGCCTGTATCAGGCAGTGGTGGCGTAGGAGCATTAACCTATAGCATTAGTCCAAGTTTACCAAGCGGCTTAACTTTAAATGCTGCTAGTGGACAAATAAGCGGAACTCCTACATCTGCGATATCGCAAACAACTTTTACTATAACTGTTTCAGACACAGTAAATCAAACTAGTAGCAAAACATTTACATTAACTATTAATGCGCCCCCTGCTTTAAATGCAACTGTGTCAACAAATGCATCAACATTTATAAGAAATGTTGCTATTACTCCTTTTAATCCGGTTGTAGGATCTGGCGGCAGTGGAACTTTGTCTTACAGCATTAGTCCAAGTTTGCCAAATGGTTTAAGTTTTATTACATCAACTGGACAAATAACTGGAACACCTACTGTTACATCTGTACAAACTACGTACACGGTTACTGTCAGCGATTCAGCCAGCCAAACTGCAAGCAATACGTTTATAATAACAATTGAATTACCCCCGGCTATTACTACGACTTTAGAAAATGCCAATGTTACATTTACTAAGTTACAAGCTGCAACTGCGGTTGCACCTGTAAGTGCTGCTGGTGGTTATGGATCAATTACTTTTAATATTAGTCCTAGTCTTCCTAATGGTATAACATTTAGTTCTAGTAATGGTAGAATAGGAGGTACACCTTCGACTACTAGTTCTGGTAATTTTACAATTACTGCAACGGATTCATTAGGTCAAACTAGTAGTAAAACATTTAGTTTAACAGTTGTTAATCCTGTTCTAGTAGCTGTACAAAACATTTCATCTAGATCAATTGTTCAGAACATTTTAACCACTGCATTTATTCCAGTAACCGGATCTGGAGGAACAGGAACTTACTCATACAGTATCAGTCCAAGTTTACCAAGTGGATTAAGTTTTAACACAAGCACGGGACAAATTAGTGGAACACCTACTAGTATAATAAACACTACAACATTTACCGTAACTGTAACTGATACTGATAATTCTACTGCTTCTAACACTTTTAGTTTAACAGTTACTTCTCCTCCTGCTTTAGTCTTAACACCCAATGTTTCAACTGTTACATTAACTCAGGATGTTGTTGTTGCAACCTATACTCCGGTGGCTGTGTCAGGAGGTGCAGGTACAAGAACTTTTAGTATAAGTCCTAATTTACCAAGTGGTTTAACATTTAATACTATTACAGGAACATTCTCAGGAACACCAAGTGGTGCTAATAATTTAACTACCTATACTTTTACTGTATCTGATCAAGCAGGACAAACTAATAGTGTAACATTTTCAATAGAAGTTTTACCACCACAGATTTTATTGACTGTAAACTCTGCTACTAACATTTTTACTCAATATAGTCAAATAACTTCTTTTGTTCCAATCAGTGCAACAGAAGGATCAGGAACTTTAACTTATTCTATCAGTCCTAGTCTTCCTACAGGATTAACATTTAACACTAGTACGGGATCTATTTCTGGAACACCTACTAGTGTTTTAGGCTTGACAACGTTTACAATAAGTGTAACAGATAGTTTGAGTCAAACAGAATTTGATACGTTTACTTTAGTAGTAAATGAAGATCCGCCTACACCTATCACAACTATATCTAATGTTAATCCTGTAATTCTTACTAGACTAGAAGCAGCAGAATTAATACCTGTCACTGCTACTGGAGGGGAAGGAACTTTAACTTATTCTATTAGTCCAAGCACATTACCTCCTGGTTTATTTTTCAGTTCTTCTACAGGATCAATAACTGGAATTCCAACTGAAGTTTTTTCTACTAGTACATTTACTGTAACAGTTACAGACATAGTACCTCAAAGTGAATCAAGATCATTTACACTAGAAATTAAACAGGAAATTGTAGAAGTAGGAAAAGGATACACTGGGAGTAGAGGATTTACTGGTAGTGTAGGATTTGTAGGTAGTCTTGGTTACACAGGAAGTAAAGGATTTACTGGTAGTGCAGGTGTTGGATACACGGGTAGCAAGGGAGATCCAGGAACTTCAGTTACTATTTTAGGATCATTAAATTCTATTTCAAATCTTCCAGCCAGCGGTAATGCCGGAGACTCGTACTTAATTTCTGGAGACTTATATGTTTGGACAGGATCGACTTGGACGAATGTAGGACAAATTCAAGGTCCTGACGGTTATACAGGTAGTCAGGGAAATATAGGTTATACTGGATCAGAAGGTATAGGATACACTGGATCAGAAGGTTATACTGGTAGTAAAGGCGATTTAGGATTTACTGGTAGTAGAGGATTTATAGGATTTACTGGTAGTAAAGGCGATTTAGGATTTACTGGATCAATTGGCTTTACTGGATCAGTTGGATTCACTGGTAGTCAAGGAACAATTGGTTTTACAGGAAGTCAAGGTATAGGATATACCGGTAGCTTAGGAGATACAGGATATACTGGCAGTCAAGGATTTGTTGGATCACAAGGTGATACTGGATTTGTAGGTAGTCAAGGGGTTCAAGGCTTTACCGGCAGTCGAGGCTTTACCGGCAGTCAGGGAGATTTTGGTTATACAGGTAGTCAAGGCGATATTGGTTATACAGGTAGCCAAGGATTCACAGGTAGTCAAGGTGTTGGATATACAGGTAGTCAAGGTATTGGCTTTGCAGGAAGTAGAGGATTTACTGGCAGTCAAGGCGACTTTGGATATACAGGATCACAAGGAGATATTGGCTACACAGGCAGTATAGGATACACCGGTAGTCAAGGTGACTTTGGTTATACAGGATCACAAGGCGATACAGGTTACACCGGGTCGGTGGGGTTTGTAGGTAGTCAAGGTGACATAGGTTTTGTAGGTAGTCAAGGTGATATTGGCTACACAGGAAGTGTAGGTTATGTAGGTAGTCAAGGTGACATAGGTTTTGTAGGTAGCCAAGGTGATATTGGCTACACAGGTAGTATTGGTTATGTAGGTAGTCAAGGTATAATTGGATTAACAGGTAGTAAAGGAGACTTTGGATATACCGGATCGTTAGGTTATACAGGCAGTCAAGGTGACATAGGTTTTGTAGGTAGTAAAGGAGATATTGGTTACACAGGTAGTACTGGTTATACAGGTAGTACTGGTTTTGTAGGAAGTCGTGGAGATATTGGCTATACTGGTAGTCAAGGAGAACAAGGATATACTGGTAGCAAAGGTTCAGATGGTACTAGTGTTATAATAATAGGATCTGTTAATAACGCTAATCAATTACCCTCAGACTATACCGGAAACATAGGTGATTCCTATATTGTTTCTAATACTGGTCATTTGTACATTTGGACAGGAACAACTTGGACTGACGTAGGTGTAATTCAAGGTCCTATTGGTTATACAGGTAGTCAAGGTGTAGGATTCACAGGTAGTACTGGTTACACCGGCAGTCAGGGAATTATTGGTTATACAGGTAGTCAAGGCGATATCGGTTATACCGGATCAATTGGATTCACTGGTAGTATTGGATTTACTGGTAGTCAAGGTACTATAGGATATACAGGTAGCAAAGGAGACCTAGGCTTTACTGGTAGTGTTGGATTTACAGGTAGTCAAGGCATTGTTGGATATACCGGATCACAGGGGAATATAGGATTTACTGGTAGTCGTGGATTTAGCGGCAGCAAAGGAGACTTAGGCTTTACTGGCAGTGCAGGTGTTGGATACACAGGTAGTCAAGGTTTTGTTGGTTCACAAGGCGACATCGGATACACTGGCAGTCGTGGTGTTGGATTTACAGGTAGTGTTGGATTTACAGGTAGTCAAGGTAATTTTGGTTATACAGGTAGTCGTGGTGATTTAGGATTCACCGGCAGTGTTGGTTATACAGGTAGTCAAGGAGACTTCGGTTACACAGGTAGTCGCGGCGATTTAGGATTCACCGGCAGTGTTGGTTACACTGGATCACAAGGATTCATCGGCTTCACTGGTAGTCAAGGAGACTTTGGTTATACAGGCAGTAAGGGATTTGTCGGTTCACAAGGAGACTTTGGTTATACAGGCAGTCAAGGCAACACAGGTTATACTGGTAGTAGAGGTTTCACTGGCAGTCAAGGCGCAACTGGCTTCACTGGTAGTCAAGGCGACTTTGGTTATACAGGCAGTGTTGGTTTTACAGGAAGTAAAGGAGAAGGATTTACTGGTAGTCAAGGTGACCAAGGATTCACTGGATCGATTGGTTTCACTGGTAGTCAAGGTGTAGGATTTACCGGTAGTAGAGGTTCAGTAGGTTTCACTGGTAGCACAGGGGACAGAGGTTATACTGGTAGTATTGGTTTTACAGGCAGTCGAGGAGACACTGGATTTGTTGGTAGTCAAGGCGATCAAGGATACACAGGTAGTATTGGTTACACAGGTAGTTCAGGATTTATCGGCAGTCAAGGTATAACAGGTTTCTCAGGAAGTAGAGGACTAACAGGTTTTACTGGCAGTCAAGGACTAAGAGGTCAAGAAGGTTTAGAAGGTCCTATTGGATATACTGGTAGTTTAGGATTTACAGGTAGTGTTGGTTTTAAAGGTGATCAAGGCGATCAAGGTGATATTGGTTTTACTGGTAGTCAAGGCTTACAAGGAGACCCAGGACCACAAGGCGACCTAGGGCCACAAGGTGATCAAGGATACACTGGTAGTAGAGGATTTGTAGGTAGTATTGGTTACACTGGTAGTCAAGGTATTCCAGGAGAAGCAGCAGCTATTGGTTACACCGGTAGTATTGGATTTACCGGCTCACAAGGAGATATTGGTTATACTGGTAGTAGAGGTACGGATGGGCTACAAGGCTACACCGGTAGTATTGGATTTACCGGCTCACAAGGAGATATTGGTTTCACAGGCAGTCAAGGTACGGATGGGCTACAAGGCTACACCGGTAGTATTGGATTTACCGGCTCACAAGGAGATATTGGTTTCACAGGCAGTCAAGGTATCCCAGGTGAGTATGCTGCTTTAGGATTTACTGGTAGTCAGGGATCTAGTGGAAGTACTGGTTTCACTGGTAGCATTGGATTTACTGGTAGTCAAGGATTTACAGGTAGTCAAGGAATATTAGGTTTTGCAGGTAGTCAAGGCTTACAAGGAGATATCGGATATACTGGATCTATTGGTTTTACAGGCAGTCGAGGTAACCAAGGTGATCAAGGGGAAATAGGGCCTCTTGGTTACACTGGCAGTCAAGGCGATCAAGGTGATCAAGGCATTCAAGGAGATACTGGCTTTACTGGAAGTCTGGGATATACAGGATCAAGAGGATTTACAGGTAGTCAAGGTATTCCTGGAGAATATGCTGCACTAGGTTTTACTGGTAGTCGCGGCGATGCTGGATTCACAGGAAGTACTGGTTTCACTGGTAGTATTGGATATACAGGTAGTCAAGGAGATACTGGTTTTGTTGGTAGTACTGGGTTTACAGGTAGTCAAGGTGTAACTGGGTTTACAGGTAGTCAAGGTATTCCAGGAGAATATGCTGCACTAGGTTTTACTGGTAGCCAAGGAGATTTTGGTTACACAGGTAGTAAAGGCGACACAGGAGAACAAGGATTAAGAGGCTTCACAGGCAGTCAAGGTATACAAGGTATACAAGGACCGCAAGGAAACTTAGGATATACTGGTAGCAGAGGATTTGTAGGTAGTCAAGGAATACAAGGTAATACTGGATTTACAGGCAGTATTGGAGTAACCGGTTCGAGAGGTTTTACAGGTAGTCAAGGTATTCCAGGAGAAGCAGCAGCTATTGGTTACACCGGTAGTCAAGGTATTATTGGTTATACTGGTAGTACAGGACAAACTGGCTTTACTGGTAGTCGAGGAGACACTGGATTTGTTGGTAGTCGAGGAGACCTAGGTTTTACTGGTAGTCGTGGATTTACTGGCAGTAAAGGTGATCAAGGTGACACTGGATTTGTTGGTAGTCGAGGAGACCTAGGTTTTACTGGTAGTCGTGGATTTACTGGCAGTAAAGGTGATCAAGGTGACACTGGGTATGTTGGTAGTAGAGGTCAATCTGGATTCACAGGAAGTACTGGGTTTACAGGTAGTCAAGGTATTCCAGGAGAATATGCTGCACTAGGTTTTACTGGTAGCCAAGGAGGACAATTATTTAAATTTAATAATCCTGGTGGCGCTTTTGTTTATACTATAGATGGTTATAATGAAAATTATCCTACTATCACTGTTTTCAAAGGAGACTTAGTATATTTTAACTTACAAAATATTACTAGTTCTCACCCTTTAGCATTTAGATTAAGTTCTGGAAACACCGACACTGTTCCAGGAATGACTAATAATAACACAACATCAGGTAATCATTCCACATCTACGTTAATCAGTTATAGAGTTCCGTATGATGCACCCACTCAGATTGTATATCAATGTGTTTTTCATAGTGGAATGATTGGTATTATCAAAATTGATGACAGAAAAGGATATACAGGAAGTCAAGGTATAACAGGAGCTCAAGGTGAACAAGGATTCAGAGGATTTACTGGTAGTAAAGGCGACACTGGAAATCAAGGCGACAGAGGTGATCAAGGTTTTACAGGTAGTAGAGGATTTACAGGCAGTCAAGGTCTTACAGGAAATCAAGGTTTAAGAGGATATTCTGGCAGTAGAGGATTTACTGGTAGTAAAGGTGATCAAGGTCTACAAGGGGAAATTGGTTTTACTGGTAGTCAAGGCGATCAAGGGTACACAGGTAGTATTGGTTTTACTGGATCTGCAAGTACAGTGATCGGCTATACAGGTAGTTTAGGATTTACTGGTAGTCAAGGTGCAGGATTTACTGGTAGTCAGGGCATAACCGGATTTGTCGGTAGTAGAGGTGACATCGGTTTTACTGGATCAATTGGTTTTACTGGTAGTCAAGGAACAGGATTTACTGGTAGTCGAGGCGTAGTTGGATTCTCAGGCAGTAAAGGTGATCTTGGTTTTACTGGTAGTAATGGTTTCGCAGGTAGTCAAGGTATAACAGGATACACTGGTTCGGCTAGTACAGTGATTGGTTACACTGGTAGTCGAGGAACTGACGGTATAATAGGAGTAGATGGTAGTCAAGGATATACTGGAAGTTCTGGTTTTACCGGTAGTCAAGGAGATATTGGCTATACAGGCAGTCAAGGCGACATTGGTTTTACCGGTAGTCAAGGAGATATTGGCTATACAGGCAGTCAAGGCGACATTGGTTTTACAGGCAGTGCTGGAACTAATGGCTATACCGGTAGTCAAGGCGACATTGGTTTTACAGGCAGTCAAGGCGACATTGGTTTTACAGGCAGTGCTGGAACTAATGGCTATACAGGCAGTCAAGGCGACATTGGTTTTACAGGTAGTAAAGGTGATACTGGTTTAGGATTTACAATTGCTAAAATCTATTCTAGTGTGTCAGAGTTAACTTCTGATACAAGTCCTGCAGGAATAATTGCAGGACAGTTTGCTATTATTGAAACTGCTAATCCTGATAATTTAGAAAATAGTAGATTATATCTATGGACAGGCACTTCTTATAATTTTATAACCGACCTGTCAGGAGCAACTGGATTAACAGGTCCACAAGGTATAATTGGATTTACTGGTAGTTCGGGATTTGTAGGTAGTACTGGATTTACTGGTAGCATAGGATTTGTAGGTAGCAGAGGGTTAGTTGGCTTTGCAGGATCTGCCGGCTTTACTGGTAGTCAAGGAACAGGGTTTACAGGTAGTCAGGGTGATCAAGGACTCAGGGGTTATACTGGTAGTTCAGGAACCGGTGGCGGCACCGGCGGCACATTCGGTAACTTAGATGGTGGTCAACCTGACAGTAACTATGGTGGAATATCCAGTATTGACGCCGGCGGAGTAACCTGATAAATATTAAAATAACAGCAGATTTTAAAAATGGCCATACAAATACAGTTTAGAAGAGGTACAGCAGCAGAATGGACTAGTGTCGATCCTACCCTCGCCGAAGGGGAAATGGGTATCGAAACTGATACAAATCTCTTTAAAATAGGTAACGGTAATGACAGTTGGACAGAGCTACCTTATGGCGGTTTAAGAGGTTATAGTGGAAGTTCTGGATTCACCGGCAGTGTAGGAAATATTGCTGTAGCCAATGTATTGTATGTAAGTAAAAGTGGCAATGACAGTAATTCAGGAACAGCACTAAACACTAGTAAACTAACAATTAAGGCAGCATTGCAAGTAGCTACAAATGGTACAACAATTTTTGTAAAGAGTGGTGACTATACAGAAATTAATCCCCTAACAGTTCCTGAAGGTGTGGCCATCGTAGGGGACAATTTAAGAACTGTAACTGTGCGGCCACAAAACAAAACTCAAGATTTATTTTATGTAAACAACGGAATTTATCTAGCACATATGACTTTCAAAGACCACGAAAGTCCTAGTGCTGCTGTTGCGTTTAATCCTAACGGTAGTGCTGGTGTAATTCATACTAGCCCTTATGTGCAAAATTGTACCAGTATGACTAGTACTGGCACAGGTATGCGTGTAGATGGCGCACACTGCGAAGGGTTAAGAAGTATGGTCGTAGATGCGTTCACACAATATAATCAAGGCGGTATAGGTATACATCATCTCAATAGAGGAAATACACAACTCGTATCTGTATTCACTATATGCTGCGATGTTGCAGTTTTATGTGAGAGCGGCGGCTTCTGTAGTTTAACTAACAGTAATAGCAGTTTTGGTAATTATGGACTAAAAGCAGATGGTGTAAGTTCAAGTTTATATTCTGGAAAAGTTAATGGTGCAACTTCTGGAAGAACATTTATTATAGATAATTTAACTACAAGACCAAATGTAGGTGATGCTGTGAAGTTTGCAGGAGATACAACTTATTATACTTTAGCAACAAGCACAGCATTTACTAGCGGATCGACAACTATCACTTATCCTAATTTTTCATCAGAACCAGCAGATGCTAGAAATGCTAGACAAAACATATTAGATGCCAAAAGTAAAATTCAAATTGATGTTATAGACTATCTCAATGAAACATATCCAAGTTTTGATTTTAATCAATTCAAATGTAGTAGGGATGTTGGATTAATCATTGATGCTGTAGTTGACGACATGGTGTTCAACACTAATTATAAATCTGTACAAGCAGGTATAAGTTATTATAGAGCAACTGCTAGCGAAGTCACAACAAATCAAAAAACTGAAACCATAGCAGGAATTAACTTTGCTAGAGATGCAGTGTTAGATATACTAAGTTCTGACAGTTCTCAAGGTCCAGAATACACAAGAGTTCAAACTAATTTTAATACTATTACTAATATTATTAATAATGGTATAGGTGTCGCACCTTCTTACACATTTAATAATTCAACTGCAACAACAACTAATAAGTCAAGATCTAAAGTAATATTACAAGCTAATCGTAGTTTCTTAATAGAAGAAGGTATAGCCTATATCACAGCAAACTATCCAGGATTAAGTTATGATTCTACAAAATGTCGTAGAGACATTGGATATATTGTAGATGCAATAACTTATGACATCACTTACGACGGCAACAGCCAAACAGCCGATGCAGCTGATGAATACTATAGTACAGGAACGCTTCAAGTCCCAACTGGAGAGAAGCAGGCTACAATTGATACATTTGCCTATTTAAAAACTGTAACAGCGCAATGTTTAGTTAATACTACTGTTACTCCATTAAATAACACTGCTAATCAAAACACTAGTAATCCTGCTGCTACTAATACAGAAGTTACAATTAGTAATGGATTATTTGATATTGTTACTAATTTAATTGAAAATGCTTATTCTAGCACTATCACATTAGAAGAATCAGCATCGTCAATAGCAGATAATGCCGCAGTAACTTTCCATCAGTTTAGTTTAATTACAGCATCAGGCCAAACATTTGAATGGGTTGGTGCTGGAACAAATGTTAATACAGCACTTCCTTACTTAGGAGGTGTACCTGTATCAGATAATCAAGTCATACAGGTTAATCAAGGAAAAGTTTATTATACTGGTACCGATCAACGAGGCGATTTTAGAATTGGTAATGATCTAGTGATTAACAGAAACACAGGAACTATTACTGGTAGAACATTTACAAAGAGTTTGTTTGCCGTTATGACACCTTATATATTAGCGATTGGAGATTGATAAATGGCTACTTTGCCTTTAAATACCTTTAGAACAAAAGCATTTGAATTAACTACGTCTGAACAGACTATCTATACAACACCAACAGGTCTAACGACTATTGTTCTAGGAGCTCAAGCTAGTAATATAGGAAACACTGCTGCTACAATTACATTTACTCTGCGTAAAAATAATACAGATTATGTAATGTTAAATGCATTTGAAATCCCTCCAAATGATGCTGCTGAAGTTACTACTGGAAAATTAGTTATTGAAGAAGGTTCGAGCGTTAAAGCTGTAGTCAGTGCTAACAATGCTGTTAATTTAGTTTTAAGTATTTTGGAAACGTCAAATGAGTAAAAGTCGTCTTGTTAGCGGCAAACAGAAAAAGAAATCAGGTGCTAGTCTTGATCAAGATCGCTATGACTATTTAGATGTCAGTAATGCCGAACCTGATTTGGGCTTACCACAAGTAGATTCTAGTGTACTTATTGGTGACACAGATGGCACTAGGACTTGGATCGACATTACTACCTATGCTAATGACTTTAAAGGTTATACTGGTAGCCAAGGTGATATTGGATATACAGGCAGTCAAGGTGATATTGGCTATACAGGAAGTTTTGGTTATACTGGTAGTTTCGGCTATACTGGAAGTCAAGGCCCTCAAGGAAATTTTGGCGGGGTAACTTTTGATTATACATTTGACACTAATACAACTAATTCTGCTCCTGGAACAGGTAAATTAAAACTAAACCAGAATGATATATCTACCGCTAGTGTTTTATATATTCAAGACACTGACGATAATAATGCTAATCTAGATGCATATCTAACTACTATCGATGCAAGCACTAGTCAGCTTAAAGGACATATACGAATCAGCAACAAAGCGAACAGTGACGATTTCGCTATATTCACTATCACTGCTAATAGTACAAATAATTCTACGTATTTTACTGTACCAGTCAGTTATGTTTCTGGAACTGCTAGTTCTTTTTCAAATAATGAAGATATAATTATTACTTTTGCTCGTACAGGAGATAAAGGTGATATTGGATATACCGGATCACAAGGTGATATCGGATATACAGGAAGTTTTGGTTATACAGGTAGTCAAGGAGATATTGGCTATACCGGCAGTCAAGGAGATATTGGCTATACAGGAAGTTTTGGTTATACCGGCAGTCAAGGCGACATCGGATATACAGGAAGTTTTGGTTATACTGGTAGTCAAGGCGACATCGGATATACTGGTAGTACCGGAGCAGCTGGATATGTTGGTGCAGATGGAGCTCAAGGTTATACAGGAAGTCAAGGTTATACAGGAAGTCAAGGAACAACTGGATTTGTCGGTAGTCAAGGCGACATCGGATATACAGGAAGTTTTGGTTATACAGGAAGTCAAGGTTATACTGGTAGTCAAGGAGATATCGGATATACCGGATCACAAGGTGATACCGGATATACAGGAAGTTTCGGCTACACTGGTAGTCAAGGAGATATCGGATATACCGGATCACAAGGTGATACCGGGTATGGCGGCAGTCGAGGCGATGTTGGTTATACTGGAAGTCAGGGAAATATAGGTTACACTGGTTCAAAAGGATTGGCAGGAAATTTTGGCGGCGCCACTTTTGGATATAATTTTAATACTACAACAACACTTAATGTTAGTCCAGGATCTGGAAAATTTGCCGTCAACAACTCAAACCTGTCCTTAGCCACTGAGATGGCTATAAGTCAATTTGATTATTATACAAACAACATTAAACCGTATCTATTAACAGTAGCAGACAGTAATTCAACTGTAAAAGGCTATGTAAAATTTACTAGTCAACCAAATCCTCAGACGTTTACATTTTATTCCATATCAGGGTCTGTAACAGATAGTTCCACATATGTAAATTTAACAATCACTTATGTAGCAGGAAGCACTAGTCCGTTTACAAACAACGAAGATATGTTTCTTACTTTTTCAAGAACTGGAGATATTGGAAATATAGGTTATACTGGTAGTCAAGGTGAAAGCACTTATACATATTCTGATAATCCTCCTGCAAATCCAGCTATAGGAGATAGATGGTTTGATTCGTCTTTAGGAATAGAATTTATTTGGACAGATGACGGTGACGGACTACAATGGGTAGAACTTGCTGCTAGTGGATTTATTGGTACAACAGGGTATACCGGATCAGCAGCCACTTCAGGAAAGTCTATAGCAATGGCCATGATATTCGGAGGATAAGGAAGAAAAATGAGTAATCCAAACATAGTAAATGTTATTAATATTGCAGGCAATACTGAAGTACAGTTAGTTACAACTAGCCCTACTGCTATAGTTACTAATAGTTCCTCAAGCGGAAAGATTTATAAACTTAATGCCGTAATCGTCAGCAACGTAGATTCATCAAATTCAGCTGCGTTGACAGTAGATTTGTATAGAAACAACACTGCTTACAGAATTGTAAATGAAGTTAGTATATTAAGTAAATCTAGTTTTACTCCAATAGATAAATCATTATGTTTATACTTACTAGAGGGCGATGCATTAAGATTAACTGCAAGTAACAATAACAGATTAGAAGCTATCTGTACTTGGGAGGAAATCAGCGATGTATAACAAAGGAAGAATAGGTCGACGAACTAATGATTCAGAAGGCTTAACCAAACTTCCTCAACATTTCTATGAGACACAAACACCGTCCCCGACAATTCAAAGCTACGATGTTTGTGAATTAGGAACATATGTACCATTAGACGATGTTGCGCTTGATCTTGCCGGTAGTCAAACTATAGTAATCCATGGCGCAGGATTTAGTCCAAATGCTACTGTTCAACTAGACGGTACTACTATAAACACAGTTACATTCTTAGATCCTACAAGATTAGCTTTTACTAGTATTGCTAAAGCCAGCGGAACATATTCATTATTAGTTAATAATGGCAACGGGAGAGCAGCTTTATTAGTTCCAGGTATAGTGTACAGTGGAGTTCCGACGTTTGTAAGTCCAGCAGCTGGCAGTATAGGATCTTTTTATGAAACTAATTCTATTAACGAAACAATTTCAGCAACAAGCGACAGTGCGGTTACTTATACTATAAGTGCCGGAACTTTACCATCTGGTGTTACGCTATCTAGTTCTGGTGTGTTAAGTGGAACTAGTCCCGTAGATAGTGGAATAACTACTTACAGTTTTACAGTAAAAGCTACAGATCAAGAAGGACAAGATTCATTTAGAAGTTATAGTCTTACTATCAACACTGATGTAGTTACATGGAATGCTCCTGCAAATAATTCAAATTATGAGTTGGAGCAAACTATTCCTATTGATCCTATAACTTTATTGGCTACCAGTGCAGCCGGTAAGTCTATAACCTATTCTGCTGATGTGCTACCGTCCGGAATCAGTCTTAGTGGTGATACTATTTCAGGAACACCAACTGTTTTAGAATCTATTTCAACTACATTAACTGCTACAGCAAATATCACAAATAGATCAGCGACAAGAAATATTTCTTGGTCTGTAGTTCTACCAGGAGATCCGTTTTTTACAGTTACTTCGTTGTTATTGAGTGGATATAAATCATCTAGTTTCTGGATACAAGATTCTAGTACAAACAAACTCACGCTCACTTACACTGATGCTAGACCGTCTTCATTTAGCCCTTACGAAACTCAATATAGTGCGTATCTTGATGGAGTTGATGATTATATTGGGTTTCCTAATGGAACAGCTGTGCAGTTTGGTACAGGACATTTTACTATTGAATGTTTTGTTTTTAGAGATCCTTCAGGACCTGCTTATCCTGTGATATTTACAAATACTCCTGGAGACGGAGGTAGTAGTGGAGAATTCACTTGTTATATGGTTCACCCTGCTGGCAATAATATGATGTATGGAGCAGGCGGATTATATAAAAGCGGCGGCACTGCTCCTCCAGCTAACAAATGGAGTCACTATGCACTATGTAGAGATGGAACGTCCTTAAGAGTGTATGTTGATGGAGTGCGTCAGTGGGAAGAAACTACAGGAAGTTTTTTTACATCATCTTATGGTTTAGCATCTGGAACGTTTACTATAGGTGTTAGAACTGGTAATGTGGCACAAACAAGTGCTAAAGGTTACATCAGTAACTTTCGAGTAACAAAAAACGAGTGTTTATATACAGGAGCATCTTTTGTTGTACCTACAAGTAAGTTAACAGCTGGCGCCAATACGACAGTTCTTGCACTGCAAAGTAATAGATTTTTAGATACTGGTGTAAATGCTTTAGCTGTGACTGGGTACAACGGCACACTAATTTCAAATTTTGGTAAATTTGAAGAAACTGATTTAATTACAGGTAGCGGTTATTTTGACGGATCAGCAGACGTCATAACAGTTCCTGGTAACTCAGCTTTTGATTTTGGATCTGGTAATTTCACGTTAGAATGTTGGATATATCCGAATACAACAGCAGGTACACAATGTATACTGGATGCTTGGAATAACGCTCCGACTAGATTTTTATTAAGAATTAGCAGTGGACAATTGCAATTTTTTGCTAACCCAGGAACATCTATTAATATTAATCATACATTACCTGGAGCTTCGACTTGGTATCATGTAGCATGTGTTAGAAATGGTTCTAATTTTTCTTTGTATGTGAATGGAGTAAGTGTTGGTACTCCTGTTACTAATTCTGGTACTATTGCCTCAAGTGTTGCTAACTGGACTATAAGTCGAAGTTCTGAAACATACAATGGATATATATCTAATGTTAGGATAGTAAAAGGCACTGCTGTTTACACTGCTGCCTTTACTCCACCCACACAGCCACTGACAGCAATAACAAATACTAGTTTACTTACACTACAAAATAGAGTAAGTGAAACTAATACTCGTGTGTTAGACAATTCCGGATTAGATCATACTGTAACTAGATTTGGAAATGCAACACAGGGATCACGCAGTCCATTTAGTCTAACTGGATGGAGTAATTACTTTGATGGTACTGGAGATTTTTTAAGTCTTAGTAATTCTGCATTAACTATCGGCACATCAGATTTTACTTTAGAGTTTTGGATTTATGTAGAACTAGCATCTTTACCTACTAACGCAACTATATATGATCAACGAGCTGGAACAAACGGTGCATCTGTAATACAACCGGTGATCGAATTAACTAACGTAAATGGATATGCTTGGTATGTTGCAGCAGGTAACAGAATAACTTCTGGCACTTCTGCTGTGTTACTACGTACTTGGCAACATGTTGCTGTATCTCGATCGAGCAATGTTACTAAAATGTTCATAAACGGAGTACAGGTTGGATCTAATTACTCAGATACAAATAATTATCCAGCAGGAGCTTTAAACATAGGTAAATCAAACGATGGAACAACTCAAAGAAATCATACTGGATATATCAGTAATCTAAGGTTAGTAGTAGGCACGAGTCTTTATACAACAAACTTTACACCTTCTACAACACCACTTGAGGTTATTACAAATACTAGACTATTAACTTGTCAAAGTACTAGAATAATAGACAGTAGTCCTTATAATATTTCTATTACACGAAATGCTGATGTAAGTGTTCAAAAATTTAATCCATTTGCTCCTGTAAGAATAACACCTAAAAGTTATAGTGCTTATTTTGATGGTACGGGAGATTATGTTGACATATCGAACGTAGATACTGCGTTCGGAGCATCTGCAAATTTTACAATTGAATTTTGGATGTATCCAACTATTATCAATTCAGCAGTCAAGGCAATCATAGATCCGAGAACCTCTGATACTTCTGCACATCCGTTAATATGGATAGACGCTTCCAATCGACTATACTATTTTACAACCAATGTAACTAGGATAACAGGAACTACAACACTAACTGCGAATCAGTGGTATCATGCCGCCGTCGTCAGAAATAACGGAACAACTAGGTTATATTTAAATGGTGTCGAGGAAGGAACACCTTGGGCCGATACAGTTGATTATGTTTCCTCAACAACTTTTAGAATAGGTCAACGATACACTAGTACAGCATTTAACTACGGTGGGTATCTTTCTGACCTTCGTATTGTTAAAGGCACAGCGGTTTACACAGGAAACTTTACACCAAGTACTACTCCACTAACGGCAATAGCAGGCACAAGTTTATTAACATGCCAAAGTAGTCGTTTTATAGACAATAGTACAAATAATTTTACTATAACAGCTAATGGTGATGCAGCTCCGAGAACATTTAACCCATTTGGAAATAATATTAGTTATAATGGTGAATATAGTGTTTCTACTGTAGGAGGAAGTTTTTCCTTTGATGGTACTGGAGATTATTTAGATCTACCAAGTAATGCAGCATTTACACTTAGTACATTAGATTTTACTATAGAAGGTTATCTGTATCTGATTTCAGGAACTACAGGAACACTTTATGATTCAAGAACAGGCACAACTACAATATCTCCAGTTATATATTTAAGTTCTGGAGCATTAACTTATTTTGCTGGAGCGAATAGAATTACTGGACCTACATTAGTTTCTGGACAATGGCATCACATAGCAGTGGCACGTAGCGGATCGAGTACAAAATTGTTTTTAAATGGAGTACAAGTAGGATCGACTTATACTGATACCAATAATTATGTGATAGGTCCACCAAAAATTGGTGCTGGATACAATAATACTAATTTATTAAATGGTTATATTTCTAATTTAAGAGTATTAAAAGGCACAGCGTTATATACATCAAATTTTGTGCCACCAACGGCGCCATTAACTGCTATTTCTCATACAGTACTATTATTAAATGGTACACACAGTGGAATTGTTGATTATACATCTAATAATAACATTGAAATCTTAAATAATACACGACTAGTTAGCAACATTACAAAATATAATAATACTTCATTATTGTTTGATGGTACAGATGATGCTGCGTTTATGCCAAGCAACATAGTTTTAGATTTTGGAACTGGCGATTTCACTATAGAACTTTGGGTATATTTCAATGCATTGACTTCTAACAGGATAATATTAGATCGTTGGATCACAGGCAATGCTAATAGTTGGCAATTATATTGGAGATCAACTGGAACATCTTTAACATTTCTAGTAGGAGCATCAACCGTGTTGTTGCAGGATTCTAATGCATCTCGAATCACTACTGGACAATGGTACCATGTGGCAGTTACTAGAGCAAGTGCTACAAATAGAATGTTCATAGACGGTGTACAAGTAGCATCTGCAACAAATAGTACATCTTTAACTAGTGCCTTACCTTTGTGCGTAGGTATGCAATATAGTACTAGCACTAATGATTTTAGTGGATACATGGACGACATTAGGATTACTAAAGGATATGCGCGATATACAACAAACTTTACGCCGCCTATTGCAGCTTTACAGATTAAATAAAATTAGATCATGACTACAGTAAATTTTCCTGCCAATCCTACATTAAATCAAGTCTATACTTTTGGAACTAAAAAATGGATTTGGAACGGCCGAGCATGGCAAGCATCCAGTGTGACCACAGGATATACCGGTAGTGTTGGATTTACTGGTAGTCAAGGTGCACCCGGTGAAGCAGCAGCTATTGGTTATACTGGTAGTCAAGGATATACTGGCTCCTCTGGTACAAATGGAACTAATGGTACTAGTGTAACTATTGTAGGCACAGTCGCATCTAGTGCGAATCTTCCAGATCCATACGTTGGAGATATCGGTGACGGTTATATTACTTCCGATACTGGTAATCTTTGGGTATGGGGCGGTAGTAGTTTTACCGATGTAGGAAGAGTCGTAGGATACACAGGTAGCGAAGGACCACCAAATGGATATACAGGAAGTAGAGGACTCGATGGATCTACTTATGTAACTATGGCAACAACGGGCACAATTAGTAATGCCTATAGCGGTATTTCTAGATTTTATTCCCCGCAGAATGTAACACTTAGCACAGTTTATGCTAATGTATCAAGTCCGTCAGCCAGTGGCGCATTTACTTTTATTATAAAGAAAAATGGCACTAGTATTGGCACAACCTTTAGTATCAGTCAAAATCAGTATGCGATGACACCCGTAAATATAAATGTAAGTTTGCTGACCACTGATTACCTGACTATTGATATTACTAGTAACACTTCTATAATTGATTTATTTGTAAAAATTAAATATACTCCTACATAATAAATCAAAAATATACGTTGATAAATAACATAAAGAGAGCATTATGAACAGTGAAGATTTAGAAAATTTATTTGGAAAAGATCCTGCAAAAATATATGTTTTTTCCGGAGAAGTAGATTCAGGTACAGATCCTGTAGAATTCATAACATTGGATTTCGCGCGAGCAGCTGGTACTAATTTAATAGATGCAGTAGTTTCTAATATCAACGGTACTTGGATTGTGTACACAAGAAATACTACAGTAGAAGATCAAAATTTTACGGCATTTTTAGAACTTCCATTACCTGAACCCATAATTGAAGAACCTGCTCCAGAACCATCAGAAGGAGGAGAATAACGTGTTAGTAAAATATAGAATGTTAAGCACAATTAGTAGTGCTAATTTTATTGCAGATATTGTAGGTATATTAGATGGCACTATTACCGGAACTGGTGGATTAAGCGCAGGTGCGAACACAGCTCAAAGTTCATTTTCAGGAACCTATCCCTCAGTAAAATTACTTAAAGTAAATGGAACTTCATATACCTTTAGTAAAACTCATGGCAGTGTCTCAACCACACACTATTTTAGACTAACATTTAGTGGTACGACATTGACTACTTTTACTGTAGCACAGGATTATACCTCAGGTACGGATACTTTATTAAACAGTGTAGCACATACTGTAAATTTACAAGCCAGCCCTTATGTCGGATCTGATCAGTTTCCGTCAGGTATTAATATCATAATGAATAATAACTGTGTGTTCTTTAATAGTCCATTTAGTGGTATAGGTTTTGGACTATTTGATATGGGACAAAATGGTATTACTGCCACATATACTAGTAATATGAAAATGGCCTTCGTTAAAACCAGTGATTCGACATTTAACATACCTTATGCCTATTCAATAGCAGGATCAAGTTCTGGTTATGCTAGTTTAAGCGGCAGCTTAACTAATTTAACAGCACCTACATTTAAGAGTAATGCCAGTAACCAAGGTGTAGTTATCGAAAACCCAGTATTTTTAAGTCACACTAATCAAGGCTTTAGTGCGTTTGGTATTTACGGATTATTCAAACTTGGTAATAACTTAATTGTAAACGATACCGTATACAATATTAATGGTACACCGCGATGTGTATCTAACGATTATGCAGTAGTTGCAGAAGGATAAAAAATAATATGTTATGTACAATAGATCCAGCAGTCGGCGGTCACGCTAATAGTCAAACTTCGTATAACTACAATGTTTTAGCCAGTATACACGCCATTGCTACAGCAGCAGCAGGTTCAACACCAACCTGCGGACCAGTAAACAGTTCTGGCACACGAAACAATAGCTTAAACTGTATTACAGTAATTTCTAATACTGAAGCAGGAGGGTGGACTGCGGGCACTAGTAATCATTATACCAATGCATCTACGTTCAGTGGGTCCGCTGCTGCTCAGTATTTAGATTTATACAAAGCTTCAGGAAAGTCTACTTATCCTTATTATAGAATTGTGATAGGACCTCATGACTATCCGTATAACAGTAGTTTTACTAGTTATCCAGGTCTTAGATGGTGGTGCGGATGTACTACTAGCAACCCTGCTAGCGTAGCGATTACTAGTGCAGAAGCTGCTTATTATAGCCAACCACTTAATGCTCAGTATACATCAGGAGCGACCGCTGTTAGTTGCCCAGGAAGTAGTACCAGCCCTACTCATAAACTGCGATTTGATGAAGCCAGAACCGTAACTGTAGCCATAACTGCTAATTATTTGATCATTGTGACTCCTGATTATCTATGGTATTTTGGTATTAGAACCGTAGGCGGCTGGGAAATTAACAGAACGGATAATCCTCCTTGGGTTCACTTTTCTTATACAAGAAGAGAGAACACCAATGGTATTACTACCACTACATCGAGTAATCAATATAATCATACAGAATCAGCGGCAGCTTGGGGAGCCACAATTAATTCTGCTGGCACACAATTTGCTCCAGGAACTACTACTGGAATTTTTGGTAGCAGAACCGGAACTAGTACCCAGACCTGTGCTATAACTGGTATGGATGGTTGGAATAGGATATCAATGATAGGATCCACTAGCTATCACTCAAATAGAATATTAAGAATGCCCCTGTTTCATAGTCCCTTAAACAGTAATTGGGGTCAATACAATAGTAATTCTGGTTATTATTATTATGCTGACGGTGTTGTCGCAGACACTTCTACAGGATTAAGTGTGCCGCCAGTATATCCTGTAGTATTTTGCCTAAATCAAATGGATAACATGAGCACTGCCATAGGTACAGCACCAGGTATATACAAAGGAATGAATGGTACCACTGCTATGACCGATTATTTTGTCACAGGCAGTTCCTACACTATCGGTGGAGAAACTTATATACCTATAAGAACTGGTAACACAACCTATAAAGATCTTTGGTTTTTAAGATCATCATAATATGGCTATACCAGCACCATTTGGATTAACTACTCCTAGTGCATCTTTAGGAGAAAATCCTAGCACCGAATTCACCACGGTCGATGATAATGAAATAATCAGTGTTACACAGCCTACTATCTCCGAGTATCTGTGGCGTGTACCTACTACTAGCCTTGGTGTAAATTTAACCACAGAATTCTTTACGATAGGCAATGCGGATCTTGTACTATTACCATCAGCTGGTAATGCCGCACAATCAGGATTCACTGTGCCTTCTATGAATTTACAGTATCAAGCCAGTACCTTCATTTACACTAAAGCCAGTCCGATTGTGATCAACGAAGATCCTGTTCAGACTTGGTATATGTCATAATAGCACAAATATAAAATATCTAAGCATATATAATAGCATGAAATTAGCTATTATAGATATAATTGGTATACCTTACGACGGCTCAACCGTTTTTAAACAAGGTCTTGGCGGTTCAGAAAGTGCCGTAACATACATCAGTAAAGAACTTGCCAAATTAAATTTTGAAGTTACAGTGTTCAATAACTGTAATTTGGATCATGCAACACCTGGTCAATACGACGGTGTGAATTACTTGCCATTATCAGCACTATCCAATGATTATGATTTTGATATTGTGATCAGCAGTAGAACTGTAATTCCATTCTTAACCAATAATCAATTCCAACAGGTAGGTGATAGTAGAGCACTACCATTTGCCAGTAAGAACATCTATGAAAGAATTCTAAGCAAGGCCAAACAGCGTATCCTATGGATGCACGATACATTTTGTCTTGGCGATAATTTTATTGAAGAACTAACAACTTCAAATAAAATTACTACTATCTTTACTCTCAGCGATTGGCACTTGACCTATGTACTAAATTGCCATCACGGACGTAGACGAAACTTTGAAGTTCTTAAAAACAAAACTTTTATCACACGCAACGGTGCTCACTTGCACAAACAAGAAGTCGACATAAAAGCCAAAGATCCTAACAGATTCGTTTATAATGCCAGTGTAACCAAAGGTATGATTCCTTTAGTTAAAGACATATGGCCTAGAGTTAAACAACAATTACCTGAAGCTAAACTTACTGTAATAGGCGGCTATTATAGATTTACAGTAAATGGCCAACCAGACCAACAAGAATTAGATTGGCGTCAAATGGCCAATGACCCTGCTAATGCACAACTAGATATAGAATTCACAGGTATCATTCCTCAGAGTGAAATAGCAGATAGATTAGCTGCTGCTAACTTTATGATATATCCTGCTGCTTTTCCCGAAACATTTGGTATCAGTACACTAGAAAGTATATGTTATAACACACCAGTAATAACTTGTAGATTTGGTGCGCTGGAAGAAGTTGCCTTGGAAGGTAGTTGCTATCTTATTGATTATGCCATAGAACCTAATTCTCTTTTCACAGATATAAATCGAGAAGCTCAAATTAAAAAATTTGTCGAGCAAACTGTACAGGCGTATCATAACACTTATCTACATCAACAAAAACAATACTATTGTAATGTAGTCAAGCCTATAGCAGGATGGGACACTGTGGCATTACAATGGAAACAGTTTTTCTATAAAACCTGTGGACTATATCTTAGCCTAGAAGAATATCGTCAAGTTAGTAAAATAAATCGTAGAGTACATAAAGTTTATAATAGACGTTATCATAATGTTGTAGAGTTAGAAAACTATAAATCTAATACAGAACAGCAGATCAATATAGTCAGCACTTTCTATAATAATAGAAACTACATTGAACGTTGTATAGAAAGTGTAATCTGTCAAGACTATGACAACTATCATCATTACTTAATAGATGATGCTAGCACAGATGATACTGTAGATGTAGCCTATAGATTTATTGATAGTTTACCACAACATATACAAAATAAGATAACACTGATTGTTAATGAACAAAATCTAGGTGCTGTACGTAATCAAGTAGAATTGTTTAGAACATTAGAACAAAACAGCATTATAATGATTCTAGATGGCGACGACAGCCTAATAAATGACAACACTATTTTATCATACTACAATACGTTGTACAGTGACAATCTAGAATTTACATATGGCAGTTGTTGGAGTATGGTTGATAACATACCCCTAATCAGCCAACCATATCCTGAAGAAGTAAAACAAAGCAAAACATATAGACAGCACCATTTTAATTGGATTTTACCTTACACTCATTTAAGAACATTTAAGAAATATCTCATAGATAATTGTGATGATAGTTTATTTCAAAATGAAAACAATGAATGGTACAGGGCAGGAGGAGATGGCGCAGTATTTTATGCACTAATTGAACAAGCTGATCCAAATAAAGTTGCATGTTTACAGGATATAGTGTACAATTATAATGATACCAATCCGTTAAATGATTACAAAGTTAATGCAGAAGAACAAAATCGTACAGCAAGAAACATTATAAGTAAACCTACTATGTTAAAAAAAAAGATACTAATAGCCATACCCACAGCCAGGAATATAGAGCCGGAGACATTCAAGAGCATCTACGATCAGATAATACCCGAGGATTACCAAACCACATTTCAGTACTTCTATGGATATAGAGTAGATCAAGTTCGCAATCTTATTGCAGATTGGGCAGTCAAAGGATACGATTATCTTTGGGCAGTAGATGCAGATATGGCATTCGCTCCTGATACATTACAAAAACTATTAAGTCATAACAAAGATGTAGTCACTGGAATTTACAGACAACGTAAACCTGAGCAAATACTAGAAGTATATGAAAACAATAATACTGGTGGTGTGAATCATATACCTTACTATAAAATACAAAATCGAGGCGTAGTGGAAATAGCAGCTTGCGGGTTTGGCTGTGTACTAGTTAAATCGGAAGTGTTTAGATCAATTGGATATCCACAATTTATGTATTATCCTGCACTAGATCATAGCCATACAATTAGCGAAGATATAGATTTTTGTCGCAAAGCTAAAGATAAAGGATTTACTATTTGGGCAGATACTAGTATTGTATGTAGCCATATAGGTCAAACACATTTTAACATTACGCCAGAAGTTGCTCCGATTCCCAAAATTACAGATTATACAGATCGATTAAGAGAATTAGGCAGTCAAAGATTAATTCCATACCAGCATGTAGAATATTTAAAAACTTTATCTATAGAGCCTAAAGTAGTCTATGATATAGGTGCATGTGTATTACACTGGACCAACGAAGCTCGACGTATTTGGCCTGACTCGGAATATGTTGTATTTGAAGCTATGCCAGAATGTGAATTTATCTATAAAGAACAAAATTTACAATATCATATTGGAGTTCTTAGTGACACTACTGGTCGACAAGTAGATTTCTATCAAAACACTTATCATCCAGGCGGTAACAGTTATTATAGAGAAAACATAGAAGTCAATGCTGAAGCACATGAATACTTTAATGACAGTCATAGACGACAGTATACTACTGTTACCTTAGATGCTGTAGTGAATTTAAAAAAATTACCTAAACCAGATTTAATCAAAATGGATGTGCAAGGTGCTGAATTAGATGTATTAAAAGGTGCTCAAGAAACTCTATCCAATTGTAATCATGTTATTTTAGAATGTCAAAGTGTAGAATATAATAAAGGGGCTCCTTTAAAAGATGAAGTAATAACCTATATGGAATCTTTGGGTTTTGAAAATCTTGGACAATTTTGTACTAATGGGCCTGATGGTGATTACTATTTTAGGAAAAAACAATGACACAACGATTAGAAGGTATGGTTAAGAAAGGTTGGGGCTATGAAATTATTTGGGCCACTAACGACAAGTATTGTGGAAAACTTATGGTGTTTGAACGTGCTAGAGCTAAATTCAGTATGCATTTTCATAAGGAAAAAGATGAAACTTGGTTTGTAAATGCAGGACAATTTATGCTTAGATATATAGATACCAAAACAGCCACTATGCATGAAAAATTGCTTAAGGAAGGAGATGTATGGCACAATCCTCCTTTACAGCCGCATCAATTAGAAGCACTGCAACCTAACAGCATAATTTTCGAAGTTAGCACTGCTGATTCAGTAGAAGACAATTATCGTATCGCTCCAGGAGATAGTCAAAGTGAGCAAAGTAATAGTTAATGGTACATTTGACATATTGCATAGAGGACATTTGGAACTATTGCAATTTGCACGAAGTCAAGGAGATCAATTATTAGTTTGTATCGATACAGATCGTAGAGTTAAAGAACTAAAAGGCAATACTCGACCAATTAATAATCAAGATGATAGAAGGTTTATGTTGTATAATTTAAGAACAGTTGACACTGTGATGTTATTTGATTCTAAGGAAGAATTAATCAACATTATTAAAGAATACAAACCAGACATAATGGTAAAAGGCAGTGATTATCGAGGTCGTAGTATTGTAGGAGAACAACATGTTCCTAAGGTAATATTTTATGATAGAACAGAACACTCAACTACAAAAACAATACAAGATATTATTAATCGGGGATAATGGTATTGATCAATATCAATATGGGGACGTTACAAGAATAAGTCCAGAAGGACCTGTACCTGTTTTTGATTTTAAATATTCAGAAACTAAACCAGGTATGGCAGCTAATGTACAGACAAATTTACAACGTTTAGGATGTCATGTGGATTTTATACATGGGGCTAAAACTTGTATTAAAACTAGATTAATAGATATTAGAAGTAAACAGCAATTGATTAGAGTAGATCAAGATCAAACCAGTAGACCGGTAAAAATAGATTGTAAAACTATCAATAACTATGATGCTGTAGTAATTAGTGATTATGCTAAAGGGTCTGTAGATTATACAGTAGTAAGTAAAATTAAACAAAAATTCAATGGTCCTATTTTTATGGATACTAAAATGACTGATCTTCAACATTTTGAAGGCATCTTTGTTAAAATAAACGAAAAAGAATATAAAGAAGCAGAGAGCGAATGTACAGATTTAATTATTACTCTGGGTTCTCGAGGTGCAAAATATAAAGATGTTATATACTCTACTCCTGAAATAGAAGTAGCAGATGTATGCGGCGCCGGAGATACTTTTCTCGCCGCATTGACTTACGCATATCTAGAACAAGGTAGTATAAAAAAATCTATTCCATTTGCTGTTCGAGCTAGTAGCATTACTGTGCAGCACATCGGAGTATATGCTCCAACTTTAGAGGAAATACAATGAAGATAGCACTTACAGGTGCCGGAGGATTTATTGGCAGTGTAGTATTAGGATATCTTAACCAACAGGGTATTAGTGATATTATCATATTTGATGACTTGCCTCATCCAGAACAATATAAAAATCTCGTAGGCAAAGAGTATAAGATGTTGTTAGGATCAGATGACTGGGGTGTAGACGTAGACTGTGTTATACACATTGGTGCCAATTCTAGTACCTTAGACAAAGATTGGAAAGATTATTACAATAGAAACGTACTAAGCACACGAGAATGGTATAATTGGTGCCAGTATAAGAATATACCTTTTATCTTTACCAGCAGTGCAGGAGTTTACGGACTAGGAGATAATAGACCTGCTAGTCAATATGCATTTAGCAAATATGTAAGTGAACAAGAATTAGACAACGCTGTAATTCTAAGATTATTTAATGTGTATGGCCCAAATGAATATCATAAAGGGCGTATGGCTAGTACACTATTTCATTGGTATAATCAGCTACAACAAGATAAACAATTAAAATTATTCCAAGAAAGTATGTCTTATTATAGAGACTTCATCTATGTAGAAGATGTGGCTCAGGTAATTTGGCATTTTATGAATAATTACAAACCTGGTGTGTATGACGTAGGCACAGGATCGGCGCATAATTTTGAAACTGTAGCTGATCAAATGCTGAAAAATTTAAAAGGTAAAAAGAAATATATTGATATGCCTGAGGATTTACAAAAACAGTATCAAACTTGGACACAAGCAGACACAAGTGCTCTTACATTTGCCGGAATAGATATTAGCAAGTTTAGAACTTTAAAACAGGGCGTAGAAGAATACTTAGAATATCTAAAAGCACACAGATATTATTAAAGTTTTTTGCCCTGCTAAATATCTAATAGAGGATATATTATGCGAGCACAAGAACTTATACAAGCAGTATTACAGATGCTGGATCAGGCAGAAAACCCTGCTCCGGAACCTGTTATAGTTGTGAAACCTGAACCAGAATCCGACAGCAATCCTTATGATGATGAAGTTCGTAGAATGAAGCAGATTGCAGGCTTGCAAGATCCAGGAGAAATGAGTCCTTTAAGCAACGCTCCTAATCCTCAATACGCTCCTGTAAGTTCTGTAACCACAGACGCTGGCGGTGGCCCTAACGAACCAAAGCATCCTGCTGACATTAGAACTGCTCACTCTAGTATGTATCCAGCACATCAACATAATCCTTATAGGGAGCAATAATGGCTACACTGTATTATAAAGGACTGACTGGTATAAGAGATGATGTAACTATTGATCTGGTTACAGCAACCTTGGATGATTTGATTACAGCTATTGCTGGAGACGAAGGGCTTCCTACAGACTACTATAACATTAGTGTAGAAGGAAATCCTAGTATTAATAGCATAGCTCTAGGAGATAGTTCTACTACCTGTGCAGCAGCAGGTATAGTCGACGGTGATTTAATTATTTGTACACCGGAGCAAAGTGGTAGCAGAGAGCGTAGACAAATACAAAAACTAGAAATAGCACAGTTAAAGCGTAGAGGTACTCCGGGCGATGACAGCAGTGTAACAGTAGGTTATTATCGTTTAGGTAACACTTACGATAGAGATAACCTACCAACAAAATATTCAGGCAACACTGTGGTAGATAATGCTAATGTTGGAGGTCTTAAAAAAGGCCGCCCTTGGAGTTAATCTATGGGTAACATGTATCCTAACAGCACCAACTACGTTCATTCATACGAGCCGAACACCAATGACCTAACCATGGCCATGACCTACGATGCTGAAGGTCGGCCAACTGTCAGAACTCTCGACAGCCAGGCAGGTTATACCAGCAAGAATAGACTAAAGATATCAAACTATCAAACTGACTTCTTCAACACGTTCCAATACGGCAAAGAAACAGATGTCTGGGATGAAGCAACAGCTAACGGTGGATTCGCCACTTGGAACACTAATACCAACTGGGTGGATATGGCAGTGACTAACACACTAGGATCCAAAGTCATACGTCAGACTCGCAATGTCATGCGATATATTCCAGGACGCAGTAGTTCGTTGACCTATGCTGTGAGATTTCAAACACCAGTAACAGGTATACGCAGACGCATTGGCCTATTTGATGAAGCCAATGGATTTTATTTTGAAGACGCAGGAGTCATAGGTGCTGATGGACTACCAGAATATAATGTGGTAGTGCGTACCAGTACATCAGGCATATTGGTTGAAAATCGTGTGCCACGCAGCCAATGGAACGGCGATCGATTAGATGGCCTAGGTAACAGTGGCATAACAGCCGACCCTGACAAAGTTCAAATGGTGAGTTTTGAATATGAGTGGTATGGTGCTGGACAGATTGCCATAGGCTATGTGATTGATGGATTCACACATATCATACACACATTCAACCACGCTAATATCGCCACTGTGCCTTGGAGTTCAACGCCATTCCTGCCCATTAGACTAGAGATAGAAAATCTCACAGGTGTAGCAGGCACACACTATCTCTATCAAGGATCCAACAGTCTTATATCAGAAGGTGAAGCGACCAAACTGGGTATCGCACAGAACGTTACTGGTCCTATTACAGGCCGCACTATGGCCTCAGCCAACACTTTCTATCCCATACTCAGCATTAGATTAAAAAGTTCTGCACTGAAAGGAATCGTGTTGCCCACATTCTTCCAAGCGGCTACTATAGACAACACTTCAGTATTTTATAAACTGGTTCGTAATGCTACTTTAACTGGTGCTAACTTTATAAACATGCCCGATGTCAACGCATTCACACAATACGATGTTAGTGCTACCAGTTATACCAATGGTATTGATCTTGACAGTGGTTTTGTGATTGCTGGTGGTGGCGGCACGGGCATCAGACTAGACAGAGATACTGTGTATCAACTTGGCCGTGGCAGTCTAGGCACAGTCAGCGACACACTGACATTGGCCATAGCCTGTCCTAACACTAACAAAGCGGCCTTGGCCGCAATGACTTGGATTGAACAGAGATGATCTACAGAAAATATATTAACATAGTAGAAGCAGCCAACAAAGGCTGTCCCATAGCTACATACGATCTAGAAGTCAATGTCAAGAACAGACAGACTGCTATAGATAAACATCACTACGGTCCTGCTAACCCAGACGAGCCAGGCACATACTGGAAAGACAGTGCCAAGCAATGGGGCATTATTGAAAAGACCGCCAAAACTATGAAGTGTGCTAACTGTGCTGCCTTTAACATCACGGATGCTATGTATAAGTGTATACACGATGGCATGGGCGCCGAAGCATACCAAGCAGAAAAGACTCGTGAAGCAGCAGACTTGGGTTATTGTACTCTACTACATTTTAAATGTGCAGGCGAGCGTAGTTGTGAACTTTGGATCACCGGCGGACCAATTGTCAAATGAAAGATGTAATTTTAACCAACAACTCCTGGAACGCAGAAGGTCACTGGACCGTTCCTATAACAGAATACTTCGCTCCTAAGATACATCACTTAGAACTGTTTGATCAAAACGGCTACGACCTAACTGAATTGGAAAAGATGTATGCCAAGTATAATCTAACTGAAACACAGGCACATCGCAATCACCGCACAGCAATCAAACAACCTTGGTTTGATCAATCAGACAAACTAGAAGGTGCTATTCTAAATCATAGTTTGCTATTTGAACGTAAGGGATACAAAGATGAAGCACTGAGTCAACTTAAAATGTGGACCAAATACTTTCCTCGTATATGGCAACTGATCAGCTTACGTCCTAAATGGGGATTAGATTACAGTATGGATTATGTGGACTGTTACGGCAATTGTTTTGAATTGCTACATTGGGAGTATGATGGATTCAATTATGAAGAAATGTTAGATATGAAACAATGTGTGGAACCTATACTGTCTAACATTGATTGGGAAGATGCAGCCGTAAATGTATTACGACGTAAAGAAGAATGGCATCATTTAGATTTCTTTGCGCAGAGTGAGTGGAAGTGTAACTACTTTGGCATACCCCGAGAACGATTTAAGATGGTAGCATGGGAATAAAACATGTGGCTTTTACTTATTATAGTCTTAAGTTCAGAACCCCCTTATAGACATAAAGGAAGTGTTCAAAACTTTTACACTTCTGAATCTGAATGCCAAAAAGAGTTAGCTAAAGCTATGCAAGCACTGTACTTAAAAAATACTCAAATAACAGGTAGTTGTAGTTTTAGAGATTATATTACTCCAAATAAAACTTTTTAGTAATAAAAAAGGGCTCCTAAGAGCCCTTTATTGCTTTTACAACTTACTGTTATACAGGATTATTTTTTACCTGTGCCTTGATTTACAAAGCTATACATCTTTTCAGCTGTTTCAAGAACTTTGTCAAGACCTGGAATTTCTGGCATACCAACCGTAGTAACGATCTGACCTGTTTTTTCGTCACGTTTAGCACTCATTTCCCAACCTTGGAATTTATAAGTGTATTCCTGAGCAACAAGATCCTTGGCCATTGCTAAAATGTCTGTACGGATTTCATATCCGTTCTTATTGAATTTAACTTCTGGTAGTTTTGGTGTTTCAAATGACATAAAAATCTCCTTTGTGTGTATGTCTGATATCAGTATTTTTGCTGATACAATATTATATATGCCTAGAACATAAAATACAACTTATTTTTTAAGTTTTTTTATTCGTTCTTTAATTATCTTTATTACACGTTCACTGAGAACGACTTCATAGTGATTGTAATCTATTTCAATTAATTCTATATTTTCATGATGCTTTTGACTTTTAATGGTAACCACACCATCATTAGGTTCGATAATGAAAGGACTTTGTCCTTTTGTAGTAACTACATTAGACCATGGATGTTGTATCTTAATTTTGTCTGCTTGTCTCATTACCCAACTACTAGGTCCAATATCTTTCATTAATCTACTAAAAGGTAAAAAGTATTTGGCATAATCCGCAGCTTCTGCTCCACCATAAGGTGTGCTTAGTGTTACAGCGCCTAACACCTGATCGGGTATTTCATTAGCTAGAAACAGAGCATAGATGCCACCTAAGCTGTGTCCAATAAAAAAGATGTCTTTAATATTTTCTAGTTGAATTTTCATGTCAGCTAGATTTTTTTCAAACCCGTTACGACTGTCATAGTTGATTACAATATCTTGTTGACCAATGTGTTCTCTTATGTAGTTAAAACTTTCACTAGTAGCACTGGCTCCATGAATATAAACTAATATCATTTTTCTTTTTGGCTCTTTTCCGCAGTATTTTGACTGGATAAATGTTGAAGATACAAATCTGCCCTACGTTGTTGAAATTCTGCAATACAGTTAATAAATCTATAAACCCATTTCATTACCAGCCTCTCATTTGTTTATAGGTATATTCTTGTACTATACGTTCGACATCTGCGGCGTTTTTAGGGTTGTGTGACTGTATGTATTGATCCAGCTCGCTTTGATGGCTGAAAAATTTGACTATTCGTTCAAAAAATGCTAACATTTGTGTCTCCTATGTGTAAATGTGTACAGTATTTATTATGTAACGTAAGTGTAAAAAAGGTTAAATATACAAAAGGAACGGATTACGATGAGGAAAAGCACTAGAAGTATCCTACAAGAATTAAGTGACTTGGGCATAAGTCGAGATAAGGATCAAGTCATCGAAAGCAGAGGCAGCAATCTAATCGAAAGTGCAATCAACTTACTAAGTTTGATCAAAGAACAGTATGATTTAGAAACCGCAGCTGAATTAGAGCGTCGATTCTTAAATGCTATCCGTACCGGTGAACCAGCTAAATTTAAACGCGGCATTAAAAAAATACAGGAAAGCAAAAATGATCTTAAATGAGGGCGGAAATGTTTTTCCCGATGTAGAACCTTTTAGCAAAAAAGAAGCAGAAGCAATTTTTAAATTTGCACAGAATATCATGCCCAAAGGAATTGATTTAATTCCTGTAGGATCCGCCGGACATAAAGCCAGTTCAGGCGATATGGACATAATGGTTGATGCAGAACAAATGCTTAAAGCTACAGCTACTAAAGATGAAAAATCAGCTAGAGCCAGTTTAAAAAATTACTTAATGGATAGAGGTTATGCATCTGCACAAACAGGTATTAATGTGCATGTGAAAATACCTAACGGTGATAAGTTTGCTCAAGTAGACATAATGTTGGTAAAAAATGCAGGACAGGTCAGTAAATTTCATCAACATGATTATAGCGTAGAAAACACTCCATTCAAAGGAGTACATAAACATATTCTCTTATCCAGTATTGCTAAAGAAACTAGAACATCTGAACACCCTTATGGAATGATGTGGAGCGGATTTCAAGGATTATTTTCCCGAGGACCTGATGGTAAAAAAGCTGATCTAATCAGTCAAGATGCCGATGAAGTAGCAGTGGTATTATTAGGACCAGGTGCGTCAGGTCAAGACTTAGGCAGTGTAGAAAGAATACTGGAAAAATTGCCACAAGGCATCAATGACCCTAGAGCCAGAAATGCGGTTTCAGATGAAAACTGGCCTAAACAGAATGAAAGTGTAAATGTCGGAACTACAGATTGGTTCCGTATGATGATGGATAGGTTACAATGAGATTTCAAGAATTAGATCGTATCGAAGACATTGTTAAACCTAGTAATCGTCGAGAACAAAGAGTTAAACATTTTATTGAATGGTCAAAGAAAAGAATCGGCCTTGCTGACGAGCCATTACAGATAGTGTTTAGCTACGATAAAGATGACGCACAAGATCAACATAGAACAGGACAGTATGATTTTCAAAATAATCATATGGTCGTTTATGTAGGTAATCGTAATATGGTAGACATATTAAGAACTGTGTGTCATGAACTAGTGCATGTTAAACAAGGACAAGTAGGTGATATTCAACGTGCCAAGGAACATGGTCCAGGCAGTCCATTAGAAGTTGAAGCAGATGCAAAAGCTGGCTATCTAATGAAACTATACGGTAAATTACATAGAGATATATTCGAATGAGAGCTAAAGAATTTTTATTTGAAGAAACAAAGCCTGTGCTTAAAAAATTAGGTAGAGCATTTAACCACTTAGAAGATCTAGTGTTTTTTCACGGTAGCAGAGGCACTATGGAAGCACTAGAACATCTTAAAGAATTAATGTCCTCAGAAGGCAGTCAAAGCCTTAGAATGAAATGGGATGGCAATCCCCAAATTTATTGGGGAAGAGAACGTGCAGGCGGCCCATTAATTTTATCTGGACATAATGGTTGGACCCGTGGTGCTAAGACTGATAATCCTAACGATCTCGAAGACTTTATTGCCAATAAAAGTGGCAGTCCTAAAACCCCAGAAGAATCTCGTGCTAGACAAATGTTTGCTAAACAATTTGCTAATCTATATCCATTATTTGATAGATCAACACCTAAAAACTTTGTTGGGTTTGTGTATGCTGATGGATTGTTCCTAGCTCCTCCTAAATTAGAAAATGGCGTTTATACATTTTGTCCTAATCCTAAAAGTAAAACTTGCTACCATGTTAGACAGGATAGTCCACTAGGACAGAGCATCAGTAATGCTAGGGTCATGGTAGTTGGTCATGCTTACTTTCCTGAGTTTGGCATGGATGACAGTGAACAAAAGCCTTTAGATGATTTTAGCATGTTTAACAAAAATCCTCAATTGATTGTTCAAGGTCCTGTTTATAATAGCAATCCTGTCAGCTTAGATACATCGGAAATAGAAGCCGTAGAAAATTATCTTGGGCAGCACAGTAAACAGATTGATAACTTTTTACAAGAAACTCCTGGACTAGGAGATCTAAAAAATATTTTATATACCTATGTTAATCAAACAGCCAAAGGCCACCAATTAGATAATTTAGGTGCTAACCACTTTTTCAATTGGTTAAAATCCAGTAAAGTTAGTACACCTAAGCAGACAAAAATTGAACAAAAATCTAGAGAAAATTCACAAGCACTGGATGCTATTTTTGGTTTAGTATCTAGAATAATGAATCTCAAAGATCAAGTTATTGACCAGGCAGAACAAGGTCGAGGAGAAATTTGGGATACAGAAGGTGAAGGGCGTGTGCGCTATGCAGACCCTAAAAAACAGTTTGGTAATGTAAAACTAGTGCCTAGACGTCGGTGGACTCCTACCTAAAGCAACAAAATACAGCATATCAGCAGTATTTTTTCTAGTTTTGGTAAATAATATTACAATGGCCTACATGGTGTAGGCTGCTTGTAGAGAACAAGCAAAAGCCAAACGAGGAGATTTATTATGGCGATTCAAACAAAAGTTAATCCAGAATTAGCAAATACAGGTAGATTTTTCCTAGGTAAAACCCTAGACATGTACACGCTTGACTTTGCAGTCAACGCAACAAACTTTGGTTCAACAGAAATGGGCCCAAATGAGTGTGTACAAATTGCACTACGTACTATCAGCACAATGTGTACCATTGTTGGTCACAGTGCTTTACGTGCAGACTCAGGCGCTAACGCAGGTCAGTTAATCGACATCTACGTCGAAGGCGATTTTGGTACTGATACATATGATGGTACAAACAGCGAAAGTTTCGCAGCTCACTTAGAAGACCTTATTCAGGGCCTAGGTGCAACAGTTGGTGCAAACAGCATCGACTTAACCTCTGCAACAGTTACTCGTGGCACAGGTTTCCCACTATTAGCTAACCACGTATAATAGTTTTTCCTAGGGATGGGAAGGGGCCTACTTTTTGTAGGCCTTTTTTTATGGCTGTTAAATAAACTAATGCTTTATTATCTTTATACATTAGCGGACATTACAGCCACAGGACAACATAGAAGTGGTAAAAGTCTAGAGCGTAATCAACAACAAAACTTTGATACTGTAACACAGACCATACAACTCAGCGGCAACATGCATTATGATCAAGCACCTAAACGAATACCCGCTGATATATTTGGACGTCCTGACATCGATTGTTGGTACTTTGAATGGCACATGGAATCTGAAGAAGTATTTTCTAAAGATGGCGACAACATAGGAAAATTAAAAGACAGTTTTGAATTTGTACCATTTATAGCTAATTTAACTGAAGATGTGGAGCTAGACGCTGCATATTTTAAATTAGGGCATAATATCATTTTTGATTTTAAACAATAAATATAATGTACAGGCACAAAATTAGGCATTTTTTTGGCATTTTTTAACAACAAAAATTACAAGGAGATGCCCCAATGGCACGAGCAGCAAAATTAGAAGCTATTCCTACACAAGAACGTGTTAGTGTGTTGGAAACTAAAGTAGAAGCGATTGACGAAAAGTTAGATGACTTAAAAGTCGATGTTAAAGACATGCATGATTGCCTAGATCGTACTAGAGATCAGGTCAATGAGAAGCTGGACACTATGCTAGGTGAGTATAGATCTAATAGAGACAAATTTTTTGCTCATGCAGACGAACTGCACAAGATACAGACAGAGCAACATAATGAATTAGCTGATAAAATATCAGATCTAGAAAAATTTAGAGCAAAATGGTCATACTTAATACTAGGTGGAATAGCAGTATTAGGATGGATAGGTGCTTATTGGGAAACTGTAGTAAAAATATTAGAACAATGAACAATGTATTTGAGAGAACTTACACAAGAAGCTGTAGTAGATGATGCTGTTATCTTTCATGATACTTTAAATCCACGTCTTTGGAAAAATAATCAATTAAAACCTATAATTCGATTTAAACTATTACAAATTGCTAAACATTTTATAGATTTCATTGATATTCCTAAGTTAAATCTCAAAGACATCACTATCAGCGGTAGCAACGCCGCATACACTTATACCAAACATAGCGATTTAGATTTGCACTTAATTGTCACAGTATCTCAGGAACAATCCATATACCTAAAAAGTTTATTTGATGCTAAAAAGAATCAGTATAATTTTAATCATGATATCAAGGTCAAGGGTATAGATGTTGAAGTATATGTGCAGGACAGTGAACAGGTACATCATAGTGCAGGTATTTACAGTGTGTTAGACGATCGTTGGATTAGTGAACCTAAATCAGAACGTGCTAACATCAATGATGACGACGTACAAGACAAGGTAAATAATTACACTGATAAAATACAGCAGGCATTACAGAGCAAAGATATTGATCAAGCTCAAGCAATTAAGGACGAAATAGCACGAATACGCAAAGCAGGGTTAGACCGCGCGGGTGAATTTAGCGTAGAGAATCTAGCTTTTAAAGTATTACGTGCTAGAGGATTAATAGATAAGTTAAGGCAACATATCTATAATTTAGAAGATGAAGAATTGAGTCTTAAATCATTATGAAAATAGAACAACTATTAAACGAACATAAAAAAGGTGTCAAGGCAGTTAAATATGCCAAGAAGCCTGTGCCTCTTGTTGGTCCTGAAGCACAGAAAAAGAAAGCCAAGGTTAAAACTGCTCCACCTAAAACAGAATTAGAAAAGCATAGTAAACTAAAGACAACTTTAGAATATAAGGAAAAAAATAGTATGAAGATTAGCGATTTAGTAGAAGCCAATTATTCCTATGCTGCTGATGACGAGGGTATAAGTCCAGAAGAACAGTTAAGAAGAGCTAAATTACTAGGATTTCAAACACCCAGGACCGTTTCCTATAAAGACACAGATGGTGTCGAAGCTAGTTTTCAACATACAGTTCATGGATCGTTAATAGATCTTAATTGGACCAATAATGGCAAGGACTATGATTCTTGGGTAGAAAAAGGTATGGTAGCCTTTCGAGATCCTCAGAATCTGAAAAAAAATGTAGCGTTTCATCAAACGCAACTTAATACTCAACTTCAACAAGGCAACGAACGTGAGGCCAAGAATCATGCTTATAAGATAGGTTCCATGAGTGCTCATCTTCAAGATGCAGAGCAATATCAACGTGTCAAAGATAAAGTTGCTCAACTTAGTCAAGGTGCTAGCGGTTCTGCTACCGACAAAACGGCAGCAGTAAACTCAATTCCAGTTGACTCTAATGTACAAAAACTACAACAGGCAATACTAAAACGTGATCCTAAAGCATTACCAAGATATGGAGCGGACGGTAAATTAGGTAAAGAAACTAGAACTGCAATGGCCAAATATCCTGACATAGCTAAACAATTTCCGGGCATTAAGGAAGGCAGACCAAAAGGGTATGATAGTGACGGTAATCCGCAAGGTGGCGGCTATGATGAATACGATAATTCTAAAAAATCATGGACCGTGGTAGTTGACGGCAACTCTTGGAAAACATTTGATGACGAAAGACAGGCTTACAAAGCAGCTGATGCTATTCGACAAAAATATGGTAAGAAAACTAGAGTTATCAGTGAAGGTAAAATTAAAATAAAAATTAAACATCCGCCAGAAACTGCTCAAGAAAAGTTATATAAGAAGCATCAAGAATTAAGAAAGAAAAGTGGCTTACCTGATCCAGAAGAATATAAAAAGAAAGCAGCCGAGAAACAAAAAGAGATCGACGATATGAAAGAGGCAAAACAACCAGAAGCATCTAAGCCGCGTAACTTTGTGGCCAAAAATGCTAAGACAGCAGGAGCAGGTGTACACAAAGATGCTAAAAAAGCCAGTAAAGAAGTACGTGGACAAAAGCATAAAAATAAAGAAATGGCAGAAACATATGATCAAGCAAGAGCAGCACGTATTCGCTATGCTCTTATGATTAAAGAGGGCGAGTGGGATCAACAAAGTGATGAAATGACTCCACCGGAATACGACATGAATCCAGAAGAATTAAAAGCCATACGCAACGCTGAATTTACCGATGAAGATAAAATTCAAGCTATGGTTAAACTAGCTGCTGGCGGAACTAGTGATGAAGATATTGCTAAAATATATGACATGGATAAAGAAACTGTAGCTGGTATTTTAGACGATTATGTAGAAGAGATAGAAGCAGAAACTGATCAAGATGCAGACGTTAAAGAAGCTGAAATGGGTAAGATAGTAGATTATAAACCTGGACAGACTGCTACACTAAACACTGGTCCAGGAATGACTACAATTGTTGATCTTAAGAAAAATCCAACAAGTTTAACTAAAGATCCAGCAACAGGTAAATTAAAATTAATGGGACCACAAGCTACAGGGGCTCAAAGTGCAACTGCTACAGCACAGCCAACTATCAAAGCAGGAGATGCTGTTGAAATAGGTAAAGTAGAATCACTCCAAGACATACGCAGATTGTCTGGTTTCAAATAAGGAAAAAATTATGAAAATTAATGATATTGTATTGAAAGAAGGACCTATGAATGCTCAACAGTTAAAAGCAGCTCAAGATGCAGCAGCTGGTAGACCACAGGCACCGACAGCTGCACCAAGTGCTGCACCAGCAGCTGGAACCGGACTGGCAGGTAATAACAAAAATCCGACATACGATCCTAATAATCCGCAGAAAAAATCACAGACTAAAAAAGTAAAGACTAACAAAGTACAGCCTAAAAAACCAGTAGATGCAATGGCCGGTGCAGATGCAGGAGATCAGCAAACTAGTAATTATACCGGACAAGTACAAACTTCTACTCCAGCGCCCACAGGTCAAGCGGCACCTAGTGCTGAATTAGACAGACTAAAACAATTAGCTATAGGCGGTGAACAACCAGCTCCAGCACCAGAAGCACCTTACGGTGGAGCAGCAGCCAATGCTATGGCAGCGAAGTCTGCACCTACTCCTCCTCCACAAGCTAATGCATTAGGAATTCAAGCACAATCTGGAGCAGCATTTGGACAATCTGCACCACAAGCAGATAACCCTAATCCACCTGCGGCCGCACCAGCTCCTGCACCAGCTCCTGCACCAGAACCTGCTCAAGCTGCACAACCTGCACCAATACAGACAGCTCAAGATTTCGCAGGTACGCCTGCAACTAATCCAGATACAGGATTAAGTACTGCTCCGAAGCCAGTCACAACTGGAACAGGAGCTAAAACTAATATAACTACTGGATCGGATGATGAAATGGCTTGGAGATCAAAACAAACTGGTATAGTTGATGTTACTAAATATCCTGGCGCAGGTAATTGGGATCCTAAAACTGGAAGAACAAAACAAGATCCTAACAAACCTGGATTCTTTGATAGACTATTCGGAAAGAAGCAGGCACCAGCTGTTGCATCAGGACCACAAGGTCAAACAGCTCAACCAATGGTACCATCAAATTTTGCTGAATCAAACAGTGAAATAGATCGTATTAAAAAACTATCTGGATTAAAATGAAATTAAATGAACTAGTTAAAACATTTGAAATTTACACTTCAAATGATGAAAAGGCAATGTTAAAAAAACTGAATTATCCTAGAGCATTAAGCAGTTTTAGCGAAAGGGAGCAATTCACAATTGAGGGTATGATACGTAAAAGTTTGGTAATTAAGATAGGAGACAAAGATCCTAAAGTAATAGCCAATGAATTTTAAAAAACAAGCAGAGAAACTGGAAAAAATATTAGAAGAGGAATTTAATAAAAAAGTTCCTCTACTAGTTGTTAATAAAAACTGTTTATTATATAAACATTATAAAATTAAAAAGAACGTATTAGAAAACTGGGATTTACAAGATCAGAGCGGTCGTATAATAGAAACTTTTAAATTAAAAGTGAATGCTGCTCTAGCAGCAAAATTTTATGATAGAAATCAGATAGAAAAGTTTAACGAAGTAAAAAACTTAGATACGAAATATTGGACTAATATAATTGATTCTTTAATTTTTAGAGAAAAATGCAATAAAACTAAGGACATGATAAAGAAAGATATATATATTTCTAGATGGGATATTACAAAAACTAGAGCAGAACAATATAAACTAGAAATTTCAAAGCTCTTTAGTTATAATTTCGGATAAATAATTTTAACAAACCTTATAGGACATAGCAATGCAAGTAAAAGACCTTTCACATCCAAAAACCAGTAAGACATTGAATGAAAGCATGGCCAAGAAGTTTGGCTATAAGCTTAATTTGGACAGTTTTACTTACGAACAACTAGCAGTGGTCAGAGACCGTCTAGTTGATAAAATTGCTACATTTGAATCTAGTCAAAATTATGACGCTGTTTACGAGAATAACGAATATCGTAAAGATCGTGCATTCTTAGATGTTATTGTTCAAGCATTAACAGAGCGTTCATTAAGTCCAGACGAAGAATCTAAGCGTGAGAAATACGTGAAAGGTATGAAGAAAGTTAAAGGCGACTTTTCAAAGAAATATGGCAAACGAGGCGACGAAGTCATGTATGCTACGGCTACTAAAATGGCTAAAAAAGAAAGCGTAGGCGAAGCAATGGATGTGTTACGTCAGGCTCTAAGTGAAACAGTATTAAACGAAGGCGAAGAAGAAAAAGCAGCATTGATTATGAAAGCACGTGACATGGTGGACAAAATCACTGGATGGTTAGAAGACACTGCAAGCCTGAAATCAGAATCTATGCTAGAGTTAGTGGACTCTATAAGAGACGAACTAGGATCTGAAATTAGTAATCAATTTGAACAAAAAGTTAAGCCAGCATTAGACGATTTATACAGCAATTTAGAAACAAATAGAACTGCTCTAGCACAAGCTGTAGCCGTTATTACAGGTGAAGAAGCACCTGGTATGGCTGCACCCGAAATGCCAGCTCCTGAAGGAGAAACTGGTTTAGAAGGTGAGTTAGCAGCCACAGGCGATGAATTTGCAGCCAGTGCTCCAGCAGCAGGCGGAGAAGCAGCAGCAGGCCGAGAGCGTAGAGAAAGTATAGAATACAGCAGAAAATTAGGCCAAATTTTAAATTCAAAAAAAAAGTAATGGAGAGCGCGGACCTAGTTCGCGTTCTTTCTAGTCTTCAACATAGAGCTAATTCAAAAAAAGCCACATCTAAATTTAGTTGGGATGCTATCAGCAAGATTTATCAAAATGTAACAGGTCAGGATTTAGACTATGATACATTTAAAATGATTTTTGATAAAGATCCTAACGTAAAAAATTTAGTTCAAAACTTTAGCAGCTACGGTATTACTATTAAAACTAAAGAAAAAGAACCACCTACAGAATTAGGTCAAAAACCTCAAACAAACAATGCAGATGCAGTAAGAGCTGCTAATAATGTTCTCCAACAACCAGGTTGACAGTATTCATTAGTAACTATATAATGTTACTATGACTTTATTACAATCAAAATTTATCTACTCAAAACTACAAAGAGACGAATCGTCAGGGAAAAGACTTTATGCTTGCCCTGACGGTTCGAAAGTTCCTAGCGTAACAACAATCCTGGACAAAACCAAGCCTGCAGAAGCACGAGAAGCACTGGCAAATTGGAAAAAGGCAGTAGGTGAAAAACGTGCTCAAGAAATTACTACTGAAGCTGCTGGTCGCGGAACACGTATGCACAAGTTCCTCGAAGACTATATTAAAGGAGATACATTAAAAGAATCTGTGTCTAATCCTTATGCTCAACAAAGTTTGTTAATGGCCAAACACGTGATTAAAGAAGGATTTCCTTTAGTTCATGAAGTTTGGGGCAGCGAGGTTCCGTTATACTTTCCAGGATTATATGCAGGTACCACAGATTGCGTAGGACTACATGACGGCGATGAAGCAATACTGGATTTTAAACAAACTAACAAACCTAAAAAATTAGAATGGATCGATGATTATTTCTTGCAACTTACTGCCTATGCTCTTGCACATAACGAAGTACATGGAACAAACATACGTAAAGGAGTGATCATGATGTGTGTACGCCCACCAGAAATAGACCCTGGTGTCTGGGGCGAACCGCAATATCAGCAATTTGTGTTAGAATCTAGAGATTTTGACATGTGGACAGAACGCTGGTGTGATCGTGTAGAACAATACTACAAACTATACGGATAAATATCAAATAGCGAGGATATTTACATGGCCGTAGTTCAAATTAGCCGCATACAACTTAGACGCGGTAAAGAAAGTGAAACAGGAATTCCACAATTAGCCAGCGGAGAACTTGCATGGGCTATTGACACTCAGAAATTATACATTGGTAATGGTGCAGTTAGTGAAGGCGCACCTACTGTTGGTAATACACGAATTATTACTGATGCAGACAACTTGTTAGATATAGCCACTAGCTATACATATAAAGTTGATGATCCTAATATTTTAACATCTGACGATGTAAATTACCCAATCACTCGAACATTACAAGAACGATTAGATGAACGTGTAACTGCTGCTTCCTATGGTATCTATCCTGGATTAGAAGATCAAACAGTAAACATTCAACGTGCTATTGATAATCTGTATCTTAATAAATCTACAATGTTTAATCCAGAGACCAGAGTAACTTTAGAATTTGCGGCTGGAACGTACTATATCAGTGATACAATTTTTCTACCTAGCCATGTTAGATTAGTAGGTGCAGGTATAAAGAAAACTATTTTTCAATTCACATCAGTAAGTAAAACAGTTTTTAGATTTATTGAAGATCAATCTACAACAACTAATAGAAGAGCGATCACATATCCTGTAGGAATTAATCCTGGAACACCTGTATTCAATGATCAGCCAAAATTTATTTTACTTAAGGATTTTACTTTAGATGTAGGCGACAATACTAATCAAGCACTACAATTAAATGCAGTTAGAGACAGTGTATTTGAAGATTTAGAAATAAAAGGAACATTCGATGATAGTACGTTGTCAGGTACTGATAACAGTATCGCTATAGGATTATATGCATTAAGTTCCATAGTAACTTGTCAAAGAAACGAATTTAATCGTATCGACATTGAAGGATTTAAACGAGCAGTATTCAGTAAAACAGATATTAAAAATAATGTTTTCAATAATTGTAATATTTCAGAATGCGGTGTAGGGTTTAGTTTTGGAGATAACACTGGAGGCAGTCCTTTAGTAGGCGAACAGTATGGTCCAAGATTTAATCATATTTTAGATTGTGCGTTCGAAGATATCGACGAACACGGAATTTATATTGAAACTGGATACGGTAATAGATCAAGAGGCAATACTTTTATCAATGTAGGCAATGACAGAGGCGGAAACAGTAATAATCAAACTAGTAATATAGCATTTATAGCACAAGGCAATTCTAGTCTTCAAGAAAATTTTGATAGACAATACGCATTAACCGGAAATCAAGTAGATACATACTTGCCTGAGGTTTCTGGAATCGCATTGTACTCAAATAGTCAACCAAGATCAATTATTTTAGAAACTAATTTTACCGAAACTTTTGCCTTTAGATTACCAATATCTCAAACTATGGGATATGAAATAAATTATGTAACAAAATGCACAAGCCCAGTAGAAACAAGACGAGGTAAAATTACAGTTGCGGTAAACTACTCAAGTGGCGGTGTACAACTATCGGACGATTTTGATTATACCGGATCTGGAGATTTTTATAACATAAGTTTTAGTGCAACTAAATCCGGTAATGATGTTATTATCAAATATGTTAATGTAAATGTCAGTAACCAAACTACATTTATCTACACATATCAAGCACTTAGTTAAGCTCGTATAGCTTGACATCCAAAAAAAAGTAGTATATTATTAACTATCTGTAAAAGATAAACAATGAGTAGCCTTCAAAACTACTGATATCAAAACAAATACCTTAGTGGTAGCTCTTATCACTAAATAGCTTCACAATTATTAAAAAGAATAAATCAATGTCGAACATCACTGTTATAAAAAGAAATGGAAAAAAAGAATCTTTAACAATAGAAAAGTGGCAGACACAGATCGCCAAAGTATGCAGTGGAATTGCCGATGTTAGTCAAAGTATGATCGAAATTAAAAGTCAACCACATTTCTATGATGGTATTACTACTAAAGAAATTGACGAAATTACACTAAGAGCCATAGTTGATTTGATTGATATAGAAAGCAATCCAGATTTAGGACATACCAATTATCAATATGTAGCAGGCAAACAGAGACTCAGTATGCTACGCAAAGATGTATATGGTGGATACGAGCCTCCTCACCTTTACGAAATCGTAAAGAAAAATGTTGCTACAGGATTGTACACAGAAGAATTGTTGTCCTGGTATACAGAAGAAGATTGGAACAAAATGAATGATATGATAGATCATTCAAAAGATGAACAATATTCGTATGCTGCTATTGAACAACTGATTGAAAAATATCTAGTCAAGAATCGTAGCACCAAGGAAATATATGAAACTCCTCAAGTTAGATATATGGTGGCAGCAGCTACAGTCTTTCATAAAGAAGAACCCAATCAAGCACGTATGCGATATATTAAAGAATATTATACAGCGGCCAGTGACGGTCTTTTTACTCTCGCTACTCCCGTTCTTGCTGGTCTGGGAACACCAACCAAGCAATTTAGTAGCTGCGTCCTTATACGCAGCGATGATGACCTTGATAGTATCTTCGCTTCTGGAGAAATGATGGCTAAGTATGCTAGTAAACGTGCAGGAATTGGATTAGAAATTGGTCGACTACGTCCATTAGGCTCTCCGATTCGCGGTGGCGAAATCATGCACACTGGCATGCTGCCTTTTTTAAAAAAATGGTTCGCAGATTTAAGGAGTTGCAGTCAAGGTGGAATACGTAATGCTAGTGCTACTGTTTTTTATCCAATTTGGCATCATCAGTTTGATGATCTTATCGTGCTTAAGAATAATCAAGGCACAGACGAGACCCGAGTCAGACACATGGACTACGGAGTGGTATTGTCTGCTTTCTTCTGGCGCAGATTTAAAAATAAAGAATCCATTACTTTCTTTGATCCCAACGAAGTACCAGACCTTTATGAAGCTTTCTACACAAACACGAAACGGTTTGAAGATTTATACATCAAGTACGAGAAAGTATCTGGTCTGCGCAAGAAAGTTATATCAGCAGAAGAAGTTTTTAAATCTGGAATTTTAAAAGAACGCACAGACACGGGTCGTATCTATCTTGTGTTTATAGATAATGTGATGAATCAAGGACCATTTGATCCTGAGTATCATACGATATATCAAAGTAACCTATGTTGTGAAATATTGTTGCCCACTAAGGCATTTAAAAGATTAGATGACGAAGAAGGACGTATTGCCCTATGCACCCTGGGTTCAATCAACTGGGGTGCCTTTCGTAACCCGGAAGATATGCGACGTGCTTGTCGCATCTTACAACGTAGTCTATGTAACATACTGGACTATCAAGATTTCTTATCAATTCAGAGTAAACTGAGCAATGACGAAATTCAACCTTTGGGTATTGGTGTTACTAATCTTGCTTATTGGCATGCTAAACGAGGTCTTAAATACGGAGAAACCGATGCATTGGGAGAGGTTAAAACCTGGATCGAGCATCAAGCTTACTACCTAACTGAAGCTACAGTAGAACTAGCCAAAGAAAGAGGCAAGTGTAAAGACAGCGATAAGACTAGATATGGACAAGGTATTTTTCCTTGGGAACTACGAGCAGAAGGTGTAAACGAATTAACTAACTTTGCTCCTGAACTTGATTGGGAACCTCTACGTGCTGAAATGAAACAGCATGGTGTTCGTAATGCTACACTAATGGCCATTGCTCCGGTTGAAAGTAGCAGTGTTGTTATAAACAGCACGAACGGTATTGAGATGCCCATGAGCTTAATCAGTGTTAAGGAAAGTAAAGCAGGTTCGTTTACACAAGTGGTTCCTGAGTATCACAGATTGAAAAACAAATATCAATTAATGTGGGATCAAAGAGATTGTGCAGGATATATTAAAACTGCCGCAGTGTTAGCCGCCTATGTTGATCAAAGTATTAGTACAAATACTTTTTATAATCCTGCACATTATCAGGATCGCAAAGTGCCTACAACATTAATTGCAAAAAATTTAATGCAAGCGCATTATTGGGGGATTAAGACCTTCTATTATAGCTTGATTAATAAAACAGGATCTAAGAGTCAAGAAGATCTAGGCGAACCAAAGATGAACGGGTTCCATGAAATGGATTTAAGCTTGTTAGATGATGCAGACTGTGAGGCTTGTAAGCTGTGATGAGTTATGAATTTATAAAAGGATTTATTGCAGAAGGCCGTAATGAAAAATTAAGTATTAAACCTTTGCCTTATAAAAAGGACGAACTAAATCCTAGCATAAGTGAAAATACAATTAACTATCATTACGAAAAGTTAGCTAAGACCTATGCCGAAAGATATAACAAAGGCGAAGGTGACCCTGTGTTCAATGAAGCAGGAGTATTTTTACACAACATTCTTTTTCAACAATATCAAGCACCGAACAACAAAAATAAACCAGAAGGTGCTATAGAAGAATTTATAAACAAACACTATAAATCCTTTGATAAGTTTAAAGAAGAGTTTGAAAAAACAGCAATGAGTATACAAGGTAGCGGATGGGTATATCTTAGTAAAAGTGGTAAAATAAAAACAATAACAAATCACGAAGTAAAAAAAGACATAGTACTATTGATAGACTGGTGGGAGCATTCTTGGGCTCTGGATTACCAAGCTGACAAAAAGAAGTATTTAGAAAACCAATGGAAAATAATTAATTGGAATCATATAAATGAGCAAACAACAATATAACTTACAAACAAAAACAGACTATTTAAGTCGTAAAATGTTCTTGGATCCAGAAGGTCCAGTTACTATTCAGAGATTTGAAGAAGTCAAGTATCCTAAGATACAAAAAATAGAACAAACAGCACGTGGTTTCTTTTGGGTGCCAGAAGAAATTAGTCTAACTAAAGATGCCGGAGATTTTAAAGAAGCCAGCGATGCGGTTAAACATATCTTTACTAGTAATTTATTACGTCAAACTGCCTTAGACAGTTTACAAGGCCGTGGCCCGGCACAAGTGTTTACTCCTTGTGTAAGTTTGCCTGAACTAGAAGCACTTATGTACAACTGGAGTTTCTTTGAAACTAATATTCACAGTCGTAGTTACAGTCACATTATCCGCAACATCTATAATGTGCCTAAGGAAGTGTTTAACACTATTCATGACACACAAGAAATTATTGACATGGCCAGTAGTGTAGGCAAGTATTATGATTTATTACATAGACTAAACTGTCGTAAAGAATTAAACGAAGCTAATGTAACTGACATCGAACATGTCAAAGCAATCTGGTTAGCACTCAATGCCAGTTATGCTTTAGAGGCATTCCGCTTTATGGTTAGTTTTGCTACAAGTTTAGCCATGGTAGAGAATAAAATCTTTATTGGTAATGGCAACATTATCAGTTTGATTCTACAAGATGAATTGCTCCATAAAGAATGGACAGCCATGCTAATTAACAACGTGGTCAAAGAAGATGAAAGATTCGCTCGTGCTAAAATCGAATGTGAAATCGAAGTATACACTATGTATGAAGATGTTATTCGTGAAGAAAAAGCATGGGCCGACTATCTTTTTAAGAAAGGTCCTGTTATTGGTTTGAATGCTAATATCTTAAAAGATTTTGTAGACTACACAGCAGTAGGCGCATTGAAGGAAATCGGAATCAAATATCAACACGCTGCTCCAAAGACTACACCAATTCCTTGGTTTAACAAACACAGCGATACTAGTAAGAAACAAACTGCCTTACAAGAGAATGAGTCGACTAATTATGTTATAGGCGTAATGAGTGACGCTATTGATTATGAGGAGTTGCCAACATTATGAAAGCAGTAGTATGGAGTAAGTATCATTGTCCATTTTGTGATCAAGCTAAAGCCTTACTAACACACAAAGGAATTGAGTTTGAAGAACGCAAAATCGGAGATGGCTATAGCAAAGAAGATTTATTAGAAGCAGTACCAACAGCACGTACAGTTCCACAGATTTTTTTAGATAATAAACTAATTGGTGGATTTACAGAACTTAAACAATATTTAAAAGGCTAATATGTTATTTGAAAAATCAAAATTTAGTGACGGCGACGTAGTAACATTAAAGTTGTCAGCAGGTGAAGAAGTTATCGGAAAATATATATCGGAAGATTTGAGTACAATAACTTTAGAAAAAGTAGTAATGCTAGCCATGAGCCAAAAAGGCATAGGAATGGCTCCATATGTCATGACTGTTAATCCTGACAGTAAATTAAACTTTAATAAAAGTTTAGTTACTGTGATTGCAGAACCTGACAAAGAAATAGCTAATCAATATGTATTCCAAACTACAGGTATTCAACCAGTAAGTGCAGGAAGTATCATAACTTAAATGCACAAGTTTGTTTTTTTAATTAATGAAGAATTAAAAACATTTACTACTTGGGAATCTATTCCTGATGATTTCGATCACATTATAGAGTTCGTGCCTGAAATACCAGATGGTCCACATACACATGAGCAACATGAAGAAATAGAAAAATGGCATAAAAGATTACAAATGTTAATAGACAAGGAAAATAAAAACCATGGCCTCGGCTAGTCCTGCTACATTAACTCCTGTAACAATAGGTGAAACTTTTACAGTAACAATAAACATTGTTCCTGATATGCTTGAAACTATTTCTTCTGTTTCTGCTATTCTTTCAGGATCTCCTTCTGAACCTGGAATTAATATAACAGGAGGGGCTTCGTCTGTAGTTATTAGCGGAAAATATGAATTTACATTTACAGACACTTTTAAATATACAGAGCCAGGAGAAAGTGATTTAACTACTACTCCTATTTCTGTAGTAAGTCGAGGTAATATGCCTCCTGATAAAAATTTGTTTGAATTAGCTCAAGATCAGCGACAGTCAGAAATAAGAACTTATGTTTTAACTGTCAATGGAAATTCAACTCTAACAGTAACACAACAAGTATTAAATCCGTTAGAAGCGATGAGGCAATTTATGGCCAATTATAATTACAAAGGAAGTTAATATGCCAGCAGTTACAAGAATTGGTGATGCAGATGTTGCGCACTGCTCTGGTATGGTCAGGGCAGTAGGATCCGGTAACGTTTTTGTTAACAACAAACCTGTAAGTAGACAAGGGGATGTGAATACAGTTCATTTATTACCAGGTAGTCCTTGCCCAGCACACTCTGCTCCAATCGCCGCAGGTAGCAGTACAGTCAAAGTGAACAATAAAGGATGTGGAAGAATAGGGGATGGTCTTTCTGGTTGCACCGCAGTGGCAGCAGGTTCACCAAACGTATTTGCAGGTGGTTGACATTAATAAAAATCTAACATATACTTTAAGTATGGAAAAAATCATACTTACAGACGCAGATGGAGTTATCCTCGATTGGGAATGGGCATTTCATGTCTGGATGTCCGAACGTGGTTACGTTAGCAAACCAAATGGAAAACACAGTTATTACTTACACGACCAGTACGAAGATTTGGATCAATACGAAGCTAAAAAATTGATTAGAATATTCAATGAAAGTGCAGCAATTGGCTTTCTTCCTAGTCTAAGAGATGCTACATATTATGTAAAACGTTTACATGAAGAACACGGATTTAAGTTTCATTGTATAACTAGTCTAAGTAATGATACAAATGCTCAAAAGCTTAGAGAAATGAATATTAAAAAAATATTTGGTTCCACAGCATTTGAAAAATTCGTTTTTTTAGATACTGGTGCAGATAAAGATGATGCACTGTCTGAATACAAGAACAGTGGATTGTATTGGATTGAAGATAAACCTATCAATGCTGATCTTGGACATGCACTAGGACTTAAAAGTATTTTAGTAGAACATGGACACAATATGAAACACGAATGTCCATACCCTGTAGTCAAAAATTGGAAACAAATTTATAACATAATTACACAAGGAGAAGATTATGAGTAAGTATCAAGAATTAGTAAAATTAGTAGAATCGATGGAAAGTGATTTTGAAAAATTCTACGACAAGGGCGTAGGCAGTGCTGGAACCCGTGTGCGTAAAGGACTTCAAGAATTGACTAAATTCTGTAAAGAAGCAAGAAATGATGTTACCGCAGTTAAGAACGAACGTAAAGAGTCCAAAACTAAATAATTTAAAGAGGAAAAATTATGGGTTACAGAGCAAAGACAAAAACTAAAGCTGCGGTACGTAGAGTGCTACGCCGTAGAGGAAAAATCTAAGGAGAAGTCATGGGAAAGCAACTACGCAAAAGAGCAGCAAAAACTAAGGCAGCAAGTAGGAGAAAACGCTAATGTCATATTCTGATCAAGTTATAGATCATTATGAGAATCCTCGTAATGTCGGCAAACTTGATAAGAACGACCCTACTGTAGGAACAGGATTAGTAGGAGCACCGGCTTGCGGAGATGTTCTGCAATTACAAATTAAAGTAGAAGATAATATCATCACTGATGCCAAATTCAAGACGTATGGCTGCGGCTCAGCGATTGCAAGTTCGTCGCTTGTTACTACATGGCTCAAAGGTAAAAGTCTTGATGAAGCGAATGCCATCAAGAATTCGGAAATTGCCGAAGAGCTCGCATTACCACCTGTCAAAATACACTGTTCGATTCTTGCAGAAGATGCAATAAAAGCAGCTTTATCGGATTATAAATCAAAACATGATTCAATTAACAGAAATAGCAGCCAAGAAAGTACAGCAGCAGTTATCTAATCGAGGGCACGGTCTTGGAATAATGGTAGGAGTAAGAACTACCGGATGTTCAGGACTTGCCTATAAATTAGAATATGTAGACACGCCACACACAGATCAAATTACATACGAAAGCAACGGTGTTACTATCTTTGTAAATCCAAAAGACTTACCATATATCGATGGTATGACCATGGATTGGCGACGTCAAGGTCTTAACGAAGGATTTGACTTTATCAATAACAAAGAAAAGGATCGATGCGGTTGCGGTGAATCTTTTAGAGTTTGAAATGTGGTCTAGAGAAGATACCAAAAATTGGTTATTCCAAATTAGACACAGGTTAGAAGATTTTGATTACTATTTAAAACAAACCGAATCATGGTGCGAATATCATGGTATCGTCAATGATGCACAGTTGTTTATGTGCTACACAATGACTATAGTTTGGGTCAACTATATGAGAGGCGAAAAGCTTACCAAAAGAGAATTGTTTGAAATTTTAGGGTTCGATCAACCAGACTATTCAGATGATTTGTATGAATTGGGTGAAGAATTTCAAAATCTCGATCACGAAAGTTTGCTATATAAAGTCAGTCGTGATTTTATTAGAGACTAGACAAAAACCAAAAAGTCTAGTATAATAGCATTTTTAACGATTTGGAGAGTGATTTTGACTATGCATCTCGAAGGCCCTTGGCTAACTACTACAGGCAAACGAAAAGGCAAACGTAAATTTCGAAATTCCGAAGAGGCACGTAAGGCAAGAGAATTGGAAGACGATTGGAAAGAATTACAGAAAAAATGGGGCATTGAAGCTGAAAAAAAACGAGCTAACCGTGCTATGTCTGCATCAGTATATGTGGCACCAAAAGTTGCTCATCGAGGTTCGGATCAGCCCAAAATACCTAGTTTGCCTTTTACTGGAGGCCCTTGTACTAAACCTGAACAAAAGGTTTACACAGGTACTAAAGTTAAAGGAATTGGCACTATGCATAAAAGTAATGCTGTGCCTATCTTCAGTGATGAAGAAGCAGTAGACATTAGCAAAATGCGTAGATAATGATTCTATGTACTTTGATAACTACTTAACGTTTTGATTTTTTCAAACTACAGCAATTTTTAATATTTTTTGGATTGCTGGTGTGTAGCGATACACATTAATATAATAGGAGGATGTAACTATGGAAAAATATCTAAGAATCGGTATGCTCGTGCTGGGTGTATTCTTAGTAGGATCAGCAATACAGGCTATTACTAAAAATCGTATAGCCCATTATCAAAGAGTTGAATTAGCTACTCAAGCAAAAATCGAATCTAAAAATCGAGAACTTGTAGCTCTCAAAGATAGAGAGCGTCAACTAGAATGTCTAGCTCGAAACATTTATTTTGAATCAGGCAGTGAGTCGTTTGAAGGAAAAGTGGCAGTGGCCCAGGTAACTTTGAATAGATCAAAGCATCCAAATTTTCCTAACGATATTTGCCAAGTAGTTTACCAAAAAACTATTTTTATGGAAAAAGTAGTTTGTCAATTTAGTTGGTACTGTGAAAACGGTGGCCGACCAAGGATTAAGCACCCTGAACTTTATAAAGAAAGTTATGAAGTTGCTAAAAAAGTTCTTTTAGAAAACTTTAGATTAAGTTCTATGAAAGATGCCATGTACTTTCATGCTGTATATGTCAATCCAAATTGGGGCAAAGAAAGAATTGGCGTAATTGGTAATCACATTTTTTATAGGGATCGAAATGTCAAGATTTAATCGTTTATATGAACATGCTAAATTTGTTATAACCAAAAAAATTGGCATTATTAGTTCTGAAACAATGGCTTGGTTAGCCAATATTATGTTACATGCTGCTACTATCCCTAGTTTGATAGCAGTTAGTATGAGTTTAACAGATAGACTGCCCAGTGTAGATTTAGTTCTGCTAACTTGGGGCGCATTGACGCTGCTATTTTTAAAAGCAGTCATTGTAAAAGACATGTTAAATGTAGCAACTATTGGTTTCGGATTTATCGTTCAAAGTGTCTTAATGATGCTGATATTTTTTAAATAACCAAAATACATTGACATTTACCAACCTCTGCAGTATACTTGGTACTGTAGAGGTTTTCTTTTATACACACACTTTGAAAGGCAAATATGAAAAAGGCTCTTGTAGTAGTTTCGTTAACATCAATCCTTGCTGCTTGCGGCACTACCAGTATGGAACCATTACGTACCGAAAATGTAACTAAACGTGAAGTTCCTAATTGGTATTTAGAACATTCTGATGTAGGTAAAGAATCTAAAGATGGTTGGAAGTTTTGGGACAAAGAAGGATATCTCTATGCAGTAGCAGAAGATGTCAGTCCTAGTATGGAAATGGCTCTAAAGAAAGCTACGCTTAAAGCCAAGGCCAAAGTTCTTGATCGCATTACAGGAGAAATGAACAATCGAACTACTATCATCTATGATGAAGAAGGTGGGCCAGAAAAACTAGAAGCATTTCAACAAGGTCAAGACGTAATTGTTAATCTTATCGCAGAAAGTGTACTTCGAACTTATGCTGTAGATAAGAAAATGATTGTGTATAATCCAGACACTGCTCACTACCGTGCTTTCGTGTTAATGAAAATTACCAAGAAAGATGTAGAAGCTATGGCTAAGGAATACGATGCCAGAGTTGAACGTAGTGAACGTAAGCATGCCGGCAAAAATGTTAACGAAGTCGCTGGTGAACTTTTAAACCAAACTAAGAATCGTAACAAATAATGATACGCTATTTGTTAATAGGTAGTATAGCTCTATCAGGCTGTACTACCTATACTCCTCGAGCTAACATACCTGATCAGTACTGTGACATAAAAACTGAAACACGTATTGTTAAAGATAAATCCGGTAAAACTGTTGATGGCCAAACAGTAGAAGTAATGAAGTGCAACGACAATAAAGTTGATAGATTATTTCATGCTCAAAGTGGTATGGCACAAGACTGTGGAGAATACAAATACTTTATTACATTAAACAATCGACCAGTAGAAAGGCGTGGTTATGCATGTAAGAAATATGATGGTACTTGGGAAGTTGTGCCTCATCCTAGTATGTACCAATAGCTATGCTCAAAGCTGGCAAGGACCTGTAAATAATCATTGGATGAGTAATGATTCTTTACTGGGTATGGCATATAACCTTTCTAAATTTTTTGGTACAAAATTAAAACCACAAGATCAAAATCTACACTCACATGCAGTTTATCATGCATTGAATAATCTTGAAAATGGAGAGTCAGTAGAATGGTTTAATGATCGAACTGATGCTCAAGGCAAAGCTAGAGTAGTTTATACCTATCCTGGTAATGGTAATATTTGTCGACGTGTACACAGTTGGGTTCGTCTAGGTGCTGACGAAAAAAGTTTTGAAGATACTGCATGTTATTATAACAGCACTAAAACATGGAAATTCATCGATAAATATTGACTATGAAAATTACATTTGCTGATAAAAGTATTGCATGGTTTGCTCTATTCAGCGGACTTGCCATTTCTGCTGTGGCTGTTTGGTATTCTGTCGCAGGCCTAATAAGTATTTTTGCCGCCGCGGCTGTACCTATTGCCATTATGGGAATAGTATTAGAAGTTAGTAAATTAGTTGCCACTGTTTGGTTGAAACAGAATTGGTTTATTGCTCCTAGACTAATTAAAACTTACCTGCTTATAGCAGTATCCATTTTGATGTTAATTACATCGATGGGAATTTTTGGTTATTTGTCGAAAGCACATTTAGATCAGGCCGTACCTACCGGTGATGTTGCTGCTAAAGTCGCTCTTATAGACGAGAAAATTAAAACAGAACGTGACAATATTGATGCGGCTAGACGAGCATTGACTCAAATGGATGCACAAGTTGATCAAATGTTAGGTCGTAGCGATACAGAACGTGGTGCTGAACGTGCTGTACAAATTCGTCGCAATCAAGCCAAAGAACGCACTGCTCTGCAATCAGATATTGCACGTTCTCAAAAAACAATCGCTGCTCTTAATCAAGAACGGGCACCAATAGCTAGCGAGTTACGCAAGGTAGAGGCTGAAGTAGGGCCGATTAAATACATTGCGGCTTTACTGTATGGCGATAATCCGGATCAAAATGTTTTAGAACGTGCAGTTCGTTGGGTCATAATTTTGATTGTTGTTATTTTTGATCCGTTAGCAGTTGTTCTATTATTGTCTAGTCAATACAGTTTTCAATACTTCAGACGAGTCAAGGAGGAACAAGATGCTAATACTGATGCCGAACTTAATAGTGTACATGTGGTGGGAGATAGTGGTGGAACCAATCCTGTGGTGGCTACCGGAGATCCCCAAGAAGTAATAACGCATTGTCCTAAGTGCAGGACAGAAGTTATGGATGCCCCAGGAATTGGTCCTTTTTGTCCTAATAAAGAGTGTGATGTAGTCGATGGATTGTATGGCACAATCGATCCTGAAACAGAGCAATTTTTTAAACGTCTAAGAGTAATTGCTAAATTGCAAGATATCGAAGACGATCAAGCAGACATCGAAGAAGCTAATCGTCTGATATCAGAGATTCCAAAAGAAGATGGATATAACTACGAACCAGACGACGGTCCTTTAACAGAAGAACAAATCAAACAAATTAAAGACTCTGTTGATGAGCATTCAGAAATGCCAAGTGATATCGCAGATCTAAATGAATATGAAAAGCCATATCCGTTTCCAATGGTACGTCCATTAGAAGGACAAGCCAAGTTAGATCAGGATCTAATTAACAGTGTTCCTGTTCTAGAAAATGAAGAAACATGGGCACAACGAGTAATAGACGAGGAAGACGAGGAAGCAGATACAGATGCTCGTAGAGCATGGAAGGCATCTAATCCGCACGATACGTTGAAGCGTCAGCGTTCTTTATACGAACGAGGCCTTATAGATAAACTACCTTGGGAAACTGTAGCACATTTTGATGCGGAAACTGAAGAATCTAATGATCTAAATTACAAGCAAAATTCAGAACAAAGCCCTGATTCATTGTGGCAAAAGATTCAGGAAAAAAAGAATAAGTAGTTATATGAGTGGAACAAATATTAACTTAATTACACCTCCTGACAGACTGTACAATTCGAACTTATCATTCTTATTAGTCAAACCGTCTACTAAAATCAAACTGCAATTTCAAGCTACTCTAAGTAAGATTGGAGAAGATGTAAATGTATATGTGTTTGATGATGCTGAATCGGATATCAACTGGTTATTGTCAGTGAGCCAAAGTGTCGATAGGATTGTTGTAGACATTGATAATTGTGACGATCTTACTAAACTATTTGTTTCCTTAATTCTAACACAATCTAATGCTTACTATTATACCACAGATGAAATCACACCGTGGAGTTTAATAAGCAGAAATAGAATGTATAATTTAGATTGGGTTTTAGAAGTTCTAGATAAAGACGACGAGGATGAGGATGCCTAGAAAAGGAACTACAGTAGTGCTAAGAGATGGAGACGATGTAAACAGAGCTTTACGCAAATTAAAAAACAAAGTAGAGGAAGCTGGTACATTAAAGACTCTACAAAAAAAAGAATTTTATGAAAAACCAACAACAGCTCGTAAACGTAAAAAAGCAGCAGGTCGAGCTCGTTTCTTAAACAAATTAAAAAAAGAACAATTGCCAAAAAAGTTGTTTTAATTTAATTTTTTTTGTATAATATAATTTTAGAAAGATTTTATGCTATCTGATATAATGATAGATTTAGAGACTCTTGCCACCTCACCTAATGCAGCAGTATTGACAATTGGAGCTGTTAAATTTGATCCGTTTAGTAATGAACTCGATAGTCCTAGTTGTGAAAAATTTTATGTCAAAGTAGACATAGACAGTTGCGACGAATTAGAATTAGATGTTTCAAATGATACTCTAGAATGGTGGAGTAAGCAGAGTAAAGAAGCACAAGAAGAAGCATTTAGTACAGAAGACAGGATTCATGTAAGAGAAGCCTTTAATCAATTGTATAAATTTTGTTGGGGAGCTAAACGTGTTTGGAGTCATGGTGCCGCTTTTGACACTGTTATTTGTGAAAATATTTTTAGAAAACTTAATAAGGCAATCCCTTGGAGTTTTTGGGAAGTTAGGGATACTAGAACGTTGTTTGATTTGGGCATTGACCCAAAAAGACCGCCGGTACTTAAACATCATGCTTTAGAAGATGCGTGGAACCAAGCAGTGGGAGTACAGAACGTTTTTCAAAGATTAAGGAGCAGTACACAATTTAATGGAAATTTAATACAACCTCTGGCAAATCAGAGATAAATAAGATTGTGCAGCGCCTTAAGGGTTGTACAAAGGACACGAGTCCAAAAATCTTGCTTAATTTAAGGAGAAAAACATGAGCAAAATCATCGGTATCGATTTGGGTACTACTAATAGTTGTGTAGCAATAATTGAAAACGGTATAAGCAAAGTAATTGAAAATTCAGAAGGTGCTAGAACTACACCTAGTATTGTTGCTTATACTAATGAAGAAATCCTAGTCGGCGCACCAGCCAAACGTCAAGCAGTAACTAATCCAAAAAATACAATTCATGCATCAAAGCGTCTTATCGGACGTAAATTTAAAGAAGACGCTGTACAAAAAGATATCAACTTAATGCCTTACGAGATCATGGAGGCTACTAACGGAGATGCTTGGATACGAGCTAATGGCAAAGAATTGGCTCCTCCACAAGTTTCAGCGGAAGTACTACGTAAGATGAAGAAAACCGCAGAAGACTATCTTGGGCAAGAAGTAACACAGGCTGTTATCACTGTACCTGCTTACTTCAACGATAGTCAGCGTCAAGCTACTAAAGATGCAGGAAAAATTGCAGGGCTAGAAGTTCTGCGTATTATTAACGAACCAACCGCAGCAGCTCTAGCCTATGGCGTCGATAAAACAGATAAACGTGATCGAAAAGTTGCTGTATATGATCTAGGTGGCGGTACTTTCGATATCAGCATTATAGAAATCGCTAACGTCGACGGAGATAAACAAATCGAAGTTCTTTCTACCAACGGCGATACATTCCTTGGCGGCGAAGACTTTGATAATAGAATTATGGATTATCTTGTATCTGAATTTAAGAAAGAGCAAGGTATTGACCTTAGTAAAGACGTCATGGCACTGCAACGTCTTAAAGAAGCAGCTGAACGTACAAAAATTGAATTGTCCAACAGTTCACAAACTGATGTGAATCTTCCATATATCACTGCTGATGCTTCAGGTCCTAAGCATCTAAATCTTAAATTAACTAGAGCAAAATTAGAAAGTTTAGTAGAAGACTTAATTCAAAGAAGTTTAGCACCTTGTCGTCAAGCAATGCAAGATGCAAAAGTTAGTGCTGCCGATATTGATGAAATTATTCTAGTCGGTGGGCAAACACGTATGCCTAAAGTGCAAGAAGAAGTTGAAAAACTATTTGGTAAAGCACCACGTAAAGATGTTAATCCAGATGAAGCAGTTGCAGCTGGAGCAGCAGTACAAGGCGCAGTTCTAGGTGGAGATAGAAAAGACGTTCTGTTATTAGATGTGACTCCACTAAGTCTAGGCATTGAAACAATGGGAGGCATTTTTACTAAACTAATCAGTAAGAATACTACTATACCTACAAAACATAGTCAGGTATTTTCTACAGCCGAAGATAATCAGCCTGCGGTAACTATTAAAGTTGCACAAGGTGAACGCGAAATGTTTTCTTACAATAAGTTGTTAGGAGAATTTAATTTAGAAGGAATCGCTCCTGCACGTAGAGGCATGCCGCAGATTGAAGTGACATTGGATATAGATGCTAATGGTATTATGCACGTGAGTGCCAAAGATAAGAACACAGGTAAAGAAAATAAAATTACCATTAAAAGCGATAGCGGATTAACTCCAGAAGAAATTGAACGTATGGTAAAGGACGCCGAAGCCAATGCAGACGAAGATCGTAAACAACGAGAGTTGATAGAAACACGAAATAATGCAGAAGGTATTATACATAACATTCGTAGTGATATGAAAGAAGTTGAAACTCTTCTTACTGAAGAAGAAAAAACCAAAGTGAATGATGCTTGCAAAGTAGCTGAAGAAGCTTGTGCAGAATCAGACAAGGAAAAAATTAACGAATCTATCACTACACTTTTTGAAGTACAACAAATAGTTGCAACTGCAAAAAGTAAAAAGGAATCTTCAAGCGGAACTTCCGAAGATGTTGCAGTAGATGCAGAATTTAAGGAAACTGCTTAAGAACTATATTTGACGCCATTGGGTCAAATATTTTTATTATCTTGCTTAAATAAAGGAGAAAAGAAATGACAATGAATGGAACTTTAACACGTTTTGATACAACGGCCTTGAATAAGGCATTGGTAGGATTTGATAGATTATTTGATACTTTTGAAACAAGGTTTGCAAATCAACTATCAACAAATTATCCTCCACATAATATTATAAAAACAGATGATACTCATTATCAAATTGAAATAGCAATTGCAGGTTTCAAGAAAAATGAAATTAGTATCGAAGTTGAACAAGAGATTCTAACTGTAAAGGGAGAATCAGAAACACCTAATGAAAATACTGTTAAACAGTACTTACATCGTGGACTAAGCAGTAGAAGCTTTGTAAGAAGTTGGCAACTTGCAGAACACATGGTTGTTAACGGTGCTGAAATCAAAGATGGTATCTTGACTATTAATCTAGAATACATTATTCCAGAAGAAAAGAAAGCCAGGGTAATTGACATTGTAGAAGTTAAGTAATATAATACAAGGGGACTTTATGTCCCCTTATAAACATCACAGGAGTTAAACATGTCTGTAGAACACGACGTAAAAATTGACGAAAAAATCAAACAAAATATACAAGAACCAAAACGTTGGAAAGTGATTTTGTTAAATGACGATTATACTCCAATGGATTTTGTAATTTCCGTATTAACTACAATATTTAAACACAGCCAAGATACTGCTAAAGATATTACAATGCAGATACATAATGAAGGAAGTGGAATTGCTGGAGTTTACACTTTTGAAATTGCAGAAGTAAAAGCAGTCGAAGCAACTTCAATTTCTAGATCTCAAGGGTTTCCTTTACAAATTAAATTAGAAGAAGAATGAGTCTACGAGAAATAACTAAAGATTTGCACTCAGATGCAGAAAGAACAGTATTTGCCAAAAAGCTAGTTACAGGTTCTTTCACTAAAGAAGAATACGCTAACTATCTTTGGCAAATGGTACTGGTGTATAATGGTATCGAAACTGCGGCTAACAGTCAAGGAATGTTGAAAAATCTTCCTGACATTGAACGAGCACATAAGATTTATCAAGACTGTATTGAATTAGTAGGGCCTTATCATAATTTAACTTGGTTGCCTGAAACCATTAGCTATTGCAAGTATTTGTTAGATTTAAATTACGATCAAGAACGTAGACATTTAATCAAAGCTCATTTATATTGTCGCCATATGGGAGATTTATTTGGTGGGCAAATCATTGCAAAGAAATGTCCAGGTCAAGGTCGATTTTATCAATTCAAAGATGCGGAAAATTTAAAAACTGCTATACGTGCTGAATTAACAGACGACCTTGGTGACGAAGCAAAGGTCGCTTTTCAATGGGCTATTAAGATAATGAAAGCATTGGTTAGAGAAGAATGACCGGATTGGATTTAAATAAAGAATTTCGAGATTATTATTTAAAATTTAATCTTCCTTTACAAATTGTCGCAATTACAGCGACAATTTTTTTATCTTTTAATATAGTCAAAGTTCTTTTATTTACGATATTTTTTCATATTTTAATTTATTGGGCAGGTATCCAATGTGGTTCTCATAAATTATTTTCTCATAAAAGTTGGATACCAAAATATAAATGGATCACTTATTCCATTGGCATTATTTCTTGTTTTGGAATCATGGGGGGTCCTATACTATGGAGTTTAATGCACAGGTGGCATCATGCACATAGTGATACTGATTTAGATCCACACAGTCCTAAACATGGATACTTACATAGTTATTTTACATGGTTTTTAAACATTCCACATGTACCTCTAAGAATAATAAAAGACCATATTTTAGATTACAATTTGATACGTATTGATAGAAATTGTAAAAAAATTGTTTACATTACTTTACTTTTTTTAACAGTGCTAGATTACGAAATTGCATTAAGTCTATTACTCGCTATGGTAATCACTTTTCATATAGAAATGAGTGTTAATTGTTTCGCTCATAAACAATTAGATGGGGAATGGAAAAGTGTTAACTATATAAGTTTAGCATTTATAACAGGAGGCAGCACTCTACATGCAAACCATCATGCAGATTCTTCAAATTGGAATTTTAGTAAAAAATGGTTTGAGCTTGATCCCAGTGCATGGATTATAAAATGTTTGAAAAAATAAATTACTTAGATAAATTTAGATTATTTTATTGTTTTAATATTTTAAGTATTCCAGTAGGAATCGTTGTTGCTTTCTATACATCGCTATGGTGGCTTGTACTAGGCATTGTATGGTATCGCATAGTAGGCATATTATTTGTATCAATAGGATTACATAGATATTTTACTCATAGAAGTTTTAAAACTGGATATAAAAGACACTTGTTGTTTGCTATAGGATCCATTATTAGCGGTAACGGTAGTCCAATTGCATTTGCTGCTCAACATACACATCATCATAGACACAGTGATAAAGAGTTAGATTTACATAGCCCTAAAGATGGAATATTACATTCATGTTTTTCTTGGTTACTAAATTCTAAAAAATGGTTTTTAGAAGAAAAAGAAATGAAAATTCCCATGTTTATCTTAAAAGATAGGGTTGTAAATTTTATTCATAAGTATTATTTCGCCTGCTGGTTTTTAATATCAGCAATACTATTTTTAATAGATTGGAAATTGTTCTTGTTTCTTATGCCTTTCGCAGGAGGACTTAGCATTTTAACCAGCAATATAGTAGTAGGGTACCTAGTGCATATTAAGTTGCCAGGATCATATAAAAGTTTTGATACCAAGGACAATAGTTATAATAATAAATGGATTCAGATAATCGAAACAGCAGAAGGGTATCATAATAATCATCATGCAGATCCTTCTAACTATAATTTTGCAAAGAACAAAGGTGAGTTTGATTTGTGTGCAAAGATAATTGAAAAGTTTTTTAAGGTATAAAATGAAAACTGTTTGGGATACACTTATTGATATACAAAAATTATTAGAGGACCAGTTTAATGAAACCGGAAGAGAAGTATTCGAGCCTGGCATGGATCGTTTTAACCAGCCTGGCTGGATTAATCGCGTATGGAGTAGCGATCGTTATCGCAGAGCACACATAGATGTTGTAGATGCCAGAGAAACCAAAGGGCTATGGATGATGCATTGTTGCGTGTTTCCGCATGTACACAATCCGGCACCAATATATGGATTTGATGTTATAGCAGGAAAAAGTAAAATCACTGGGTGTTTTCATGATTTCAGTCCAGCAGGAGATCACGAGCATCCGTTAATAGACTGGTTTGCCGGAGAAGCAGTAAAACTTCAATGGAATAAGACACGTAAACTTCCTGAATGGGCAGATCGTATTTTTACTGGTAGTATGATTGCCGCAGGTAATGTGCAAGAAGACTACGAATTAGATCAAATTTTTAACATAGCAAATACAAGCATAAAATACTATCTAAGTAATGTAGCTAAATCTAATTTTACACACAAAAATACCACAGATAATCAGAATTATTATTGCGAAAATCAAAAACAGAACCCACATACTCCTAAAGTAATGGCTAGTTTAGGGTTAAATGAAGAGGATGTTAAGATCTTTATAGAACAATGTTTGTTCCCAGAGATACGCTAAATATGTATTATGAGATTTACAGAACTTAAAGAAGCTAGTATTTTTACTAGAGGTACCTACACTTTCGGGCACGAAGTTAAAGTCGCTAGCTCGGAGAATGGAAAGAAACTCCTGGCTGCTATCCAACAAGTAGTACCAGATTTTGCACCCGAAGAAACTCTAATTTGGGTTGAAAAACTGCCGAAAAAATCACCGGTTATTAATTTAGGCAAAGCTTTAGGAAATGAAAAATATTTTCTAAGAAGTAATAATCAGGGGTTGATAATCAGAGGGTCAGATTCAGTTATTCAAAGTGGACTAAATCATGCAGGTAAGGCAAAGAAATTCAATAGAGGTGATATAGCAGAAGGTGTGTTAGGAGCTGCAATTACTGCAAAGTTAATTAAAAGAGGCAAAGACAGGATAGGTGATATTACTCCAGAAGATGTAAAACAAGTATTGGCCAAGGCAACACAAAAAATAGGATCGTCTTTAACATATACAGTAAATGACAGAAACAGTAACATAGCAGACAAGATTGTATTCAGTGTTAAATTAACTGGACCTAGCTTAGACATTATTTCAGATATGAAAGAATGGAGCAAATTTGAATTTCTATTTTCATCAACTGCTCATTATGCAAATAGTTTAGATGCAGAAAGGTACAGTGAATATTTTTATAAAAATGGTAAGGTTGATGAAATTTATATTAGTAGTGATGGCTTGAGCGGACAAAAAAGCAGAAAGACTGATGTTAGTGTAGTTGTAAGAGATCCTGAATCAGGCAAAGTCAGAAATTTAAAAAATGTAGACATAAGTCTTAAAGCAGATAGCAAACAGTTTGGTCAAATAGGTACCGGCGGTGTATCAGGAGGCTATGACAAATGGATGGAATCCGCACGAAAATTATTTGAGCCTTTTGGTATAACAATGTCTGATGTATTAGCTAAAGGTGCCAAAAAAGACATTGTGATCTTTTTTAAAGCAGCATATATACAAGCTGGCGAAAAATTAAATCAAGAATTAGCAGGATCGAATATAAGAAATGAAACTACATTTGTAGAAAAAGTTGCTGATGTAATTTTTCATCAAGCTACGTTAAAAGTTCCTAATGTTCGAATTGTAAATCTAGAAAAAGATCAATCCACAATTCACAGTTTTGCTTCTCTTAAACAAAGAATGATCAGTGCTAAAGTAGATCTTACAGCTAGTACAAGTATTGGTAGATCAGGATATCCTACTATTACAATTGCTGATAAAACTTCAGGAAAAGTCCTAGTTAAAATAAGATATTTCTCTACTCAACAAAGAGATAAAAGTGCCCATGTTTTCGAAAAAGGACCACTATTACACAGCTTAACAATGATTCAAAAAGATAAGACTAAAATTCAACCTATAAGTAAACCAGTAAATGCAACTCAAGCAATTCCTGTAGCTAAAAAACCGTCTATTCCAACAGAACCTAATTTAACTACAGATGATAATTTTGATATAACCAATAAATAATTATATGAAAAACTTATTAGCTGCCATCTTACTGGCTACTACAGCCTTGGCAGCTAATGCTGAACCAAGAAGCAGACAAATTAAATTTATGTGTGGCAGTTTCGAAGATGTAGAAGCAACTATGGAAAAATACGGAGAAAAGTTAGTTATAGCTACTCAAGCTCCTAATGAACAAACAGTAAATTTATTATATGTAAATTTTGAAACACACACAAGTAGTTGGTTCATACACGATTTACAAACAGACGACTATTGTATGATAGGTGTAGGAAAAGAAATTTATACACCTAAAGAAAGTCCACTTAATAATTTAAGTATAGGAACTAAAGTAATTTATCAATAAGCCTGGATTTTCCAGGCTTTTTTTTGGAGTCAAAAATGTCATGGTTCTCACATAAATCTAAACGTTACCCAGCACCACCCTCTCCACCGGAGCCCCATCGCACACCACAAAGGTAAACTAAATACTGGATGCGAATTTTTGAAATAACGGAAACAGTTAAGGATAGTAATCTAATAAACAAGATAGCCAATAATGTGGCTAAATGGATGTATCAAAATGAACCAGCAGAACATCCTGTTCAAAGTATTGGCAAAATAACTGGTATTAAAGATTCTCCTTTAAGTAAACTAGGTGTGACTTTTGATTATCTTGACAAAGACACTGTAGCTGAATATCATAGAGAACAAGGTGGAAAACCTTTGATTGTGATAAATTTAGATGAATGGCAAGAAGGAGATTACGCCAGTATAGCAGAATATGTAGCGCATGAACTAAGACATGCCTTGGACGATATCAAATTTAAAGGAAAACATCACGTAAGTTATTGGGCTGCACAGGATAGGTATCAGCAACCTAAAAAGAAAGACGAACCTTATTGGAGTAAGCCTAGCGAAATTAATGCTCGTGTTCAACAAGCATTGCATAATGTAGATTACATTAAAAGAGATAACCCAGGTGCAGATATCAAAGACATCTGGCCTGAAATTAAAAACATGTTAGAAGAGTTAAAACTTACAGAATACCCAGGTTATCAAAGAATCGTCAACCGTGTATTAGCCTACGCTAAACAAGATTAACGTCCTTGTCCACGATAGGATTTATGTCCTATTTTTTCGCTTTTATTCATCGAGCTAGTTTTTACTTTACCACCCTGTTTAGTTTTTTTAACTACTGATGTATGTGCTGCTGTTGTAGTACCTTTAGCTTTAGCCATTTAGATTCCTTTCAATATCTTTACAATTTGGACATTGACATTCATTACAGTCGCAGTCATCTGTTAAACAACTATGCCCACAGTGCCGATAGCAACCACACGAACATTTATTTGGTTTTATATAAGATGTATTATCTTCAAAAATAGGCTGCATTTATTTGCTCCTGGACAGCGTATTTATAAATATTGGATGAAAGACTATTTTGTAAAATTAGATTTACATTTAGAAAACGTCGATCTTGATCGTATTAAAGGAAAATATTTCGAAGGATACGGTACAACTTTTAAAAATTATCTGATAAAAGATAAGGACTATTTCGACAGTTTAATAAAAGAAAAAATTAAATTTAACATTGATCCATCTTTAGTATTAATTACAGAAATCACAGGCGATGGTATCGATCCTCATGTTGACCAACATACTGTAGCTCTTAATTATTATCTCGAAGCCGATAAGTCAATAACAAGTTTTTGGGATCAAAAAATAGATACAGAAGGAGACACTATTCCTCAACACTACGGCGATGGCAAATTGTATAAAAATAATGCTAAAGTTTATGAGATTAAAGATTTGAAAATGGCTTGTTCTTTTTCCGCTAAAAAAGGAGAATGTTTTTTATTAAATGTTAGAAAAATTCATAATGTTTTTAAACTTGAACAAGATGTCAATCGGTATGCAATTCGTTGGGGCTGGCAAGATTACGATTATCATACAATTTTAAATAGTATAGAACTTATCAATAAATAAAAATTATGGGAACCGAGCAACTGTATTTTATAATTGGATTTTTACTCGGATTATTAATAACATTGTGTTTAACAATAGCAGGTGCTATAATATATTACGAGTCTATAGAAAAAAAGGAAGAAGATTAAAATGGTTGTTTGTGTGTGTCGAAATATAAAAGAATCCGATTACACTAGACAAGAGGATCTTATAGAGCGTATAATGCAAGCAGATCACAACTGTGGACAATGTCAAGAATATTGTTCAAAGTTAAAAGAATTGTTGTATGAAGGGTTATACTAAAGGTAGGAAGATATTGTAGTACAATGCCTAAGAAGAAAGATCGGACAAGACCCGGGGGCGGTACCCGGCCGGTCCACCATAAGGAAGTTTGATGAAGATTTGTGTTAAAACCCGTGACGGAGACATATTGCCTGTAATTTATGGCACCAGGTTTACCGAAAAGGATATTTTAGTTCGCACTGAACGAGAAGCAAACCAAGGTAGTTGGATGTTTAAGTTCGTTGGCGGACCAAATGATTTTTACACAATGCTTTGTGATGAGCAAGGCGAAGAAGTTTTCTTATGATGGGCCGGAAATAGTATCGATTGACGAGCAAGTATTCAAAGGATCTACACAGTAGGCGATGACTGTCAATCAAGCAAAACTATAGATGCAAACGTATCTACATTCAAGTTCTGGCAGAGCCCAGTTAGCGTAGCCGCTAACGATGAAGCTTTTGCTTTAGCTGCCTAAAAAACAGCAGAACTTCGGGGTTGACCACCTTGTTACCCAATAGTCTAAAAGGCACTTCGGTGCCTTTTATTTTCAATAAGTACTACTCATGGCAAATGTAATTTTATACAACCAATTAGGATATAGACCACTGATTTGGAGAACTATATCTTGTTATCTATTAGCTCGATGGATCGAAGAACATGGTTACACTTGCCAAGTAATAGAATTTACACATTTATTTGATCCAGAAGAATTGTTAGAATATACCAAAATGTTCATCGACGACGATACTATTTTGATCGGTGCTAGTTCTAGTATGTGGTCAACATGGAGTTCAGAATTAATGATGAACATACATGCTAAAAAGGTTCCCGAGAGTATATACTTTTCTTTATCTGAAATAAAAAAAGAATTTCCAAAAATTAAAACAGTTGTAGGAGGTCATAGATTTTATAATCAATTAGAAGATTTAGATGTGTTTGATTACAAATGCATAATCGACTACGGAGAAGACTGGTTACTTAAATTGTTAGACGAATTAACTGATAAACCATTAGCACAAAAATTAAAAAGAAAATCTTTCGACATTAATACACATAGATTTGTTTTTAGAGAGCACGATTGTATTTTACCTGGAGAAAGCTTACCTATGGAATGGGGCCGTGGATGTATATTCAAATGTCCTTTCTGCCGTAGTCCAAACTTAGGTAAAAAAAGCGGGTCCGATGAAAAAAGTGTAGAATTGATGGTAGATGTGTTTACAGAGATGTACGAACGATTTGGAACTACTAGTTATTATTTCGTCGATGAAACATTTAATGCTGATGTAAAAAGAATAGAAACTCTACACGAAGTAAGTCAACAATTGCCGTTTCAATTAGAATACATAATTTATGGAAGAGCTGATTTAATCGATAAGCATCCTCATACTATCGATATGCTTCAAGATTCTGGATTAAGAGCAGTGCTGTTTGGAATAGAAACTTTTCATCCTGAAGGTGCTAAATTAGTTCTTAAACCGTGGAGTGCAAAAAGAGGAAAAGATTTTTTATTAGAATTAAGAAATCGTTGGAACAAAGTTCATATTGATTGTAGTCTTATAGCAGGGTTACCCGGAGTGTCTAACGAATATCATTATGAATTAGCTGATTGGTTTTTAAATTCGAAACTTGGATTTTTTAATTTTAAACCTTTACTTATGGTAAAAGGTGCAGAAAGCACTATGAGTACTTGGGAAATAGATTCTTCGAAATTAAAAATTGAATGGCCGGACGAAAAAGAACCTGCCTACTGGGTCTGGGGAGACACAAACTATGTTAATTCGTATAAGTTAGCTTGCGAATTGAACAGACATATAAGAGTTCAAGATAAGGCGTTTGCATGGAGTTTAGGTGCATTTACTGCGTTGGGATTTAAGATGGAACAATTAACCAATTTAGGTACTAAAGAAATATTAAATTTGTGTGGAGATATCTACGATCACGAAGCACGATTATTCAACAAATATAAAAGTATGTTAAAATCTATTGCAGGACGTTAACCATGAATCATGCTATTATTATCAGTATTCAAAATGTGTTTATTACGAGAAATCTCGGAGCACATAAAATTGCTAGTTTTTTAAGAAGTCATGACTGGGACGTAGAAGTAATAGACTATGCTGGATTAATTGGTGTGGAATACATAACAAAGATTGTTAAAACCAGAGTATCTGATAAAACTATCTTTATAGGTTTCAGTGACACCTGGGGAACTGTGCATCAGCTGGACTTTTCCGAACTTACTAATTGGTTAAGAAATAAATTTCCAAGAGTTAAAATAATTGTTGGTGGACAAAAAATTATCAGAAGTCCTATACCAGCAGATTATTATATAGAAGGATATGGCGAAAATGCTATGATAGAAGTTATTAAAAACATCTTAGGAACTAATACCGAAAAACTAAAATATACGTTGTACGGAAAAGGTAAGTTAATTAAAGCTACGTTAGATTATCCTTCTATTTTTATGAAAGATCTTACTTTAAAATATGAAGCAAGAGATTTTATTCAATCTAATGAACAATTAGGTATAGAATGGAGCAGAGGATGTAAATTTAGTTGCGACTTTTGTACATATCAACCTTTAGGAGTTAAAGGTGACAATTTTAGAGAAGTACAAAATTATGTAGATAATATGAACTATCTTTATGAAAATTTTGGAGTTACAACCTTTTTCAGTGCCGATAGTACAGCCAATGTTAATCCAGAAAAATTAAAATTACTAGCAGAAGCTACACAATCAAAAATAAATTTCGATCCTTGGATTATGGCATTTACCAGGATAGACTTAATGATAGCACACCCTGAAACGTGGGATGACATGATTGCTATGGGATATACTGGACATACATACGGAATAGAAAGTTTTAATCATCCAACAGGTAAATCGATTAAAAAAGGCATGCATCCAGATAAAGTTAAACAGGGTTTGTTAGATATTGAAAAATATTTTTCGCAAAGAAGTTTCTATCGTAGTAGAACTACTTTTATCTGTGGGCTTCCGCATGAAACTTACGATAGTTTCCTCAACGGTATAAAATGGATTAGAGATAATTTGGAATGTTGTGCTCCTACTTTTTATCCTCTGAATATTTACAATCGAAATAAAAGAATAGGAAAAGAATCTAACTCAATATCCGAAAACTATGAAAAATACGGATATACTAATTTAAAAGAAGATAATGATACTGATGATGTAATTAACTGGATTAATTATGAAACAGGAACATCATACGAAGGAGCATACGATACGGTCATTAATCATCCTTTATGTCATAAAGGAGAGTCACTAGTCAGTGCGTGGTTAATTGGAGAACAAAGATTAATTTTTGATTTAGATTTTCAGGAAGCAGCGAACAAGCGATGGATTGATTCTAGAGAAGCAACGATAGGCTATGCTAACGTCGATTCAGATTTTTGGAAAAATCCAGGAGTTTATGAGTATTTGAAAAAATACGTAGTTAATAAATTGAACTACAATAAATGATAAATATAGTTATATGCTAATATAACTAAATGAAACCAAAAATAGCATTATTTCTACATCAACCTAAAGCCAGCATCCAAAGCGGTAACGGTATAATAACCGCTTTAAGTTCACACTACGATTTTAAAATATTCACAAAACATGAAATAGAACGAGGGTTTTTTAAAGACGTAGACATTGTGGCTTTTCCTGGAGGATTCGGAGACAGCGATAGCTATGATTACTTACTACAACATCATGTAAAACAAATCAGAAGATTCGTACAACGTGGAGGAAAATATCTTGGTATCTGTATGGGAGCGTATTGGGCTGATCAAGATTACTTCAATTTATTAGAAGGTGCTCGCGCTGTACAATATATCAAACGTCCTAGTACAGATACAAAACGTCCACACGCTAAAGCTATCGATGTTAAATGGCAACGCAAACCTCATAAAATGTTTTTCTACGATGGTTGTGCTATTGTAGGAGATCGCTCAAAATTTAAAACTATTGCCACTTACGCTAATGGCGATCCTATGGCCATAATTCAAAACAACATAGGTCTAATAGGGTGTCATCCAGAAAGTGAACGACATTGGTATGATGACTATTCTTGGATGCCTCGTCATTGGCATAGAGGTGCTCATCATAAACTACTATTAGACTTTGTTAACCAATTGATGGAAAATAATTAAGTTTGTAATACGCTTGTAATCTTTGTGTGTTTAAATAGATGTGTAGAAAAAGATTTCTACATAATCAAATAGGAGACACACAATGCGAAATCTTATCGCAACAGTTTTATTAGCAGTATCCTCTCTAGCATCCGCAGCAGATTTAACCGGAGCAGGTGCTACATTTCCATATCCAATCTACAGTAAATGGGCCGAAGCATACAAAGCCGCGACTGGTATTGGTTTAAATTATCAATCAATTGGCTCTGGCGGTGGTATCCGTCAAATCAAAGCTAAGATTGTAGACTTTGGTGCTAGTGACATGCCACTAAAACAAGATGAATTAGACAAAGAAGGTCTAATGCAATTTCCTGCTATTATAGGCGGTGTTGTGCCAATCGTTAACATCGATGGTGTTGCTGCTGGACAACTTAGACTTACTTCGGACGTTATTGCTGATATCTATATGGGCAAGATTACCAAGTGGGATCATCCTAGTATCACAGCAATTAATCCAGGACTTAAATTACCTAACGCAAATATCTCTGTGGTTCACCGCAGTGATGGTTCAGGCACAACCTTTATATGGACTAACTGGTTAAGCAAAACTAATCCAGAATGGGCAGATAAAGTTAAGGATGGTACAGCAGTTAAATGGCCGGTAGGTGTAGGCGGTAAAGGCAATGAAGGTGTAAGTGCTGTAGTTCAACAGTTAAAAAATAGTATCGGTTATGTAGAATATGCCTATGCTAAACGCAACAAGATTCCACACGCACAAGTCAAAAATCGTGATGGTAACTTTGTACAGCCTAGCGATGACACATTCAAGGCCGCAGCAGCCAACGCAGACTGGAACAGTGCTCCAGGCATGTATTTGTTGCTTACAGATCAAAAAGGTAAGGATGCTTGGCCTATCACTGGTGCTAGTTTTATCCTTATGCACAAGCAACAAGCTGACGCATTAACGGGTCGTGCAGTTCTTAAATTCTTTGATTGGAGTTACAAGAACGGTGCCAAGATGAGTGAAGATTTAGAATATGTTCACTTGCCGCAGTCAGTTATCAAATTAGTACAGGATAACTGGAAACGGGATCTTAAAGGTCCGGACAACAATCCAATTTGGAAATAAGGGATAGACATGAAAAAAATTACGATCATAGCTGCTATGGCCTTGTGCTTTGCAGCACCGGCTGTTGCAGATGAATATAAAGACACACTTGATATTCTACTACAAAAAGGTATTATTACTCAACAAGAGTACAACACAAAAATTGAAGCACACGCAGAGCGTTTAGAGAACAAACAGTTTAATGCTGCTCGTATTGATAAAGATTTGCGTGATAACAACAATTCAAGATTTACAAAGGCTAATGATGGGTCAGTCACTGAAAACGGAATCGGACTTAAAAGTAAAGATGGCAACAATACCGTCCAACTTACAGGTAGACTACATATGGACTATCGTCAGTACTCCCCGGATTACGGTACAGGTCAAACCACGGATTCGTATCAAAACACCGCTGAAGCACGACGAGCCAGATTTGGAATAAGAGGACAGTTTGCCAAAGATTTCAAATATCAATTGTTAGCAAACTTTGGTGCAAGCGATGGTTTTAGTTCCACATCAAGTACAGCAGATGAAATGTGGGTTAACTGGGCTGCTAATCCTGAAATGCAATTTCAATTTGGTTTGTTTAAAATGCCTTTCAGTTTAGAACAAATGACTAGTTCAAACAATCTAGATTTTATGGAGCGTAGTTTGATTGGTCAAAACGATAGCGAATTAATTCCTGCTAAAGAAACCGGATTCATGCTACACGGTATTCCTAAACCTGGATTAACATACGCTCTAGCATTAAGCAGAGGCAAGAGTAATAAGAGTGCCGAGTTTGATGGCTTTGATTACATTGGTCGTATAACCACAAACATTGCTGAACTAACCGGAAGCAAAGCATATACAGCACACTTAGGTGCTGCTTACAGTACAGGCGAAATTAAAAGTGGTGTTATTCCAGTAAGTGGCAGAACAGAGTCACGTATGCAGTCAGCATGGTTCACCGGGTCCGCCCTTAGCGATGCGACTACAAGAACACGACAGGGACTCGAAGCTGCATTTGCTTATAATGCTTTTAAGGTACAGGGCGAACAGTTCCAATTCAATTATGATCCAGCAACAGGCAACGATCAGAAAATAAATGGATACTATGTTCAAGCTGTGTACAACCTAACAGGAGAATCACACGCTTATAAAGATGGCGCATTTGGTTGGATCAAACCAAACAATCCCGTTGACAAAGGTGGTCGTGGTGCTTGGCAAGTGGGTGTGCGTATGAGTGAGTTTGATGCCAGCGACATATCAGTAGCAACAGGCAAATCTAATCGTGCTACTGCAATGACTTACGGTATCACTTGGTTCTGTACAGATAATCTACGTTTTATGTTAAATTATGTAGACACAAAGTTTGACAGTCTGGTAGGCAGTTCAGGTAGTCGTGTAAACGGTGACCGTGCTGTAATGTTTAGAAGCCAACTTAGTTTTTAAATCGAGCACACTTATAGAGTGCTGCGGGAACTCGTAACCCGTAATAAAAAGGACCTATAGGTCCTTTTTTATTGATTAAACACTCACACTATTCTTGTTCATAACTCCTTAAATAAAATAAGTTGGGAGCGAATCAACTATGAAGAAGTATATAACAATAATAATGTGGGCGTTAATTTCAAATGTCTATGCCCAAACATATGATAGTAGCACATTAGTAGATACAAATAGCACTAGTACAAGCACCAGCACGGTTAACAGTAACAGCACAAGCACCAGTACCAGTACGAATGTAAACACCACAGATGTGAACAGCACTAGCACAAACACGAATAACAATAATAATACCAGTACAAGCACTAATACAAATTATAATATAAACAGTGGTACACAGACTTTTAATAATAACAACGTAAACACATCTACTAGTACTAGTACCAATACAAATAATAACGTGAACACCGGTGATATGACTAACAGAAATATCAATACCGGTGATATGACTAATCGTAATATACAAAGTGGCGGGTTGAATAATACAAATACAAATAATAATATTAATACTGGTGATATGACCAATAGAAATATTAATGACAGTAATATAACACAGAAAGTTATACAACCTCCGCCGACTGCTATTGCTCCGGCAATGATGAGTGGCGGTAATAATGACTTATGTACTACAGGAACTAGTGGTGCTGTACAAACACAGATACTAGGTATCAGTAGTGGAGGTACAATACGTGATATGAATTGCGAAAGATTAAAGAATGCCAAGACACTTTATGATATGGGAATGAAAGTTGCTGCGGTGTCTATTATGTGTCAAGATCGTAGAGTTTTTGATGCTATGTGGAATGCTGGTACACCTTGTCCTTACGAGGGTGTAATTGGCGAGCAGGCTCGCGTGGCATGGAACGAAAATACCAACAAGTGGCCAAAATACGAGGAACCAAAGAGTGATGATTTCTATAAGAAAACTGGTTGGGGTGCTTTACTTGGCATCCTTCTTTTCAGTTTGTTCTAACGCTCAGGAATTAGATCCTTCACAGGTCTATACTACTAATAATTTAGTAGGTAATACTGGAAATGCTTGGTCCGGCTGTTATACCAACCAGAGTGGATCTTTCTGGGGAGGAACATCAGGTGGTCCTTGTCCAGGCTACGATTCCAGTACTGGACAAATTATTTTTAGTTATGGCCAATATACTCTAAGTCAGACTATAGCCATTAATCAAGCATTGGCCAATGCTGGCACAGGTTTACAAATTAATGGCTATAATTATTCTTGGAGTGTAAAAAATTCTAACATTAACGGACAGCAACCAGGCGGGTTTGATCCTATCACCTACGTTGATGTTAATCTTTATAGTAATACAGGTTCATTATTAGTTAATGACAGATACAATTATGGCTATCATATTCCAAGTTGGACCACATTCTCTGGTACAAGAAACTACGATACACCATATTCTCTAGCAGCATTAGGTAATATTCAACTGGCAGTAACCGCCAAAGACTCAGGGTTCTGGGCAGGATATTATGGTCCAGAATTTATGAATTTTAATCTTAGTTTAAATTATAAACTAGATCCTTGTGTAGGAAATCCTCTCTACAGTCCTGCCTGCCCAGGATACGGTGCTGCTTTTGTAGCATCATTAAGTCCTAGTACTTCAACAAGCACACCTACAGTAAACTATAACTCCTCTTCTGGATATACTAGTGTAACATTAACACCTGATAGCACACGTACTGACCCTACAGTACAAAATGCTGGCGGTGTTGAAATGACTACTACAGGCTCTATTAGTGCTCCTGACGGTGTGCCTACTGTGAGTAAAGAAGCAGTAGTGGCAGCTAATAATCAAAGTCAAACGCAGGAACGTGAAAAACGTGAAGTTAACCCAATGGCTTTAAGCATAGCATTAAACACCATAAGACGAAACGCAGAAAGAGAACAGAACATAGTTAGGGATGTACTACAACGTAATGAAACTACTGCCCTACAAAATCGTGTCGGTCAGGATGCTTTAGTAGGAGATTTAGTTAGTCGTACACAAGAACAAAGTCAAAACATAGCTTTAAGTATAACAGTTAACAGTGCATTATCTATAACTACTAACACTAGTAGACCTAATCAAGAAACAGCACAGACACGTAATGAAGATTCTACTGGGCAAGGATTATCTACATTTGGACCAATGAGTAATTTACAAAATATCATGCAACCCAGACTACCTGAAACTGCTACTAAAGAAAATGCTACTAGTTCAGTAAATAAAAATGTACAACCAAACACAGCAGCTGGCAACGTAGATATAGCATCAATAGCACAGACACCAGCAGGGTTTGAAACATATATGAATAGTATGAGAGATGGACAGTTTTACGCACCTAAAGAAATATATAAAGGTCAGCGTACAGTAGATAACGCAAGAGCCGAGCGTTTTTTAAACGGCAAAAGCGATGTTCTACATCAAATGATGATAGAGCAACAATATAACTTAAGATAAGGGGACCACTATGTTAGAAACATTATTTTGGATCGTAGTCGGAGCATTTGTAGGTTGGAACTTACCGCAACCAAGTTGGGCAAAAAGTTTTCAAGAAAAAAACTTACAAAAATACATCAATATGATTCCATTCATTACTAAAAAATAAGGAGGCGTTATGAATTTTTCTCTAGAGAAAAATTCGTAAAGAAACAAAATGTCAAATAAAAATATAGACGAACAAGTAGACAAATTAGAAGAAGCAGCAGAAAAGTATGCCAGTGCTAACACTGTTATCAGTATTGGTGGTTATGAATTTACTCCTGCTAAATTAATGATAGCCGGCACTATTGTTAGTACCATACTAGGTGGTCTTTATGGAGCATTCGAAGTTTATAAAGACTATATGGATATGAAAGATAAAATAGCAAACTATGTAGCACCTGATCTCAGTGAACTAGAAAAGAAATTAGAAGTCATTGAAGCTAGCGTAAACAAGAGCACAGAATATACACAAGATATCAAAAATGATTTAAAAAATGATATACGTCGTTTAGAAACTGTGGTAGAGAATGTGGAGCGTAGTAGCAAAAGTGGACTACGTGATGCTGACCAAACAGTAAACAGTACAAAAAAAGAAGTAGATTCGGCTGTAAAAGAAATACGTAAAGAAAGTGACAATGCTATTAAAGACATACGTCGTTACAGCGATCAAACTATTAAAGAAATTAATCAAGAACTTACACGTAACCAAAAAGAAACACAGCAAGAAATCAAACAACTTCGTCGAGAAATCGATGATAAGATCAAAAAAGCCTTAGACAATCCGCTAGCCAATTAATTAAAGGACCTTTCGGTCCTTTAATTTTATCTATTGTCTCTATAGAAAAATACCATAAGAAATCTATTGAAATCGCTTGATTTATAGATTAAATAAACATATAATATTAAGACAGTTTTAAACTGCTGTACCATTTTTTACACACAAGGAGACTTAAAATGGCAAAATTAGTAGGAACCAAAACAGAACAGCATTTGAAGGATGCGTTCGCAGGCGAATCAAAAGCAAATCGTCGTTACTTGTATTTCGCGAACATGGCTGACATCGCCGGAGCAACTGATGTTGCTAACATCTTCCGTCATACCGCAGAAGGTGAAACAGGTCACGCACATGGTCACATGGAATATTTGATTGATGGCGGTAGCGGTGATCCAGAAACCGGTCTACCAGCTAAGAACATTGTGCAGGCTCTTGAAAGTGCTATTCATGGCGAAACACATGAGTACACTGACATGTACCCTGGCATGGCTCGTGATGCTCGTGAAGAAGGTTTTGATGAAATTGCTGATTGGTTCGACACTCTTGCTAAGGCAGAGCGTAGCCATGCTGGCAAGTTTCAGAAGACACTTGATGCTTACAAAGCAGACAACGTTTAATTTGTAGCACTTAATAGGGGACCTAGTCCCCTTTTTTCAAAGGTACATCATGCTTACACATAAAGACTTACATTCACTGGAAGAATACAGTCGTATTAGAAATGATTTCAAACGACACGCTGTTAATCATAGAAAACATCGCCAAGTAGAATTAGGCGATCATATGACTCTTCATTTTGAAGATCGTGTTACTGTAAAATATCAAATACAGGAAATGTTATTAATCGAAAAAACATTTACCTCTGAAGGTATTCAAGACGAGTTAGACGCTTACAATCCACTTATTCCCACAGGTACAAATTTAAAAGCCACACTAACTATAGAATACAGCGATCCAACTGTACGTACTCAAAAGTTAGAAGAACTACACGGTGTAGAAGATCGCATCTATGTTAAAGTAGAAGGTCATCAACCTGTGTATGCTATTGCTGATGAAGATATGGATCGCAGCACAGATACTAAAACCGCCGCAGTACATTTTTTACGTTTCGAACTAACACCAGAAATGATAGCAGACTTGCGTGATCTTAACACAGCATTTACTGTCGGTTCAGATCATCCTTCTTATAAAGAATATACTAGAGTAAATACTTTGACTAAGGAAATGTTGGTCAAGGATTTTGATGAAAATAGTATCTTGGCTTGATTGGTTAGACAAATATATACCCTACTACGAAGTTGATCAGCAACGTACTAGGTATTTTGATAACCCTCCCGAAGTTGTATTGATTATTAATCCAGCAGATAGGGTCAAAACGAATTTACGAAATGGAATCACATGGAGTAATTGGGATACTTGTCATAATCAAATGGTAGACACCGGTTATAAAATGGCTCCAATATTTTTAAGCCGTGATACACACGGTAAATGGTATTGGGCGTTTTGGAGTAAAGAAGAAGCACTTCTAACTGTATTAAAAATTTCCTAAATAATCAGCTGATAGTCTTTTAATGATTATCTGTATGTACTTTATGGTAAAAACATTGTAAAATACAGATACATACTAATGCAGTATGTTAACTTAGAAAGGAAATTAACATGAATTGGACTACTCCATCAGCAACCGATATGCGCTTCGGTTTCGAAATCACCATGTATATTGCTAATCGTTAATTAGTAATTACAAAAATAAAAGGACCTTCGGGTCCTTTTACTTTATCATCATACTGTTTTGAAGTAAATTATATGTTGTAGTATTAAACACTACATTAAAAACAGCCATTATAGATCCATCAAAAGAAAATAAAGCATGTTTTTTTCTAGTGTTTATATAATACCAAGAATGATTTTCTAAAGGCAAGATCTTATCGTCTTCTAACCAAATCATTGAATGATTTGAACAATTTTGGATTGTGTAGATTATTCTAAAAGTAGTTGGATCATTATCCCTATGCCAAGGAAAAAACCCTCCAGGATTCAGTTTTAAATAATGACTACGTCCTACTGTAAACGTATTCAAAAAATCTAAGAATGGTGTAGCATGAACTGTAGGTTTCGAAAAATCTTTTTCAGTATACTTTGTGCCGTGTAAACGATTATATTCTGTTAAACTATCTAGATCTGGTATTCCAGAATCATTGCCATCTAAACTTGTAATACTACAACCAAATCGATTTATATTCTTTCTAGGATTATAAGGCATCCAGTTTAAAGATTCCAAATCAATTGCGTTTTTATTAACAGGTAATTCTAACTGAATATAATCTTCGTAATGTAATAATCTATGCATCTGTTATTTAATAACTAATGTCGTAAAAATACCACATTTCAGACTAGTTCTTGACAAAAGATATAAATACTCATATAATAGAAGCATAGTTGAGTTTTGTTGCAAGTATAGCAACTTTGCCAAAAAGGTAAAAAGTTGTTGACAGCAATCAAATTAGACTATACAATAACATCATAAGTTAATTTTTAGGAACAAAAATGCAACACACGATTCATTATACAATCAAAACGATAGCCAAGCAAGGGAGCTTTATGCCCTCTTATTGGTCAACGATTGAGAGTAATGATCGTACACCAGGTAAAGGGTCCATGGAGGATCGTGTAACGTAGTAAAATACAAAACACAAACTTCAAAGGACCCTAGGATTAGAAACCCTGGGGTTTTTTGTTTTTAGCAGTACAGTGTGTAAAGAGGTAACGAGGACCTCGCTGGGCACTATAAACATCCAGTAAAAGGGCGGCCTACCGGATGGATTATCCTTGTGTGGATAAAAAAATGGTAGCGTATTAAAAAGCATTGCCGAACAGTCAAATTGCGCAAGCAGATGAGTAGTGCTTTTTAATACACACTCTCTAGTCACCCTTGACACGCATAGCGTGAGAGTGTTATGGGTGTTGCCCCTGTCGGCGGTCTGTAAAACCGTTACCTTAAGAGATAGGAAGTCAGGTTCGTGGAGCGTTACCATCAGCACCCACCAAATAATTCCGGTGTAGTATAATGGCAGTGCGACGGTCTCCAAAACCGTTAGTGGGGGTTCGATTCCCTCCACCGGAGCCAATGGCTCGTTCATATAGAGGTAATTATGCTGGACTGTCTATCCGGACACAGGAGTTCGATTCTCCTACGAGTCGCCATTATAAGGAGAAATATCATGGGGGCGTGACAGTTATAATAATGGTTGGAATTTTAGTAATTTATATACACAAAAATTTAAGATAAGGAGATCCTGTTATGGATAGTGACAAGAGCTGTAAAGGCGGATTGCTAAGATATGGTTACACATATCAAAACAAGCATAAGCTAGCCGCAATTATGTGGCAGTTATACGGAGTAAGAATGGGTGCGTAACTCAACTGGTTAGAGTAATCGGCTTTTAACCGATAAGTTGTGAGTTCGAGTCTCACCGCACCTACCATATAAAAACACATTCAAACACATAATGGCGTCCGGAGCTATGGGCTACTGTTACGAGAGCCCAAGAATGTGTTTCTATATGGTAGTGTAGCATAATGGTAGTGCAGCACCTTCATACGGTGTACAGTGTAAGTTCGACTCTTACCACTACTACCAATGCCCTTGTAGCTCAAAAGTAGAGCACTCGACTGATAATCGAAAGACGTAGGAGCGTTACCTTCCAAGGGTACCATAAAGTTTATTCCGAGATAGCACAGCGGTAGTGCAGAAGACTGTTAATCTTTTGGTCGTAGGTTCGATCCCTACTCTCGGAGCCAATACTCGCCCTTGTTGACGGCGTAGAGTAGGACAAATTGTCAACAACAGACCCCCGCTTTCCTTGGTTGTGCGGCAAACAACCAAGACCAGTTAAATAACAGTATGAAAGAATTATTGGAAAAACTACCGCAAATTTTAGGCATGATGCCTCAGATTATATCATTCTTAAAATATATTCCTATTCTTATGATTTTAGGTGGCATAGGATACGGTGCGTATTACTATGCTCAAAATCATAAAGATCCATTCATCTGTGTAAACAATCAAGTATTTGAACAACTGAGAATAGACAGCGATGTTTATGTGTTCAGAGGCGAAACTTGTGTTGACAAGAAAGATGTAGAATAACTGGGGGATTAGTTAAATGGGATAACATCGGCTTTGCAAGCCGAGATTAACAGTTCGATTCTGTTATCCTCCACCATTACCTATTCTACTAAGAATATTTAAAGCTCTGGTTCGTAACTTATTTACGAATTCGCTTTCAGTCAGAATACCTTTTTCAAGATTACATTTTCTACAAGTAACTTGTAAATTATCAAACGATGTTCTTCCACCTTTAGATTCAGGTATTACATGATCTAGATGAACTTCATTGTTTGTTAAATCTAAGTCACAATAAACACATCGAAGACCATCTCTTTCAATTACCATGCGTCTTAGATTAGTTGGTATTCTGTCTTTCATAGTTTATTGGGGGTTAGCTCAGTTGGTAGAGCAGCGGATTTTGATTCCGCGTGTCACAGGTTCGATCCCTGTACCCCTTACCATAACACTGCATAGTCTTTGTATTTTTCGGCAGAGGCTATGATTTTATTTTTAAGTCTGTCATAGATTTTAGCATCACTTCGAGGATTGCCACTAACAATAACAGCAATTCTTGTACTGTCTTCTACTTCAGTATATGTACCGTGGAATGCACGAGTATTATTAATAAACCAACAACCTCTATTAGAAAATGTTCGACATTCAATTAATTCTGGTTGTAAAATTTTTGGATCTACTGGCGGTTCATACTTAGGTCTTTTAATATAAGGAACTCTTGTTTTTTGTAAAAACAATTTATTTTTTCCTATATGCTCGAACTCCAAATATATTCTAAGACCAAAGTTACCAGGATCCTGGTGCATGAATCCCATGCCAGTATGTTTGTGTCTTACAGGCAGTATTACAATAGTACCTAAATCTTCTAAAGGTATTTCAAATACTTCGTACATATACTTACTGAGTTCTGGAAACTCTTTGTCAAAGTTACATAGCCACCCAGGTCCTTGATCTTGCCAATTAAGATAAGCAAGCCCCATGTTCCAAGGCCATTTAACTTTAGTATTTTTTTCAGAAGTTAATTCATTATCATATGCATATTGTTTGTAAGGTTCTAATTGTTCTTTATTATGATCGATCCAATCAATTATAGATTGTGCATTGCAAGTAGGCGGAGCAGGCAGATCCAGTGGTGTATATAATATATCAAGAAGTTCCATGGCAATATTTATTATCGCTTTAGTACAATGGATAGTACACTTGGTTGCGAACCAGGAAATAGGAGTTCGATTCTCTTAGGCGGTGCCAAACAATGGTGTCCTTAATGTAGTGGCCTGCATACTAGTCTGTGAAACTGGAAGTACCGGATCGATACCGGTAGGACACCCCAAAGCTGCTTTAGCTGATGTGGTCATAGCACCGGTCTGAAGAACCGAGGAACCAGGATCGTAACCTGGAGGCAGCACCAAATACTGTTGACAGTAACAAAGTAAGATTGTATACTGTTGGCATAGTAAGTGTTCTTTAACAATTTTAAAAACAAAGTCCCGTTCATCTAGAGGCCTAGGATACCGCCCTTTCACGGCGAACACACCGGTTCGAATCCGGTACGGGACGCCATATAAAAACACACTCGATATGCAGATAGCATATAGAGACATAAGAAACGTGAGTGTGTTCCTGTATGGGAGGTTAGCTCAGTTGGTAGAAACTACAGACGATACAAAAAAGATACAAAACGAAATTCTTATCTTAGAGAATTTAAGGCCCGTTAGTTTAATGGTAGAACTCCGTCTTTACACGGCGGTTACGGCAGTTCGATTCTGTCACGGGCTACCAAATTTTTCCTACCAAATATGCCAGCGAGACTTGGAAGTCAGAGAGGTCTTATACACCTTTTAGCGCCAGATTAGCGTTCTTGAGTAGGTTCGATTCCTACCGCTGGTACCAATATTAGTATAAGTATTATGGAAGTGTGGCAGAGTCCGGTTTATTGCACCTGTCTTGAAAACAGACGAACAGAAATGTTCCGTGAGTTCGAATCTCACCGCTTCCGCCAACTAGGAGATTGTTATGAGTACAGAATTAGATAAGTTTCATCATAGCAAGAGACTTCATAAAGATGAAGTGGCAATCGAAAGACAAGTGCGTATAGCCAAAGATTACTATATGCATCACAATGGTAAGTGGAAGTATTTAGAACAACCGCATCGTAATCATAAGAAACATATACTAAACTGCGGTGATCCCAAGTGTTATATGTGTGGTAATCCTCGAAAATGGTTCAAAGAAGAAACTATGCAGGAACGTAAACACAAACAAGATAAATTTTATGTAGATAATGGAAAAGATGTAGAAGATCTATGAATATAAGTTATGCAGACAACGGGTGGACCGTTTTTATAAATGAAAATTTAAATGATCTGTCCGATCAAGAAATTATAGAAATAGGTAAGTTAGTTGTAAAAAACATGGTTGTTGTTTTTAAAAATCAAAAACTTACTCCTGAACAAGAGTTAAATTTTTGTTCTAAAATAGGAAAATATCAATATTATCCTCCAGACGTAGAAAGAATTAAACACATCAGAGTAAATGATGGTATACTACGTGTTACCGGAAAAAAGAACGAGTATGGTGAGGAAGGATTATTTGGTCATAAAGCTGCTTTAGATTGGCATGCAAATCAACCTAGCAACAAGCAACGATCTCCATTAATTTGGTTGTATGGTGTAGAAGGAACAAAAGGTTCAAGAACTAGTTGGATAAACAACATCCGTTCTTATGAAGATTTGCCTAGCGACATAAAAGAAAAAATTAACAATATCAAAGTATACTGTGGATACAAAGTAGGTTCATATTCCAATAGTAGATTTTTTATAGAACATATAGATAAAGATAATCCGGTTAATTTAGTACAAATTAATAAAGAAGGAAACAAAGGTTTATTTTTTCCTTTTCTACAAATTTTCGGATTTGAAAACTACGAAGAAAAAGAGTTTAAAGAAATTATGAATCTTTTAACTGATCATATCTTACAAGAAAAATATGTTTATCATCATGATTGGGAAGACGGAGACATTGTAATTTCTGAACAATGGTTAAGTATTCATAAACGTTGGCCATTTGAAGATATGGCCAATAGAGTTTTACATCGAATAGCTTTCGATTATTCGAAAATTTATACAGATTAATAATGGCGGAGGGGAGAAACGGTTTACTCGTCAGTCTCATAAGCTGAAGACATCAGGTTCGATTCCTGTTCTCCGCAACCAGTAAATTGTCGTATTGTTTTACAAAAGATTCGAAGGTAGTTATATTAGAAAAACTCGTAGTTAGATTGCAGGTCAATCCTATACGAGGTCCGTTAATACCAAAAACAGCATGTATTTCATCTGTGTTTAACAAATACCACTGGTGCTTTTCAAATTTTTTAGACTCAATCTGATCGATCTCATTTAAAAGATACATTATTTTTTTATCATTATTTTTAGATTTAAACCAAATTGTATCGGCATTGTCATCAGTTAAATTATAAAGAAAACAAACTGTCCTTCCAGGATCTCGATGGGGAACAAATTTTGAATCTCCGACTATATAATGTAAATAATAATCTATTTTAGAATGCGGAAACAAAGAATCTCCTAAAAAAGAGTGTATTTCTTTTTTTAATTCTTCAGATAATGGGATTATAAAATAAGAAGTTATATTTGTGTTTGTTTCTTTATGAAAGTCTTTAAATGTTAAAGTCTCCTGGTTTACTTCGTTGATGTTAATTACGTCGAACCCTGATGTATCTTTTTTATCGAGAGCATATTGTAAAAGTTGTCGATTTAAATTGTCAGGCAATACAGGAAAAGAAAGTGAATAAAAATTTGTCATATATATACTTATGCTATACAAATCTGTGAAAATACCCGATTGGGAAAAAATTGGCGATATTGTTTATAAGAATCTACCTGATGATTATAAAATACATGGAGGTTTTAGAAGTCATGATCCGATCTTATTTCAAAAATGTAAACCTTTAGTCGATGGTATTTCAATATATACTGATTGGAGTAATGTTAATGATGTTGCAGTTGTTTCGGTTCCTCCGAATAAATTATGGCCAATTCATACTGATTGGAAAATAACTTTTCCTTTTTCACTTAACATACCAATTTACAATTGTACAACGGAAACTAGAACTAGTTTTTATAAAGTTAAAGATCAAGAAAAATTTATAACTAAAAACTCTGATAAGAAAAAAGTTGAATCTAAAGAATATTTAGAATATAATTCTTTGCCTGAAGGGCATGTATTCGAGTTAGAGGATGTAGAAGAAATTGACAGCTATTATTTGACAGAACCGACATTGTATAGAATAGATGTTCCTCATAGTATATTCAACTCAGGATCACAACAACGATTATCGTTGAGTGTAAGATTTCGTGAGTGGGTAGAATTTTAACGCTTAGGTGCCAGAGTGGTCCAATGGAACGGTCTGCAAAACCGTAAAGTCGTCGGTTCAAATCCGACCCTAAGCTCCAAGTTTATTTTTAAATAGTTTTATGCGCATGTGGTGGAATGGTAGACACGCTAGTCTTAGGAACTAGTCTTTCGGGGTGGGGGTTCGAGTCCCTCCATGCGCACCAATAAGCGGGTATAGCACAGTGGTAGTGCGACACGTTGCCAACGTGTAGGTCATCAGTTCGAATCTGATTATCCGCTCCAAGTTTTCGGTCCGTAGCTCAGCGGAAGAGTTCTGGTCTTCGAAACCAGCTGTCGGGAGTTCGAATCTCTCCGGACCGGCCAATAAGGAGATAATTATGGAAATTAAATTTAAAAAATTTGAACCAGCAACACAAGTTGCTAAAATAAAAATCTCTGAATTGGTTCAGAGAGGCGGGACTATTATAGAAGATCGTCGAGAATACGTTGAAGTAAAAAGACAGCAAAGTATTGCTCATATTGATCAATATGGCAGAGTAGAATGGAGAGCAGAATAAGCTTGACAGTTACCATTTACGACTATATAATTAGCTGTGGTCGTAAGCAAACTGGAAAAGCTCCCACTCGTTGGGTCGGGGATGGGCACAGGCAAAGCCAAGCTCTTGTAGGTTCGAAGCCTACCGACCACACCAGATTTTGGTAAAAATAGTTCTTGAACTTTTTTTGAACTTCATGTAATATATAGGTTCATTAGTTAAGTTCTTGAAAGGAAACAGAAATGAACATAAAACTTAAAGCAGCTCTAATAACTGCGGGAGTAATGTTAACTGGTTTTGTTACCGGTTTTGTAATGAGTTATTTGCCTAATTGGGCAGTAGCAGTGTTGGCACTTTCATTTGCTGGTTATCTTGTATATACATTAGCTTTAGCACAATTAAAGTGGGATCAAACTATAGACGAAATGAATCAGAAATATCAGAAGTAAAGTTTTACGGAGATATGGCCGAGAGGCTTAAGGCAGCAGTTTGCTAAACTGTCGTAGGGATTAAACTCTACCGTTGGTTCGAATCCAACTATCTCCGCCAATTTTTTTTTGAAAGAAGCAAATGCTATTATTCTTAAAGAAGTGGACTCCTGTATTAATAGTAGTTTTTACTGCTATTGGTATGGGAACTAATTTTGATAATCCAAACATGTTCAGTGCCTATGTTACTGGATTTACTGGATGGCTAGTTGTAGCAATGAATGAATTTATTCCGGAGAATCGTAAAAATGAAAGCTAAAGGTAATTTTAAACTAAGTAAGTCTAGTAAAATGATAATGGCCAGCATGTTGCCTCCTCGTAGTTACGAATTTAAACGTGCAATGATTCAAGCAGAACTAGCAGCAGCTATCAGGCCTAAGGCTAGTAAAGCAGATCGTAACACTGGGACAGCAGAATAAAATGGCAGGCAAAGGATCTCGTCCTAGACCTTTTAGTGTAAGTCAATCGACTTATGATAAAAACTGGGATGCTATTTTTAATAAAGGTAAAAATATGAGTACTATAGAAGAAAATCAAGTCCCTTGCGGATGTGGTCGTAGTGCCAGCGGATATTGTACTGGACTACATAACTTATCCGAATCAGAATGGCAGGCAAAATTGCTTGAAGAATTTAAGGATGAGGAATAATGGCAGCTAAAAGTTTTAAACGTGATCCTATGAAAACCAAGACTGGTAAAACACGTCTTGGTCCTTTGAATGTTAAACAATTAAATGAATTGCTCGGATCTTGTCGTCCTAAGCACAAAATGAAAATTCAACGTCGCATTAATACTTTAATTAAATACGGACACAAAGTTGAAGAAACAGTAGTAGAATAAAGTTTACGCTGGTCTAGCTCATCAGGTAGAGCAACGGATTTGTAATCCGTAGGTGGCGGGTTCGAGTCCTGCGACCAGCACCAAGAACCTCGCAGTCCCTTCTGCGTTATTAAAGGGGGTGGTTGGTGTCACCAAAATACCAGGGCTCATACGATGACGCCTCAGAACCCGCTTACATGGGTGCAAGAAAAATCGTAGGTTTAGCTGGCACAAGCCATAAGGAACGTCAGGGGACAGGGTAACAACTCAGTTAGGGGCTAATGAGGATTAGTAGCCTAACAAGAACACATGCGGGTGTAGCTCAGTTGGTAGAGCGTCAGCCTTCCAAGCAGAATGTCGTCAGTTCGAACCTGATCACCCGCTCCAAGTTTCGGGGTGTAGCTTAGTCTGGTTTAAAGCGCCTGCTTTGGGAGCAGGAGATCGAGAGTTCGAATCCCTCTTCCCCGACCATTAATATATGAATAATATTATCCTACCTAAAAATTCTACTGTAATAGATAGCAATCAAATCTTTAAAAAGTTCGACTTCAGTTCTGTCATTAACAAACAAGATAACGATAATGCTTGCAATATTGTAAAACAAATTATTGATAACGGCAACTACTATACTAACAGCCCAAAATATCAAACTAAAGAAAATATTTTTAATCGAACAGAAGAAGTTTGGTTAAAATACAGAATGAGTTTTCTTTTCAGTGTATTCATGTATCTAGGAAGAGAAGTCAAAGTTTTTAATATGCAGGCTTGGAGTTTCATGACTAACTTAGAAGGTGCAGAAGATAGAAACAATCTTTGGCATCATCATTGGCATCCTAGCACTGAAAAAAGTAAATTATTAAGCGGAATTTGGTATTTAGATATTCCTGACGATGTAACTGATCTAAATTATTGTGGCACAGAGTTTGCACCTAACGGTCCAGAAAACTCTGGAAAATTTTATGTTAAACCAGAAAAATTTAGTTGGTTAGTATACCCTAGTGATTATTGGCACAGACCTGGAATAGTTCAGAGCAACAAATTTAGATTTATTTTGGCAGCAGACGTAGAATACCTAGCAGTATAGCAACGGTTGACATTACATCCGATTGATAGTATAATACAATTTTAAAGAAAGGAGGGCACTATGCCAGCAGTATTTTTAGTTAGCGACACGCACTTTGGTCATGCTGGTGTGTGCCGATTCTTACGCGACGACGGAACTAAACTTCGTCCTTGGGACGATCCTAGCGAAATGGACGAAGAAATGATCCGCCGTTGGAACGACCGTGTTCGCCCAAACGATAAAGTTTATCATTTAGGTGATGTGGTTATTAACCGTAAAGCGTTATCTACATTGTCTCGATTAAACGGAGATAAAGTGTTAATCCGAGGCAATCACGACATCTTTCGTGATACAGAATATAACGAATATTTTCGAGAACTTCGTGCTTACCACGTTATGAATGGAATGATACTGAGTCATATTCCTGTACACGAAGCAAGTTTAGGACGTTTTGGTGTAAACATACACGGACACTTACATGCAGGTCGTGTTAAAAAAGCACGTGGCATAAATGCTAAAACAGGTGAAGTTCTGTACAGTGACGAAATCGATCCTCGTTATCATTGCGTTTGTGTAGAACAAACTGACTACACGCCTATATTATTCGAAGACGTAATCAAACGTATCGAAGCAGAAGGTGGCACAGTTGGTTTTAAAAACGGCAACGGTCCAACTATGTAATAGGCACTTCGGTGCCTATTTTTTTGACTTTACATTCTACTGAATGTAAAATATAGTTGTGGGCATAATCATTGTAGCGGATGCTGTTACCTGAATAGGCTTAGTTGAAATCGGTAGTACAGTTGTTTGATCCCCGTGCGAATATCAGGTACTCCTGAGGGTCCAGATAGTTTTTCAATTAGTCCGAAAAGTTGTTGAGATCACCTAGCTAGTGAATATAGTACAAAGCTTTAGGTCGCTAAAACAGCCTTGTATGCCCACATTCCTTTTTAATTTCGATAAGTACAGATATGAACAAGCCAAGTAAAAGTCCTGATCGTTATAGTTTTCAAAAATCTAAGTCCCTTGAAAGATGGGCTGAAAAAGGTCGCACTCCTGAAAATGATGAACATGTCAAGACTATGCTAGAGTTTTATAATAGCTGGGGAATTCGAGCCGAGGAAAATGAAACAAATCCTGAGTGGCAAAAAAATAACTTAGAATATGATCTGCGTACTTGCGATTGGATTTTGGAAAAAGTTCGCAATAAAGAACATTACGCTCAAAATTTATATGCAGCAATGTGTAATAATGAATTTCAAAAACGTGATTTGTGGCCAGTATTAAAAGAAGAGACATGGAGTGCTAGTTGGCGCTATGCTGGAGGCATCATTGCTGACATGCGTCAAGAAGGTGACTACATTGACTGGTACTGTAGTGGCATGGGAGGGCTTGCAGGCAGTTGGGATAAAGATGAAGAGACTTTCTGCGAATGGGCTGCTCGTACTAAGTTTGTGTCTGAAGGCGTTGTCACTGAAGAAATTCGAGATGACTTACTTAAATTAGGATGGCTAGTTGTAGATGATAAAAATGACACATAATCAAACTGTAAGAACACTACAAGTAATTAATCATGTAATTGCTACAATAGGTATAATATATGCTATCTACATTGCTGAATATAGTTTATTATTTGTGTCCTTAGTAACCTATTGGATCATAGGTGTACTTGGTATTAACATTGGTTACCATAGACTACTCAGTCATCGTAGTTTTAAAACACATCGATTCTGGGAGCAACTGTTTAGTCTTATAGGTGTTATTACTGTGGTAGGTAGTCCATTAGCTTGGGTAGCTGTACATAGACAGCATCATAGATCAGCAGAACGTCCTGGAGATCCTCATAGTCCTTATATACTGGGAAATTTTCGAGCATGGTTCGGTATATGGAATATGCCTAGATTAGATTTAAAACTAGTTCGTGATATGCGTGAAAATGTCTTTCAACGAGAACTACACAAAAAATATTTGCTGGTAATTCTAATTTGGATATCAATTTTATTTGCTTATGATCCATTAATGATAATATATGTGTTTGCTATACCTGCTTGTCTTTGCTTACACAGCACTAGTGCTATTATTGTTATAGCACATAGACATGGTTATAGACCTTATCCGGACGTCAAAGATCAAAGCCGTAATAGTTGGATTGCCAATCTTATCACATTAGGAGAAGGGTGGCATAATACACATCACGCTAAACCATATGCTTGGAACAATCAAGAACGTTGGTGGGAGTTTGATATACCTGCTTACATTATTAGATTGATTAAACAATGAAAAAATATGGATTTAACTTTTGGGTAGTATTTCTACCTTTTCATATATGGGGACTAATTGCTATATGGGAACTACCTAATCATTGGATCAGTTTCTTAGTAATTTGGTTTGTCATTGGTGTAGTAGGCAATGGTGTAGCAGCACATAGATATTTTGCTCATGGTCAGTTCGAAACCTATAAACCTGTAAAATGGCTATTAGGATTTTTATCTACTTTAGGCGCTATTGGTCCAGTGACATTTTGGGTCATACAGCATAAAGCTCATCATCTTAGAGCAGATAAAGTTAACGATCCTCATAGTCCAATGTATAACAGTTGGTTCTACGTATTCTATGCTTGGACATTTCCTCAGGGAAATAACGAACAAGAATATTTACAAGACAAGTATGCTAAAAAATTAGCTGTACAGATGTTGCGTGACCCGTTTTATCTTTTCTTTCATAGACATCATTATAAAATAATTTTTACATTTTGTTTTACACTTGTTTTGATTGATCCGGTGTACTTCATGATGTACTGTTTGGCCTACTGTGTGGATTTTTTTAGACTAGGTGCAGTTAACTATTGGTGTCATAGATCAGGTTATAGAAATTTTTCTACAGACGATGCAACTACGAATAATTTATGGTTAGGTTGGTTAGGTATGGGGTTCGGATGGCACAATAATCATCATGCTCATCCTGGACGATTGATACTTCAACATCGTTGGTGGGAAATAGATATAGAGGGTTATATAGGATTTCTCTTAAGTAAAAGATTTAGTAAAAAACTTTAAAAGAACCGGCTCTGCTATACTTTGAATATTTAGATCAGGTGTTAGTTGCTTTACTATACCTTCAGTTACTAAAATTGTTTTTACCAATAATGTAAATTGATAAGGCACATTGCCTTGATAATTTTCTACTAAATTGAAAAATTTATTTAATACATTACCAATTGAAAAATCTTTTTGTTTTCGATTAACAAATAGCTGTGCTATATCAATTAAATCGACTTCTAATTGGTCTAAGTTTTGATTTTTGTTTAACCATCCGGCATCTATTAATTTTTCAATCGTTTTTTTATTATTTTTAGAATATAAAAAGAAAAGAATTTGCAATAATGATTTTCTATCTGCCTCTGTAATAGACCCAACTATTCCAAAATCTAAATAAATTCGAGATCCATCAGGTTTAATCCATAAGTTTCCGGGATGTTGATCTGCATGAAAAAATCCGTCTCGGAATAGTTGTAACATCATTACTTCGACACCTTGTTGAACTACTATCCTAACATCAACACCTTGATCAATAAGTTGTTGTTTTTGATCAATAGGAATTCCAAACATTCTTTCCATCACTAAAATAGTTTTTGTACTATATTTGTCATATACTTTAGGAACACATACATATGAAACATGTTTCATATTAGATGCAAACTTTTTCATATGATCAGATTCTATCAATAAATCTAGTTCTAACATTAAACTATTTGATAACTCATCTAAAATTTTTTCTATCTTAATTTTTTTTAAATTTTTATTATACAAAAAAATTAATTGTAAAATATTTCTAAATAACTTTATGTCTTTTTTAATAATACATTCTATTTTAGGCCTTAATATTTTAACCGCAACTAACTCACCAGTGTGTAGTTCAGCATAATGAACTTGCGCTACACTACCCGCAGCAATAGGAGATTTATCAAACTTTTTAAATATGTTTTCTGTAGAGTTTTTTAATTCTAATTCTATTATTTTTTCTACATCATGTTCAGAAAAAGGCTTTACTGACTCTCTAAGAAATTTTAATTCTTTAACAATACTTGCAGGAATTAAATCAGGTCTAGATGATAACATTTGTCCAAATTTGATAAAAACTGGTCCTAGTTCCTCTAGCGCACAACGTAATCGATATTCAAAAGTTCCGTGCGGAGTTGTTATGCCGAATAGATTCTTAAAAGAAAGTTTTGCGATTGAAAGTAATTTGAAATTTGAATTTTGAAATAGATGTTCCTCAAGATTATATTTTACAATAACTTGAAGAACATCGATAATTCTTAACATCTATTAAATTTTGCTTATAAAATTTTTCAAAGGTTGAGCATGATTGCCTAACACTTCTAATTGAGCATTATCTACATCAGAAAAGAATCTTTCGAATATTAGTCCTTCAGTTTCTAACTCATCGATACATTCTTTATATAACTCTTCTGAAATTTCTCCAAATGTTTTAAACCAGTCGTTATATGTTTCCAAAGAATTATGATCAGCGTGAAACTCGGCATACGATTTATCTTCACTTAAATTAACTGTAACATTGTCGATATAATTAGATGGATGAGGATGACAGTAATATAATTGGTGCCATGCAACAGATGTCTCTAAAGTTTTTATCACATTAATTTCGCCATCGATATCAGGAGCAGTTTGTGTTACTGTCAGTATTTTTATAAATTTTTCCATATCATATTCCTTAAATTTCTAAAGGTTTAATTGTTTCACCGAGACTGTCTGTTATAGTCAAATCAATATCATGCTTTAACGCCTCCATTTCGAATCGAGACCAGAACATTTTTCGCATAGGATGTTGCATAGCTTTTTCCCAATCTGACTTTGATTCCCATACAGTGGTAATTTCCCAACGTTCGTTATCATAGTGATCATCACGTGCTTCAACAAACCCTTGAAATTTAACATTGTAATTTTTCATTAATTGATTGAATTTTAACCCCTGTGTAGTGACTATTCGAAATCGATCCATTTTAGGTTGACCTTGACATACTAACTTATAACTTCTTATATACATACATTTTCCTAATTAAATTATTTTTTTTTTGAACATGATAAGTAAGTTATCATGTTTAATATTAAAATTTTACAAAAAGAAGACCAAAGTATTTTAAAAAATTTATTTGTTAAAAACCCTCAAGTATTTAACGGATATACCGATCATCAGTATCAAGACTACTTAATACAGTCTACAGAAACAATGTTAAACGATAAGTTATTTTTTAATGTTGGAATATTTAACAAAAATAATCTAGTAGGGGCAATAATCTTGAAAGAATTTTCTACGGCACCGGCATGGTGTTGGGCACACCATTTATTCGAAAATAGAGGATTTTTAATTAATAATACTGAAATGATCGACATGTTTAAAGACATTGATCAAATTATTTTCGACGAAATGGAAAATAAAAGAAAATTAAATAGATGGCATTTTGCTTATAATGCAGAACACTTGGGTGTACGTTCGATTGGAGGAATAGATAGACTTCTTAGATTTTCTAAAAATTTCAAAAAAGATTATAATTTATCTAAATATCACTATATAACTGAACATGTATTAGAGTCGAATTCTATTCCAAAATATGATTATCAAAAAAATATGATATTAAATAGGTCGTGGCCTATAAGAATTGGATTCCGAACAGCGTTTAAAATTGAAGATTAAAGGAAAATTATGTTTAGCAGAACTGCAATTTTAAAGTCAAGAGATGCATCAGATAAAGAACGGTTATTGAATTTCATACGAGATATACGTTCACATTCGATGTATGAACCTTATCTAAATGCATTGTATATAGTTCCTGGATTTATAAGAAAGGAAACTAAATTTGTCGAACAACCTCAAGGAACAATATTATATAGTTCTGTAATTTTTGAAAGTAAAGAAGAATTTAATAATTTTTACTCTAAGGAGGAGAACGAATTTATTTGGAATTACTTTGAAATTATAACGAATCAATACGGAATTGATTTTGCTTTGGAAGATAGCGAAATTTAATCGTCCAATAATAATCCTACATCAGGAATTGTTGAAACAGTAAGTGTAATTCTAGGAAAACTTTTATCATTCATTACTACGGTATGTCCTTCACTTATTCTGACAATAGTAGGACGATCTATTTCAACTCCGCCAACTTCTTCGTAATCTTTGTTTATAGTCATATAAAATGGAGACCTAGTAGGCAACATTAATCTTTTAGATTTTAAATTTTTATAAAATATGGTTTTAGATCCTTGACAATTTAATATAGGGATATTCACTCTACCAATGGCATCTGTATAATCTTTATGGGGAATACAATCGGTGTTATTCCACATTAAAAATATATGAATACCAGTGACATACAACCCATAATTTAAAAAACTTTCTTGAAGCTCTGGAACATCCTTATTGTAATCGAAAAAGGGCAAATTAATATATGGACCTTTATATTTAGATTTATCCATAAAATCTGTTTTTTCTCGAATAAACGTTAAAGTTTTTTCTTGAATCTTTTCTACATTATCTAATTCTAAATATTTCCAGTATTCCATTTTATCCGTATTTTTTTAAACTTGTACTTAGCAAATTATCTAACTTTGCTGTATCCCATATCGCGTTAACAACTATTTGAAAATTCTTTTTTCCGTGATAATCACCCCCGTATAATTTAGTTCCATTACTCCAACAAAAACTGTTTGTATCTTGAGGTAGATCTATATATCTCGTTTCACCGCTTTCGATATCCGTTACGTAAAATACAGGGGTTTTATTTTCATCATAAAGATTTATTCTAAATTCAGTAGGACATTTCCAGTACCAAGTTTCCTCCCTATGAGGTGCTACATCATTCATAACTTCGAATATAGATATAGTATTAATAACACTAATAGGAAAAGTTGCCATAATATTACTAACTAAAGAATTAAAAAATCTATCTTTATAAAGTTTTTTAGTGTATAAACCTATATTGTCTCTTCCTTGAGTAAATCCGCTTTTTTCCGAAATTTGATTTTCTATCATCTTACCTTTTGAATCGTACAAATCATGACAGTAAAAGTCAATTAATGGGTTAGATGCAATATGCATTCCGTAAAATTCTTGAATAAAATCTGGATCGTTTTTTTTAACAATAGGTATTTTTTCTCTTTCCCAAATTTCTAAAAAAAGTTTCCAATCGCTTATTTGAATTTTAGGTATATCTAAAGGTAACCAAAAAATAGATTCATATTTTTCTTCTAATAACTTTATTTTTTTTAGATAAGATTCAGAAATAGGTATCTCGGGTGACCATGAAGCCTGAATAAAACTTGCATTTTTATGCAAGGAAGGACCTAGTTTTGTGTAACTAGTGTTTAATTTTGAATAATCAAATTGAGAGACTTTCGCCTCTTCAATTTTTTTTTGTAAGATACTTAGATCCATTACATTTCTAATTTATAATTTAATTTGTCTTTATACTTTGCAATACTGCGATCAAACAACTCTACAGATTTTCTTGTATGCTGTATTCCTGTCATAATTAGTAGTAATTTTCTTTTTCCATGATAATCAGATCCATGAACCATTTTTCCATTGCTCCAACAAAAAGTATTAGTATCCTCAGGAAGGTCAATATAGATTGGTTCATCTGATCCGTCTTCTGCTACATACAAAGTAGGTTTATCATTTTCATCATATAACATAGATCTAAAATCTGTAGGACATTTCCAATATGATGCGGCATCCCTATGAGGAATAATAGTCGATAAACTTTCCCAGATGAATATACTGATAAAAGGGTGATGAGGAATATAATCATGCACTTGTTCAATAATCCTTTTGAAAACAGGAATATCTCCAAGATAAACTTTTCCGTAAAAGGTACTTAGCTTAAGATCAATCATAGGATTTTGATATAGATGAAGACCATTAAATGCTGCTTTATTCCAGCTACTATCTTGCTTAAAAGGATGATCTTCCTTACTCCATGGTTCTGCTACATCAGGTTTAATTCTTACAACAGGATAACGTTGACTATCGTAAATTTCTAAAAATTCTTTAGGATCGCCTATATCAATTTTAGGTATATCCAACGGTAGCCATTGTATGGGTTTATACTTTTCACTGATAACTTTCATTTTTTCAATGTATTCGGTAGGTAAGTCGTAACCAGCCGGAGGTCCGTCTGTCATAAAACTTGATCCATCGATTTTTTCCATTTTCAACCGCAACAAATGTCTCGGGTCAGTATTTGTATCTGAAGTATGATTGTACATATATTGAAACCTAAATTGTTTGAAATACTGCTATAGCAGTTCTGCCCCCAAACCCAAAAGAAGCTTTAATAAATGTATCTCCTTTGATAGGAATCGCTTTTGTAATTAATCTAGGATCGTCGCTTATTGGATCTGTTAAATCGTAGTTTGGATGCAGATACTGATTTTTTAATGCTTCTAATCCGTAAGCAGATTCAACCATACCACTTGCACTCATAGTGTGGCCGATATAACCTTTAAAACTAACACACGGAATATCAACGTCTTTAAATTTTTGCTGAAAAACGTCTAATTCAATATCGTCTCCTATCAAAGTACTAGTAGCATGTGCATTAAAAAAAGCTATATCTTCCGATTTTTTATTTGCAATAGTTAGTGCTTTATTAATTGTATCAATTTGACTCTTTCCTGTTTTATCGTGAGCAGTCATAGTAGCAGTATCATAGCATTTAGAAGACAGCACTATAGAAAGAATTTTAGCTTTAGGAGTTAAATTATATTTTTTCAATGTTTCTTCATCGCATATTAACCATAATGTTCCTCCCTCGGCTTGAACAAACCCATCTCTGTTCTTATCAAATGGTTTACAGATTCCTCCATCTCGAGTAGAAATTGCACTAGTACATTGCCAGTAATATTGCACAGAAGGATGTATTGGAGTTTCTATAGCTCCAACTACAGCGGACGAAATCACTCCTGATTGTATGCAAGTGAAAGCATAGTGTAAGTTGAACATACTAGAACTACACGCTGCCATTACCCCAGAGCTGAATCCTTCTAATTTTAATTTTTTCGCTATGTTAGCACTCATTAAATCATTATTATTTAGAAAAAGCTTTGTAGGACTAAATCGGCTCATTCCGCCTCGGAATGAGTTATCAAAATCATTTCTTACTTCGTTGCCTGAATGAGCAAACGCACTCACTATTACGGCAGAATCTGATGGAATAGTAGCTTTCGATAATAACTGATCAGATAAATCGTTATGCAACTTTGAAAAAATATTACGTCCATCATACTGAGAAATTTCATAACCTTTAGTACAGAGTATGTGAGGATACTCTGTTACATCGTATCTAGTGCAGGTCTGAGGACCTTTAGCTAATAGAGTAAGATTTTTATAGTTCGATTCTATATCAAATCCTATTGTATCTATTACTGCATAATCAACTATATAAACAGGTTTCATTTTTGTTTCATTTTTTTAGGGTCTTGACTATCTGCTATATAACCAATAAGATCTTCCCATCTAAGTAGAGTGGCCACATCTTTATCGTCAATTACTACGCCAAATTCTTCTTCGATCTGAATTACTAATTCCAATATATCTATGCTATCGATTTCAAAATTCTTTTTTATAATTTCTAATGATTCTTCATCAACATCTTGTAATTGTTCAATAACTTTCGTATCCCCAACTAATCTCAAATCTTTTAAAGAAAGATTTGGATCTACAGGATATTCTAAATTTAATTTTAGATAGTCATTAATCATTCCAATAAATTTCTTTTCTATTTCTTGCGTAGTCAATGGTGTCCAATTTTCTAAATCCATACGTCCTCCTATATAGCTATTTAATATTAAATACCAGCAGTGGCTTTTAACTTGGCCGAAGCAACTATAATCCTATCAACTTCTATTCTAGTTTCAAATTCAAATAAAGTTCTAGCACATCTAGTCAATTTAGAAAATATTTTTAATTGATCTCCAGGATGCACAACTCGTTTAAATCTCACTTCATCAGCAGCTACAAACAAAAATCCTCCAGAAAATTGTGACAAAATTTGTTCCATAGTTGCATTCTTTTCTATGTACTTGAACCCTAAAATTGTGCTGGCTTGTGCCATAGATTCTACCATCATTACACCTGGCATTATATGATTGTTTGGAAAATGTCCTTGTACATATGGCTCATTGATTGTGAAATTTTTCACTGCTATTAGATCTGTGTCGGAGTATTCGATAACTTTATCAATCATCAGAAATGGATAACGATGAGGCAATATTGAAAGAACTTCTTGGTTAGTTAATTGATTCATATATTAAGAATTTGAAGGACATACTGAAAAAGCTTTAGAAGATTTTCCCGAACTGAGTTTTTCTACTACAGTATGATACTGATGGTCGCTAGTTCCGCCCCAGCGATCTTTCCAACTAATCACAGTTTGAATGTCAGGATGATTAAAAATCAAACTTTTTTCAGCATTTTCATATCCGTGTTGTTTAACACGTTGTTCTAAATTAAAATTGCTGTCTCTATTAAACACATGAACTTTAGTACTGTTAGTTCCTAATTTACCTGGAAATCCATGATTAGCTAATTTTTCCATAGTCGGATCTAATAAAAAACTTAACATTAATTCAGGAGTATAGCTTAACAGAAAAGGTGTTCCAAGTATATCTCGATTTCTCCAAAAATTAAATTGACTATGAATAACTTCCTCTTCATCGAGATACCAAAGATTATCTTCTTTGTTTAACTTCATATGTGGAGGATCATTACCAATTATAACTGTACCTGTTAATTGTTCCACTAGCCACATATTAGCAGGTATTTGCCACTGTGCGCAACACATGGATTCTGCTATTTCTATTAGTTTACCAGATTCTACAAATTTATCATAATCTAGATCAACTATGGTAGGAGTAATGTTCTTTGATTCACAAAATTTAAATGCATATTTGGTTTCATGATAATTGTATTGAGTATTCATAATGAATACTTCTACTGGTATGCCTAAGTATAATAACGTACTTAGAACATATTCACTATCAAGGCCTCCACTATAACATAGTTGTAAAGGAGCAGTTCTTTGCTCATATATTAACCCACAAGCAATTTTAGTTTCTTCGAAATAACTTTTAACTGATCTAGTAGGAGGGTCTATTTCTACTGACCAAGTTGACCCATTTCCTGAACTACGCATGTAATCATTATACAACAATTTCATTTTTTACTTAACCACTCTCTGTAATGAATTTTGGCTTCTTCTAAATTAGCAGAAGGAAATCTTACCATTTGCTCTGCTTGAGCTTTATCTTGTGAAAATGCATTTTCCCACATACTTTCATTAGTTCTATAGTTTTCTTCTGACTCGGTTATATCTTTATATTTCCATACTGCCATTTGTGTTTCATTGAAAGACCGTGTTATAAACAATGCTTTATCTTGCCACTCTATCATAGTATAAGGATAGATAGCGATCCAACGAGCAATAACTTTTCCCGATTCGTCACTAACAGTCTGCATACTTCCCCAGTCTGCATAACTCCATTTAACATCTGCTTTACCTTCGATTCCTAATAAATCATAGACTCCGTTATGAACGATTGGAATATGATCGACGTCTAAAAATATATCCATACTAATTTTTGGATCAGCATTAACCGTATCGATTCTAAATTCTTCTAATCTTAAATTTTCAAAACTTAATTCTTCGAGCATTGAAAAATCTAATTCTTCTTCGAATAAAAGACCTTTATATTCATACGCTGTTTTCATATGTAATTTTTGCTTATTACACATAGTACTAGCACCTGAATCTTTAGGTGATCCATCCATATTCCACGACCATCCGTGGTACTGGCATCTAAGTTCTGTACGTGTTCCGGAAATAATTCTGCTATTTTGATGAGGGCAAATATTACTACCTATTTTGTATACACCATTTTCATTGATTAAAACTTTTTTGTTTTCAAGAACTTCAATCGATTTGGCTTGGCCGATTTCTAAGTCGTTAATGTGTCCTATAAACATAATATCCTCCGGTGTATTTACCAGGCTATTGACACACAGATTTAAAAAAAGTATAATTACTGTATGATATTAGGACACGGAATTGATATTGTAGATTTAAATCGTTTTCATATGATGAACGATCTACGACTAACTAAAATTGCAATGCGTATTTGCACAGATGAAGAATTAGAAGAATTCAAAAACCACAAATTAAAATTTCAATATTTGGCTAAAATATGGGCAGGAAAAGAAGCCATTGCCAAGGCTTTTGGAAAAGGAATACGAGATAAAGTAACTTGGAAAAATATTAAAATTAAATCCAATCACGAAGGTCGTCCAACAGTACAGTTTAAAGAACAATTAGCAGGACCAACTTGTCATCTTAGTTTTAGTCACGAACGAGACTATCTCATAGCCAGTGCTATTTTGGAAGTAACATGATTAGTGTTAAAATTTGGACTCCGGGATCCGACTCGTACTTAGACAAACTTTTCGAAAATTTAAGACAACATCAGCACAATAACAAAACAGATCCATTAGCAGTAAATTACAACAAGTATCTTTTTGAAAGATCAGCAGCTTTTAGTATAGCGTTCGACGAAAATGGAGACCCTACTCATTGTAGCAGTATTATACGAAGAGATTGCTGGCCAGATAGAGTTTATAGAATTTTGAATAGAATGTGGAAAATAAAGAGAATTCCCATTACTAAATTTGTCAGTCCTCAAATCTGTTTAATGGTGTCAGAACAAGTTAAATGGTTACAAAATAACACTGATTCAAAATTAGTATTTGTAAGCAGACAATACAACCATTGGCAAAGTATGCTAATAAGAGATTTTAAAAAATATTCTGACTTGACGTTTGATACCAACAACTATAAATATCAAACTTGCCCAAATAGTGATGATGATAGTTGTTGGCAACATATCATATATCACGGCGACGACTCTTTATTGAATTCCTGGAAACACAAATGAAACAAATTTTTAAAAACATTATATCATTTAGTAATCTTTGGTGTGGTGTGATTCCTATCCATATTTTAGGATTATACAGCATTTATAATCTGTTTGTAGATTATACTCCTTATTGGTGGGCATACTATATTATTGGTTTCATTTGTATTAAAATTATTGGAGTAAGCGCCGGCTATCATAGATTGTTCAGTCACAAAAGTTTTAAAGTAAAAAGATGGGTAAAGATAATAATTCTTTGGTTTGGAAATTTATCAGGACAAGGTAGTCCTATTCAATGGGCCACAATACACAGAAGTTATCATCATAGATATAGTGATGAAGATAAAGATCCTCACAGCCCTCATCATGGGTTTTGGCACAGTTATATCTGGTGGATGTTTAAACTAAAGGAAGGACAATATAATACAAAGCATATTGTAGATTTGCTTAAAGACAAAGATTGTATTTTCTTTCATAAAAATTACGCTAAAATCTTTTTAATCAGTCATGCCGCTTTTTTATTAATTGATATAAATCTTTGGTTATATGCTGTAATACTACCTGCATTCATTACCTATCAAGTTTTTAATATACAAACAAGTGTGACTCACATTAAGAAACTAGGTTATAGAAATCTCGAAACTAAAGACGACAGTGTAAATATTGTTTGGATTTGGCCTATTACGTTAGGGGAAAGTTGGCACAATAATCATCACGGAGATCCTACAAACATCAACTATGGAAAGCGTTGGTGGGAAATAGACCCGACTTATTGGGTGATAAAATTACTTAAGACTGATTAATTTTGAGATAACTTCATTGATATCATTTAATGTATTAAGCTTTGGTAACTCTGGATCATCTAAGTCCACTTCGATTTCAAACTGTTCTTCTAACGATATCAACAATTCTGTAAAGCTTAAACTGTCCAAATTTAAATCTTCTTTAAGAGTTGAATGCATAGTGATAGATTGGTCTTTACCGATCTTCATATCTTTAATTGTTTGTAAAATTTGCTGCTCTATGTTATTCATTTTAATTGACAAAAAATATAATTATACTTATACTTCACAGAAAGACTTTATATCAAAATGAAACTTATTTTTAAATCAGAAGAAATATTCGAAGAAATTGAAGGGGATCCAGATAACATACTTATGAAAATACCACAAGAAATTTTAGACTTAAACGGTTGGAAGGAAGGCGATCAATTGACTATTAAAGTTCAAGACAATTCGATTGTTATATCAAAAAATGGCTAAAAACAGTGAACTGATAGAATTCACCGGAGAAGTCGTCGATGTTCTTCCTAATAGTACTTTTAAAGTCAAAGTAGACGATACTGCACATGAACTTATTTGTTATATGGGCGGTAAACTTAAACAACACAAAATCAAAGTAATTTTGGGTGACAATGTTCGAATAGAAGTTAGCCCATACGATCTAACCAAAGGTAGAATTACCTTCAGATTATAGTTGACATCCATTTTAATTGATAGTATAATACAGAAAATATCAACCAATTTGGAGTAATCATGGACTTTCCTGTACAGCGAGCACTCGAACTAGCCTGTGCTGCTCAGCGTTACAACCAATGCTATCAAAAAGAAAGCGAAACGTTATATACTGATGATGGGAAAGCTATGGGTTATAAACATAGCAACAAAACACTGATGATTTGGACTTTGGATCAAGAAAGGCGAATAACTGCTGATCCACAGTACTTGCCTCCCGTGATCGAAGCTAATGACTCCGATCGTTTGTTAACAGAAGATATTAGAACATATTATCGTCGTCTTATGTTTAGTGTGTTAGCACAACCTGAAAATCAATTCTTACAAGAGATTTTGAGTTTACTTAACAAAGAAATAATGAATGAAAATAAACTAGGATTTGTTGCCTGTTTACCGCACGTTTACGAAAGGGATCGTAAGCGTAACGATATTACTAAAATTATCAGAGAGTGCGATAACAACTACTTAGGCAGTAAAGAAACTAAGTTAATGAATTTGGAAGCTACTATTGTAGATTGTGAACGTTCGAAGAATTATGATGCTTATAATATTCTTGCCATTGTTGACAATAAACTGGCCAGCTGGTTCAGCAAATTTCCAATCAGGCAAAATAGAGTAGAGATTGTGTCTGCTAAAGTAAAAGATAATAATCAAAATTGGCTTACTAAAAAAGCAGAAACCAGATTAAATTATGTAAAGGTAAAAAAATGAAAATCGCAGTAACCAGTGATGTCCATCTTGAGTTTGGAGATTTGGACCTACACAATGATGAAAATGCCGATGTGCTGATCCTCGGTGGAGATATCCTTGTGGCTGAAGATGTTAAAAACTTCAGTTACGTGGACGAGCAGATTATGGCAGCTACTCCAAGTATGTTAGCTCGTGGAGAGCGTTATTACAACTTCTTAAAACGTTGTAGTGAAAGATTCCCACAGGTTATTTTAATCATGGGTAACCATGAACACTATCACGGTGACTATGCGGAATCTGCTAGTGTAATTCGTACTGTAGTCGGTGAAATGAGTAATGTTCATTTCTTAGACAAAGAGTGGCGTATCATTAATGGTGTGCTGTTCTTTGGTGGTACACTATGGACAGACATGAATAATGAAGATCCAAAAACTCTGCGTGAGATGGCATACTGTATGAATGATTACAGAGGCGTACAAAACTCTAATAAGACAGTTTCATATCGTGTGCCTGACTTGACTAAAGATGAAGTAGATGCGTTTTCTTTTAAAGAAAGACCTGCTCAGTTTCGACCCGAGGACAGTGTAGAAGATCATCGAGCTTTTCTTAAAGGATTGGATGAGGTATTGGCTCTACACCCAGACCTGCCTACAGTAGTAGTCGGACATCACGCACCTAGTAAGGCCAGTACGCATCCTCGATACAAGTCCGAATTTACTATGAATGGTGCTTACAGCACTAATTTAGATAACTTCATTTTGGATCGTAGGCAAATTAAATTATGGACTCATGGTCATACACATGAAGACTTTGACTACATGATTGGTACTACTCGCATTGTTTGTAATCCTCGTGGATACGATGGATATGAAGAACGTGCAGATAACTTTAAACTAAAATACGTGGAGGTATAAAATGAAAGATCAATTAGTAAAAGCAGCAAAGCTACATTTTGAAAGTCATATTGAAAAGCATCGAATGAATGTAGAAGTTATGTTAAACAATCCTATAGCTATTCACGATCACACAGATTGGATGACAGCTATGGAGAATGAAATAGCACATATCGCCGAATATGAAGATAAATTAGAAGTTCTTAAAAATCATTTCGGAGCCTAATGTGCTAGATTGTTTAATACTAGGTGATAGTATTGCTAAGGGTATAAGCGACATAAGAAAAGAATGTGTTGCTTATGTCCAAAGTGGTATTAATAGTAGAGATTGGAATGATCGATTTGTTAAAAAAATTGTTCCGGCAAAAACTACTATTATCAGTTTAGGCAGTAATGATTATAAAAATCTTAACACAGAGATTGAACTAGTAGCGTTAAGATCGTTTGTAAACTCTGATCATATCTTCTGGATTGTTCCGGCTATAAAACCTGAAAAACAAGAATTAGTTAAAAAAATTGCCAGGTACTACGGCGATACTTTTATCATTATTCCAGAACTTTCCCAAGATAAAGTACATCCGACATACAAAGGTTATAAACAATTAAGTTCACTCACTAAAGAATAGGAAAAATATATGGAACAAGAAATTGACTTTATTAAAGAAGCAGAGACTACAGCAGAGAATTTTAAAAATCTACTAATGTATCTTGTTGAGGAAATTAAACGTCTAAAGGACGAAAATGCAGAACTCAGACAACAACTTGGAAAATGATGAACGCATTCCTCACGTATTTCTTTTTATGTGGGATATGTATGGTTTAGAATTTTGTCAAGATGTGACTGTCATAGAAAAACGTAACATGATTAAAGCATTAAAAGGAGAACCATTAGAACGGCCTTTTAATTTAAATTCTTTGTTAATGAGAGCAAGAATAAACAGTCAACGTAATTATGAAATTTATACAATGACTGTAGAACAAGGAATTACAGAAGAACAAGTTAAACAATGGTTCAATTCCGATCCACAAGAAGCAGTAACTCAAATAAGAGCAAGAGGTCGAGAACTATATAAGATCGGATCACAATCAAAACAGGTTATCAGATAAAGGAAATATATGCCACATTTAGTACCAATGGTTGTAGAACAAGAAGCACGTGGCGAACGTGCCTATGACATTTATAGTCGTCTACTTAAAGATCGTATTGTTATGTTAGACACTGATGTTAACGAACACAGCGCCAGTATAATCGTAGCACAGCTATTATTTTTAGAAAGTCAAGGCAATGATGACATTCAGTTTTTTATTAATAGCCCTGGCGGTGTCGTTACCGCTGGTATGGCGATTTATGATACAATGCAATTTATCAAACCCGATGTTGCTACTATTGTTATCGGCCAGGCCTGTTCTATGGGCAGTCTTTTGGCTACCTCCGGTGCTCCTGGTAAGCGGCGTATGCTTCCTAATGCTAGGCACATGATTCACCAACCTAGCGGTGGTGCTCGTGGACAAGCTACAGACATGCAGATTCAAGTTGAAGAAATTCTTAAAATGAAAAAGAGCTTAACTGAACTCTATGTTAATCATAATAGCAAGGGCAAGACTTACGAACAGTTGCTTGCTGACATGGAACGTGATAAGTTCATGAGTGCCCAAGAAGCATTAGAATATGGACTAATTGACGAAATTATCACTAAAAGATAATATGCGTATATAATTAGGTTACATAGTCTGCTATAAATATATGTAGGAGCAGACTATGGCCCAAGCAGTATTTGATTGGTCCAAACTGGATCGATCTACACTTTATGGTTTCCTCAACGGTGCCCGAAAACGCATAGTAGGGCAGGTACTTACTATTGAAAAAATACACAGTATTCTCGCAAATCAAACCAAAAAATATCTTCCAGTCAAAACTAAAATGGTACGCACTGCCGAACAAGAGCACGGTATCATTTATATAGGCGGCTGTTATTATGGTGACGAAGATGAAGAAAACGAAAAACGATTTATTGAAATAGTGTTTAGTTATTTCATTTGGGACGAATACTTAAAAATCACCCAGTATCGTTGGCACAGAATATGCGAGGTTTTCGCTGATACTATACTGCATGAAATCATACATATGAGACAGTATAGAACTAGAAATTGGAAAACCATTCCTGGATATCAAAGTACAGCCCATTTGATCACACAAAGACGTAATCAAAACTATTACGGACACCCAGACGAAATTGGTGCTTATGCTTTTAACATAGCCTGTGAATTATATGATAAATTTGGAACGAATTGGTCGAAATCCAAAAAATATCTAGACAGTAATCAAGCTAATCGATGTAAAAGAAGTAGCTACCTTAGATATCTGAGAACATTCAATTTCGATCATAATCATCCTATAATCAAAAAACTTAAAAAGAAAGTAATATATTACTTACCCTATGCCAAAATTGGCAAACCATTTAAAACTTCAGATTACTTGACATACTAAACAAATTCAAGTATAATCAGCGTATTAACTAATCATATACAAAAACTATGTCCGATCCTTGCCAATATGTTATCACCGCATTAGAAACACATAATAGTCGTTTAGACAAGGAAGCCATTATTTTGGTACAAGCTGAACAAGGTAATGACGAATTTTTTAAAGGCGTTCGCCTAGCACTAGATCCAATGGTCACATTTGGTGTTAAAAAAGTTCCTAGCCATAGCGGTCCAGACGGCCAAGGACTACCTTGGGAAGTGTTTGAAGATCTGGCAGACAAATTAGCGAAACGTGAACTTACCGGTCACGATGCTAAAGACGCTATTGAACTCTGTCTTACTATTGCTAAAAAGAATGAATGGAATGATTGGTATCGTCGTATTCTTATTAAAGACCTACGTTGTGGTGTAAGTGAAAAAACAATTAACAAAGTAGTGGAGAAAAAATATGCAGATTACATTATACCTACTTTCAGCTGCCAGCTTGCTCACGATAGTGCTAATCATGAAGGAAAACTTACAGGTAAAAAATTGGTGGAAGTCAAGTTGGATGGTGTGCGTGTTATTACTGTTGTTTGGCCAGATGGTCGTGTTCTTCAATTTAGCCGGAATGGCAAAGAGCTTGTAAACTTTGAACACATCAAAGAAGAACTTGCACTAAACGCCAATACATTTACAGAACCAATGGTGCTTGACGGTGAAGTTATGAGTTCAAGTTTCCAGGACCTAATGAAACAGGTTCATCGTAAAGACAATGTTGCGGCTAATGATGCAGTCTTGTGGTTATTCGATATTTTACCGTTGTCAGCTTTTGAATCAGGTATTTTTAATACGATCCAAAGAGACCGTAGTAGCTGGTTGCACAACTGGTATAATAATAAGCTTAACAAGTCGATGTCATATGTACGGTGCTTAGATCAAGCTATTGTAGATTTAGATACAGATGAAGGACAAAATCTATTTCGTATGTATAACAAATCTGCTATTGAAAATAATTACGAAGGTATTATGATCAAGGATCCCCTGGCTCCTTATGAATGTAAACGTACTACTAGTTGGTTAAAATTAAAACCATTTATCGAAGTTTCATTGGAGGTCACAGATGTTGAAGAAGGTACTGGAAGGAATGTGGGACGGCTTGGTGCTCTTGTCTGTGAGGGTAATGACGACGCTAGGCACATCAGGGTTAACGTTGGTTCCGGTTTTAGCGACTCTGATCGCGATACTTTTTGGAATTCACGGAGTTCTCTTTTTGGAAAAATTGTTGAAGTAAGAGCAGACGCCGTGACCCAAAATCAAGATGGCAGTTATAGTTTGAGATTTCCAAGATTTCTTCATTTCAGAGGTTTCGAAGTAGGAGAAAAGATATAATATATCATAACAAAGGAGTTACTTATGATAACACAAGGATCACTATGGCAAAGTGCGGATGGTAGAAGATTTCAAGTTATTAATGAAGTTGAAGTAGAAGGTAACATGTGGGTTCATTATCGTAGAATCGATAGTGAGTACGATGAACCTAAAGAGTTTAGTTGTTACACAGAAAGCTTTTTAAGTAGATTTCATCAATTACCACAGAATTAAAGGAGACACATAATGTTTGTTACAACTTATAAAAGTGCTGCTGAAGTCAATTCAGCAATGATACGTGTTTATCAAAATATGATGATAGCCGTTTTGATTAGTATGGTTACTAGTTTCATAGTAGGCAATACACCCATGATGATGGCACTGTTTTTCGGAACGCCATTAAAATGGTTGATTATGCTGGCGCCCATTGGATTCATTTTATTTTTTAGTTTTAAAATGGAAGACCTTAGCAAAGATACGGCCACTATGCTACTATGGGTATTTTCTGTATTAATGGGACTAAGTTTCAGTGCTATTTTTGTAATCTATACCGGTGCTAGTATTGTTATGTCATTTATGAGCGCAGCTATACTTTTTGGCTGTATGACCTTTTATGGTTATTTTACAAAACGTAGTTTAGAGAGTTTCGGACAATTTTTGATTGTAGGACTAATTGCTATTTGTATCGCTAGCATTGTTAATATTTTTGTGGGTAGTAGTGTAATGACTACTGTAATCAGTGCGTTGGCTATCATAATCTTTTTGGGGCTAACCGCTTATGATACACAACGTATTCGTGAAATGGTTAGCTATGATAACAATGGCAATGCTGAGGTAGCCGGAGCCTTGACTTTGTACTTAGATTTTATTAACATATTCCTTAACCTATTACATCTTTTTGGAAGTAAAAACGAATGAGAAATTATTGGACTTGTAGTAAATTTGCCGATTGGATTCGCGGTACTACCAAACTAAAATGTGGTACCGGAAAAGAATGGAGAGAATGGGAAAAAGCCGCTAAAGAGAAATATCCGATCCGTTGGTGGCTGGCCGAAGAAGGGTTAGACCATATTCAAGACGTTTGGTGCTGGATTCCGGAAAGAATAAATGATATTAGGTATTACGTTAATAATCGCTGGGTTACTCGCACTAATTCCCTTACTGCCCATCCCAGAGATATTGCGCCAGGTAATTGGTGTGATGTGGGCAATCGCTTTTTGCCTTGTCTTTTCAACGAGCTTGTGGATTTTGTTGAAATAGAGAAAGCGTGGACACACTGTGTTTGGGACGACGATGCTCGTAAGACATTTGGATATCCTTGGTGGCGTCGTTGGTTCCGTCAATGGCGTTGTCCAGAAGCAGGCATTGCCCATTTAAAATGGGAAATGGAGCTAACCACTGTAGAGTTTCTCGAAGAGGGTGAAAAGCATTTAGCTGAGCCCACTTATCAAGCTAAGGCTGCTCGAGAAATTTACGAACTGTACACTTGGTGGAAGGAAATTTATCCAACACGTCCCGATATGTACGATGCCAGCGGGTGGAGTGACTACTGCGAAATGCGTCGTGAAAAAGGATATCACTTACTGGACATGGATGATAAAACTCCGGAAGAAGCTGAAATGTGTAACACTGCCTTAGATAAGAGTCGAGAAATTGAAGCAGCATACAATAAGGAGGATGAAGAGATGATGATTCGTCTTATCAAAGTCCGAGAAAGTCTTTGGACTTAATAAATATTCAACAAAGGAGACCGCTATGAAAATGATCACAGCACTTGTATTAGCCACAGCAGCAACCTTCGCTGTATCAGGTGAAGATAAGAATGTAAAAGTCGATGGCAAGACTTATGAAGTTCGTGTACCAAAGTCAGCAAAAATTGACTGTAAGGATGCTAAAAACGCAGATAAAACTGAATGTAAAAAGCAGCCTAAAGAAATGCCGAAAGTTGAAAAGCCTGTAGTTAAGGCACCAAAAGACGAACCAAAAAAGAAGTAATTCGATTAACACGGCCCGGACCTCTGATGCATAGCTCATGTTCGGGTTTTTCTATAAGTTTAAAAAATGAACGATTATTCTGCTGTAATATCCGCTATTAACTTTGTTAATAGTGCTTTCTTACTAACTCTTGGAATGATTATAATCATTGCTGGATTGTTAATTGTTAACAATCTAATAATGAGGTTTTACATTTCCATGGGTATTGCTAAATGGTTAAGGCATACCATTATGAATCCAGCCGAGATGCCGAAAGAACAGGTTGACAAAAAAGACCCAACCGTGCTATAATTACTCACAATTAACAACTAGGAGTGATTATGGCTCGCGTTAAAGCTAAAAAAGTCGTTGTAAAATCCGCAACTTCTAAATCCAAACGAGATACTAGCCCAAATTGGGAAGGTAGTGAAAGTTGGGACATTGACAAGTTTTATGCACATTTTCATAACAGTTCTTTATACTACCGTTCCGAATACGGTGGCAAAGAACTAAAGCCTCAAGTTATTAAATGGTTAACGCAAAAAGGCGTGGACAAAAGCATTATAGCGTCGTTTAAGCGTACTAAAGACTGGCGCAGTCATCTTACCATGGGAACTATTGCTTCATGCTTACTGAAGGGTATGCCCGAACAGCGAGCTGATTTTAATCACGGCAGAAACACTGCGGATTGGTTGTTAGCTCAAGTTAATAAAGTTATAGGTGAGGGCACGTATGACGTTGAAGAAGTAACAGACGATATTGCTAAAACTACAACGATACAGCCTAGCATTCAAGATAGACTTCGCGAAGTTGCTATGTCAATGACGGAAGATATTGAAACAGCTATCGAAAATTGGAACGAAGATCCAGAAACGTTCGATCCAAAAGCTTTCAAAGTTCTTAACTTGCTAAAAGGTAAAGATGCCAAAGCTGCTCACGCACGTATCATCCGAGACTTTTACTCGGGCAATCTTGCTGAACTAGAAGAACTAGCTAGTGGACAAGCCGACGAACAATTACGTGAAGCGTATAGTCATCGCAGTAAAAAACAAATTCGAAAGCTTATTGATTTTTACGCAGAAGTAAATTCTGCATGTACTATGCTCATGCAAGAAAGTAAAATCAATCGTAAGCCACGTGCTAAAAAAGTAGTGCCTGCTGACAAGATTGTTGCTAAACTCAAATATAAAAAGTCTGACGAACCTTTGAAATTGGTCAGTATTAATCCTGCTGATATTATTGGTTCCAAAGAATTGTGGATTTATAATACTAAAACTCGTAAATTAGGCAAATATGTAGCTGCCGACTTTAACGAACTTGGTGTTAAGGGTGCTAGTATTACTGGATTCAGTGAGACTCTTAGTGTTCAAAAAACACTTAGAAAGCCCGCAGACCAACTAAAAGAGTTTAAATCAGCTGGTAAAGTAGCACTACGTAAGTTTCTCGAGGACATAAAAGCTACAGATACTAAAATGAATGGTAGAATAAACGAAGAAACAATACTATTAAAAGTACAGTGAAATAAGTAAGGCCATGGATAAATACTCCAAAAGAGAGTATTTCTATGGCCTTAAACGTTTATGAACCCCTGAAATTTCGCAGTCAAGGTATATCTGATTTAGCTACACAAGATACCTTGCTTATAACCAACGGTAAAATCACTGTTGCTAATGTAGAAGGAACATCGGCTGTTAAAATAACAGCTAATAGTTTTTCTGAATTAGAAAATAAAGGATTTAGTTGGTCCGACGGCAGAAAAAATAAAGGGTTATTTTATAAAAAAGAAAGCATCTATTCCGATTTATCAATAGATCTCGATGAGGATCAAAATTATAAAATTTCAAATACTACAGTTTTGTCCTTATACGAATTAGGAAATACGGTTGTAAAAAGTAATTTAAAAACTGTTGGTACACTTAAAACATTAAAGGTTGCAGGTAATGGAGAATTCGGAGAATTCTTTTATATTAGCAGTGATCAAAATAAAATAGGCATCAACAACGACAGCCCACAACTAGCTTTAGGAATCAGAGAAAACGGTGTTGATTTAGGTATAGGTAGTTCTAAATCAGAAACTGGTATTATTGGTACCCTTACTAGCAGTCATTTAGATATAGTTACCGATAATAAGGCGAGAATCACTGTATATAGAAACGGAGAAGTCAGAGTTCATGGAAGACTAACTGCTGATGAAATACACACTGAAAAAACAACTTTATTAATTTTTAAAGAAACAGAAACTGTAAGTAATTACGGTAAAGGATTAATGTGGGCAAATTTAAAAGGTCCTAGCAAGCAATTTGTACTACATAATCAACCAGAAAGATTCTATTCTACTGAATCATTGGACTTGCCTTTAGAAAAGTCGTATATGATTGATGGAAGAACAGTTCTAAACAGAAACACTCTTGGACCAAGTGTAACAACAAGTTCGTTAACATCTGTAGGTGTATTGACAGAACTACAAGTAGCAGGTGATGCTGCGGTAACAAGACGACTTAGTACCAGTCAAATAGAGGTAGGAAATTTTGTTATTGATGAACATCAGATTACATTCCAACAAAATTTTTCTATTAAAAATTCTAACATAGTAGATTTTGAATTATCAGACCATATAGTAATAGGAAACTATGAAAATTTATCCAGACCTTTAAACTTATATGGAAACGTAACTATAGGTGTATCGGCTCCTCAAGACGGTGTAGCATTGACTGTAGATGGTCCTGTTAGTTTTCAAAGAAAGAAATTTGAAATCGGATCTAATTATCCTTCATCCGGTCAATACAATAAAGGAGATATTGTATGGAATGATGATCCTAAACCAACTAGTTATATAGGTTGGGTATGTATTACTCCTGGAACTCCTGGTATCTGGGCTCCTTTCGGCGCAATAACAAGAACTTAAAAAAACAATTGAAAATCTGGGTTATAGGCAATGGGCAAAGTCGAGAAGGCTTTGCCCTTAATCAAATTAAAGATCACACTATAGGGTGTAATGCAGTACATAGAGATCACACTTGTGATGAATATGTTGCGGTTGACCGAAGAATGGTTGACGAAATATTAAGAAACGAAGCTAACAAAGATAAAACAATTTACACTAGGGAAGATTGGTTTGATAATTATAAACTTACTCAACAAGTAAAATCTTTACCTATATTACCTTTTACCGGTGTTAATAAAGTAGATCAACCGTTTCATTGGAATAGCGGACCTTATGCAGTTCTGCTTGCTTGTTTAAAAAATCCAAAAAAAATAATACTACTAGGATTTGACCTTTGGAGTAAAACTAGTTTTATCAATAATATCTATAAAGGAACTGCAAATTATGCAGGCCCTCATGATAGAAGAGTCGCTCCAGATTTTTGGATTTATCAACTTAAAAAATTATTTGATCATTACTCTAATATCGAGTTTGAACAATTACAACCGGAAGGTTGGAGAATTCCAGAACAGTGGAAGAATATTAAGAACTTGACAATAACAAAATTATAAGTATATAATAACGCATAGCGGCCTTTCTGGCTTTCATTCCCGCTTTACAAATTCTGCAAGCCTATGCTATAATTAACATAGGAGAATAAGCATGTCGCAAGAAAACAAAACAATACATTATATTGATGTAGCCAATATGAGCTCAGAAGAAGCAGCGGCTCACCTTGAAACTATTCGAAGAGCATTTGCTCGTAATAGAACTTACAAATATACCAGTACCAAAGAATATCACGACGCATTTCCATGTGCCTATCGACAATGGCGTGCGGATAGTCATTGTAATCTAATTCATGGCTATTCATTTAGCATGAAGTTTTACTTTGGCACAGACGATTTAGATGTGCGTAATTGGGCAGCTGACTATGGCGGTCTCAAAGAACTTAAAAAAATTCTAGAAGATCAATTTGATCACACATTAATTGTAGCACAAGATGATCCAGAAATGGAAACATTCCAACTTCTGAAAGAACGCAACATGGCCAAGATTGTTGTGCTGCCTCGATTAGGCTGCGAAGGTCTTGCTGACATGCTGTACAAGTATGTTAATGGTGTTTACATTCCAGAAATGTGGGGTCCAGGCGAAGCAGAACGTCTTTGGTGTTATCGAGTAGAAGTGCGCGAAACACAGAGCAATATGGCTTTTAGAGAAGGCCATAGAGAATGGAATGAGGATTTATTTGTGTGATTACAATTAAGAACTTTAAAATAGGTAAAGGCCAACCATTAACTGTTATTGCTGGTCCGTGTCAAATTGAATCACTACAACATGCCTTGATGATAGCCGAAACTGTAAAAGAAATTACAGATAGATTAGGTATGAACTTTATCTATAAGAGCAGTTTTGATAAAGCTAATAGAACTAGTATAAGCACTAAAAGAGGTCCAGGTATCAAAGAAGGCCTTGATGTTATGTTTGGAGTGAAACAAAATTTAAATGTTGCTACACTTACAGATATTCATCATCCTGAACAAGCCGTACTCTGTAAAGAAGCTAATATTGATGTTTTACAAATTCCAGCTTTTCTATCTAGACAGACAGACTTATTATTAGCAGCAGGAGAAACAGGCCTTGCTGTTAATATTAAAAAAGGCCAATTTATGGCTCCGAACGATATCAGTAAAGCTGCTGAAAAAATTGCCAGTACTGGTAATAATCGTATTATGTTATGTGAAAGAGGAGTAACACATGGATACAATAATCTTGTGGTTGACATGCGTAGTCTACCTATTATGGAACGTTCTGGTTATCCCGTGGTCTTTGATTGTACTCACAGTGTACAACAGCCTGGAGGAATGGGAACAAGCTCAGGTGGAGATAGATCAATGGTCCCATACTTGGCGAGGGCGGCTGTAGCCACTGGTTGTGTAAATGCAGTTTTTATAGAAACACATGAGAATCCAAATTCTGCACCAAGTGATGGCCCTAATATGATACCATTAAACGAATTAAGAGATCTATTAGAAAGTATAAAAAAAGTTTACGAGGCAGTTAATGGATAAATGGCTGGTATGTTTAAAGCATGGAGAAAAATACAGCTCTGATTATGTAAACAAATTGTACAACATGGTTAAAAGAAATAGCACTATTCCTTTTAACTTTGCCTGCATTACTGAAAATCCTAGTGGACTGAATGATAAAATTAAAATTATTCCTATTCCTATTCATGTGACTTTGTCAGGTTGGTGGTACAAAACCTGGGTGTTCAGCAATGAACTACCTCTTTCTGGTTCCATTCTTTTCTTTGATCTAGATGTTGTAGTTATAAACTCGATTGATGACTTATGGAACTACAACAATGGTCAATTTTGTATTATAAGGGATTTCAATCGTAGTACTGTAAAAAATTGGAACAAATTTAACAGCAGTATCTTTAAACTAGAAAAAGGTAGTCACTCGTATGTCTGGGAAAACTTTTTAAAAGAAAAAGATGTTGTAAAAAGAATGCACGGAGATCAAGACTGGATTTTTAGTCAAATTAAAACTAATTTTTGTTTCTGGCCAGACGAATGGATACAAAGTTACAAATGGGAAATAAGAAACAAAACAGATGTTATAAGATTAGAAAATAAACGTATTTTTAGATCAATCGAAAATCCAAAAATTGATCCTAGAACTAAAGTGTTAGTGTTCCACGGTGAACCAAAACCTTCGGACGTACAAGATCCAATTATCGTTGACAACTGGCGCTGATGTGTTTATAATATACATATGACTAAACGTATAGGCTTTGCTTGCAAATGGATCGACCATCCTCATCAAGTGGATGGAATTAAACCCAAAGACGACTGTAAAAAATACAACACGGGTGCTACTACTGTGGCTTGGCTAAATCGGCAATCTAAAGAAGTCGCAGAACAAAAACTATGGGACCTCATGGTCCAAAATATTGAAGCAACTAGATTACTCGTTGAACGAGTGGGGGATTTAAATGAACGACTTAGAATGGTTCGTATCAGTTCTGACATTTTACCAGTAT